CTAACCCTCTTGAACCCTTGCCACATCAAGGGTTTTTTTCGTTTTAGGAATCATATTATAAATAATATTCAAAAGGACGGCGGTAAAGCTTCCGGCGACAATTCCGTTTGTGGTCAGCAGATTTAAGTAAGACGGCAGGTGCTTAAACATATCGGGAACGACGGTTACACCGAGTCCCAATCCGACCGAACACGCGACAATCAGAAGGTTTTCCTGCTTTTTAAAGTCAATTTGACTGAGCATTTTAATGCCGTAGGAGATGACCATGCCGAACATGGCCACCATCGCGCCTCCCAGTACGGAAGACGGGATGATGGTCGTGAAGGCTGCGATTTTCGGAAAAAGGCCGAAGAGCATTAAAAGTGCGCCCGTGACACCGATAACCGCGTTTTTCTTAATTCCTGTCAGCTGCACGAGGCCGACGTTTTGGGAATAAGCCGTGTACGGAAAAGCATTAAAAATGCCGCTGATGAATACCGCCAGGCCTTCCGCGCGGTAGCCTTTTGCTAAATCACGTTCAGACAGGCGCCGGTTTGTCAGGTCACCGAGAGCGAAATAGACGCCGGTTGACTCAACAAGGCTGACAATGGCAACGATGGACATCGTAATAATCGGTGCCGCATGAAATGTCGGCGTCCCGAAGTAAAACGGTTTAATCATTTGAATTGCGTCAGCATTCGCCACATTGTCAAATTTCACTTTTCCCATAAAATATGCGATGGCCGTCCCGATGACAATGCCGATTAAAATCGAAATGGATTTCAAAAATCCTTTTGTAAACCGATAAAGCAGCACGATGATGACGAGCACCGTAAATCCGAGGGCAAGGTTAGCCGGATCACCGAAATCCTTGCTGCCTTCCCCGCCGGCAATATGATTCATCGCGACCGGCATTAAGGTCATCCCGATAATCGTCACAAGCATTATAGTTTAAGTACTACAAAAAAGAGCCAGATTAATGGCTCTTTTCTTTTGCTAATAAATTAGACATTACTTCATTTACTTTCAGATTGACTTTCTTAATTGCTTCAGCCGATGGTTGATTCATGCTTTCAATCGTTATATGATATTTTTCTATTTCAAACGATTGCTTTGAAGATGATTTAACGAATTCACTCATACAGCGCTCACACTATGCTGTTCTTTTTTAATCAAATCATCGCAAAGCTTGTTCAAGTAATATGTATAGTTGACTTTTTTCTTCATCAAGCGTACCTCAGTACCTATCTCTTCACATATGGAGATCGGGATACTGGATTTGTTTACTTTATTCTTATATGTATGTGACAACTGATTTTCAGCTATGTTCTTATATGTAAGGAAATCATTAATATGTACGAAATAAACTTTGTTTTCCGGCTCCCTAAACTGAAATAGAAAACCAGGAATTATGTTTGGATATTGCGCTGCCTCTTTTAAGTGTTTAATCTGTTGTGACTTGATGATCTTTTCACTGAAGGATACAGACTTGTTCTTTGTTGATTTAAGTTCAAAAGGAAACAAATATCCTTTAAAGTGCAGGAAACAATCATATTTGTTTTTTGATACTGCTGCTCCCCTTTTCAAAAACATTGGGTTAACATCTTTAATTCTGTAGAAGAACAGCTTTTGATCTGTAGCTGATTTTTCAATATTTGCTTCAAAAACCTTACCCTGGTTTGTACCTCCCAATCAATCACTCTCCTAAAATATTGAAACCGAAATTGAAATTAAAATAAACCTTTGCTACACTGTTTTATGTCAATTAATATTGAAAGAAGTGTACGAAATGAAGCAATGGACACCCCTACGCCCACGTTTAAATGAATTAATGTTTGAATATGGCCTCACAGTTGATGACCTATTCAAACGCACAGGATACCCGAGACAACGTATCCACGATTATATAAGTGGAGCCAAAGCAAATATGAACTTAGCTACAGGAATGACTTTTGCTGATGCCATTGGTTGCTCAATTGAAGAGCTGTACGAATGGAACCATGAAGAAAGAAGAAAAGTTAAATCTTAATTCCTTTTCGAGCCCATCTGATTTCCTGCATCAATTCTTCATTATTATCCGAAAGGTTGATTAGGTTACGGTGGGCTCTTTCGTATTCTTTGTTCCCGAGAGCTTCTTTTATCGTGTTCATTTGCCTTTCCATTTTGTTGAACAGCATTTGAATTGTATTACTTACTTCAGCTATTATTCTCACCCTCAATCGTCTAATTTTATTTTTATTCTAAATAACCTTATAATGTGTCTGTGGTATTCCATAATCATTCCCTTTGCAAAAAACCGTTCCTGTGTCAGGTGTAATTACCTCTTTGACTACCCATTCGCTTCCAACAGGGTAGATAATGTGGCCCCAATGACCTCGTGCTTCTTTTGTTACTAAAATTTTGTCCCCTTTCTTAACTATTGACATGACCGCTTCCTCCTTTTATGCGTTTCATTAAAAGACCGATTTTATCTAATGTTCACTTCACTTTATTTGATTCAAAAGACAAGTGTATCCGTATCCAATAAAGCGCATCGTTTGCTTCATGAAAATCACCTTTAAAAAAATTCTTCGCCGCACTCTTTAATAAGAAAAAAATATGTCTCCAGTCGTCAGACTTAAAACTCATAATCCTCTTTATCATTGAAATAACCCTCCCCAAATCACTCCTGCTGCAATGGCAACAATGAAAACTGAAATAAATTTAATTACACCAATATAGACTGCAAATTTAATATTCCCTTGGGAATCCATGTTTGCTAATAACACAAGCCCAAATGCAACGAACAAAATCCAAGCCGTAACAATCAGATCACTCGCCCCCTTTAATTAACTGGTTACAGATATTAATATATTCTTGAATACTATTAATAATCGTGATGATACAGCTCCTTACCTCTTCTGGTTCTTTAAAATCCATCTCACATTTAAGACAGTATTCATCGAACTCAATCATTGCAAGAAATTGATCATTACTTGGTGAATTTTCAAAATTAATTTTCTTTAATCTTGGGATGCCCTTTCCCCTAATCCATTCAATGAAGGAATAATCAACATGGTTTTTTGCTGCCGCGAATTTTAAAAACTCGTGAATATCAGAAGAGTTCTTAATATTGAAATAAATGTGGAGACTCTTCTTCATGAGATCTAATAAGCGCAGTAGAGCTTCATCAATGTTATTGTCTGTTTTAGTCTTGAAGTCTATATCAAACCATTTTGCAGAGTTTTCATTGTTCATTTAATCCCTCCAAGAATCATGTTTTTCATTAACAGTTAGTCGATCCCTATTTCTCTTGGTGTTTTGTTCAGCTAAATTTAATAATGCCTTTCTAGACTTTTCGTCATTAAAGACCTCTTCAAGATTTAATAGGTGTGTCCGTTGTTCCTTTGTCATTGCTTGAGTATGTAAGTCAGTAACTTTATTGTTGTTTGCGGCTTTTCTAAATGCGTAGTATTTGGGCGGATTATAAGACTTAAACCATTTTTCAACTTTAATTGGTGACAATTGCCCAAAGCCAAACTTGATTAGTGCTGCCTTTTTGCTTTCCGGATGATTCATTATCTGTTCATATATAGTCAAGGGTTCGGTTAGTTCACTAGACACTTTGAAACCCTCAATTAGAGAACCGTTATTAAAATGAATATTTACCTTTGTGCCTGATCCATTATCCATGACTGGTTAACCCCCTTAAGCGTTCGACTTCAGCAACCAACCACTCTGCATAACTAATGTGAATTTTCATCACCTTGGTCGATCCAGCTTGCCGAGACATTACTTCAACGAATTGCTTAATTTCTTCAAATTCAATTTCTTTCATTGAGGTTTATCCCTTCTAAATGAAATCAACATTTTATCAATCCTCTTCGACTTCTCCATCTAATTCTTGTTTTAATTTGTAAGCAGATTCAGCAATCCCTTGAAACTCCTTTTCAAGAAGATTTGCTCTCTTGGCTCTTTCAATAAGCCATTCATATGACACCCTATCTAATTCGACCATTGTTTCAGATGCGTAAAATGCCTTTTCTTCAATTTCTTCAATTGTCACGGCTATCAACCCTTCCTGTATAAAATTAGAATTTCATTAATAAATTTTCCCTACATATTTACAATCCATTGATTGCTCAATGTAATATATAGCCTTATCAGTAAACATTATTTCAGTGCCAATACCGATTGAATGGAATATCCTTTTATTTTGAGTTGAGTTTAACCAAATTACGGATTCATCTTTAAATTTTCCTTTTACCCATTTAGCTTCACTATTATATTTGTAACTAGGAAAATCTTTTTCAAATGTTAATTGATCAAACCTTTTATTTGGCATACCACTATACTCCAACCAATCATGAGTATGGCTAAATCCATTCTTACAAAATTCATTAATCTTAACGTTAATTTCTTCAATATTTGCCTCACTTAACACATAAGATTCCCAAGTATTTGCTATCATCTTCGCTCCCCTTTCTTTCCCATGATTCAGTCCATGCTAATTCATCAGCCACGACCAATAGTCATTTAAATCACCTCTATTCAAATTAATGTGTATAATCTCATAACATCTCCACACAATACAATTGAACAAACTTGTTTTACATACTACTTTAGGAGATGATCATATGGCTCAACAAAACAGATCAAACAACAGCAATGAATTACTCGTACCTCAAGCTGCTAGTGCACTTGAACAAATGAAGTATGAAATTGCTTCTGAGTTCGGTGTGAACTTAGGGCCTGAGACAACTAGCCGAGCAAACGGATCAGTAGGTGGAGAAATTACAAAACGTTTGGTTCGCCTGGCTCAACAAAGCATGAATGGTCAATTTCATTAATATTCAAGAGGGGTCTATCCCCTCTATTTTCCCAAACCCGAACACCTAGATCATCTCTTCCCTCAACCATTTATAAATTTTTTCTCTGACCTCCGTGTCATTCCATCCCCATTCTTCTGCTAACAAAAGAATATCTCTAGGCAGGTGTTTATGTATTTGAACCACAGATGTTGGGTCTGGTTTTTTGCCATAGTAATCATAATAACAATCGAAAATCTGGTCATACGCATCTTCGTCTATCCACAAATAATGACAAACAGCACATCCTGAAATTCCCTTAGGACAAGGTATTTTAATCCTATACCTGCCATTGATTTTCTCCATAGCTCACTGCTCCTTCCCATAAAATACAGATTTCATATTAACTTAGTTGTAATAACTAATTTCTTTTTTATCCATCACTTTTCGGATTATTCGCTCATGTTTCGATCTCCTTCTTATGTTGCTTCCTTTAACTTTTGGTGCTTGAAACATTCCATCGCAAGTCCAATCATATCCGCTATACTTTTTAAACACCGTCGTCTTCAGGCGTCTATGATACGTCACTCACCTCCCACCTCTTCGCGTGAATCGTCAATGATCCTTCCATATTTAGCGGCCATTGACGAAAGACCTGCCATACCATCGCACCATGCTTTCTCGCCTTTTGCTATTACGTACTCTTTCGATTTATCCACTGTCGATCTAACAACGTCGCCCACACGAACATCAGTCGGCTTCGGCGCGTTCAAGTATTGGTTCGGCACCGCCAAGCCTAACGCACGTCTTAACGCAATCGCCTTTCCGATGTGAACGTTGAAGCAGTCGTCAGGTACGGCTTTTGCGATTCCTCTTGCGTAGACCTCTCGGGTACGAATCCCTTTCAACAAGACGACAACAGTTCGCTTATGGCGATTTACTACGAATTCAACTTCACAGGATGCGTGGTAGAATGCGTCTAATTTATATCTGACTCCATCACCGTTTTTCGTTAATTCCCAAACGTCTGCCTTCGCCTGCTTAACGATTTCATCACGGCGGGCTTGGGCGGTTTTCTCTGGCTTCCATAAACGTTCCTCTAACGTCGTACAGACCGGAGTCGTTACTGTATTCACATCGCCAGGCATAATAACAACGTCTTGGTTCGTTTTTGCGTAGTGAACTACGAACCTATACGAATATGCTCCACCAATAACGACATCTCCAAAGCGAGATTTATAGCCGAAATATTTACCGTCCTTCTTTTCAAATACCGTATTCGCATTATTGATCACCGTTTGATTTACGTTTTTCATTCCTCATCTCCTCCAATTTATATTAATTTAATTTGATTCTCAATTTCCTCAATAAATCCCTGTAAAGCTTCTTCATCAACCATTACTTGTCCATCTTGGACTTTGATGATTTCTTTCATTCGGCCATCCATATTTCTAAATTCTTCTGCTTGCTGCGCAGTAAACATCGTTCTGTATTTCTTTATGTATAGAAGAAAATCTATAAGTACTCCGATCTCCCCAATTTTGTGGAGATTAAAATCTTCTTGTTCCACTTCCAACCTGAGCAAATCTGCTTCCTTTTCTAAAGCATCAATTTCAAGTTGTTCTTTCTTTGACAACAATTCTTGCTCTTTTTGTTGCAATTGATCACCTCCTTATAAGGATTTAATATGTAATCACAAGATAAATGTAGGCTATTGCTTTAAACTGATTAATACTGTAAGTGCTTGTTTTTCTTTTTGCTAATTCTATACTCTGCAATTTTTAGTGATTCAAGAGTCCATCCGTTATTGTTTAAACTCCCGAAAAGTGTGTTCAATAATTGAAGTTCTTGTTTTAAGTTCCTTCTCTTTCTTAATATCTTTTGACCTTTTAACGAAAGATGATATCCCTCTGAAGCATTAAATTTGTCTTCTTCTAGCTTGTGATAAAATTCATTGAGCTCTTTATCAACTTTCCCGAGCTCTTTATAAAGGTTATCAATTTCATTTTGAAGTCGTTGTTTAGTCTCCTCAATTGCTGCAAGAGGTTTTGAAATGGAAACAAGATAATCTGTTGCAGTTTTCATATCGTTACTCCTATTTATTATTTTATTTTTACTCTAAAAGTATGTAAAAAAAAGACAAGCTTTTAACTTGTCTTTATCTTATCATTCAACTTCTCGGATGTCTATAACTATTTTATTTTTATCCTTAAATTTTTTTGAGTAAGTCACAAATGAATAATTAAATGTGGTATTGTTGTCTTCTTTTCTGTGATCCTTTTCGATTACTCTCCAATCATCATTTAACCAGGGAAAATATGAATCTGCCTTCGCAGCGACTGAATCAACAATCGTTAAATAAACCTTGTCTGCATGTGGTAAGAATGCCTCGTATATAGCGCCTCCTCCAATAACCATTACTTCTTCATTTGTATCCAATTGACCACGTATAAGCTTTAAAACATCGTCAACCGAATGGTAAACGAATGAAGAGTGATCAGGCTTGAAATCCTTATTTTTGGTCAGTATGATATTCTTTCGGTTTTGAAGTGGCTTTCCTGTAATGTTTACGATCGTTTCATATGTAAGCCTTCCCTGAATACACAACTTTCCTGTAGTGAGTTCTTTAAAACGTTTCATGTCTTCAGGAATATGGTAAAGCAAATTATTCTCATACCCAATGGCCATTGATTTATCGCAGCAAGCAATAAGAGATAGCATTATACTGCTACCTCAAAGTAAAGCTTGTCTCCATGCTTATAATTAATCAGTTTGAAATCGTCAATTGTGAAATCATAAAAGTCTTTTACATCCGGATTAATCCATAGCTCAGGTGCTTCGTATTGCTCTCTTTCCATTTGAATTTTCAAATTGTCTATATGACGAGTGTATACGTGACAGTCTCCAATATTGAAGACATATTCACCTAGCTCATAGCCAGTAACTTGAGCAATCATACGCTGCAAAACATTGTACTGGAACACATTAAACGGATTCCCTAAAGCCATGTCATTGCTACGAGCTCTTACCTCTAAGATAAGCTTTCCTTGTTTTATATACCACTGTGTCTCATATACACAAGGTGGTAAAGCCATTGAGTCTAAATCATCAGGATTCCAAAGCATTGTAATATGTCTGCGTGATGATGGATTATTTTTCAACTGATGAAGAAGATAATCAACCTGATCAACTTTTTCACAGTTTAGCACTCTGTTCTTTTTACTAAGCTGATATCCATATGCTTTGCCGATTGTACCATCTTCTTGTTTCCATTGATCCCAGATGTGCACACCCATCTTGTTTAATTCGTTGACATCATTTGATTTAAGCTGCCATATCCAAAGCAATTCTTTGATTGCTGTTTTCCAGGCAACTTTTTTAGTCGTTAAAATTGGTACTTCAGTATTGTCAAATCGCATTTTCCTGCTGATTACACTGAGTGCATTAGCTGGGGTTCCATCTGTATCCCAGTTGGCTCTGACATCGAATTCTTCGTCAGATACTCCATTATTAATTATGTCATTTATGATTGTGTTGTACTGCATATCAAATTGACTCATAATTTCCTTCCTTTCAATTCCATTGTTTGGTAAAATATCCTTGCCCACATAATGGAATGAGGTGATCTTTTTGTCTGTTTACAAATACAAGCCAGCGGTGGTTAAAGAAGTACTGGAATGTAAAACTGAAAGATTAACAGACTCAATTGAAGCAAGATATTGTTTATCAATAAAGCTTAATAATAATTTAGACTCTTCATATGTGTTTATTATGTTAAATCCCAGTATTGCTGACAAAGAAGTATCCGACCTCACTATAACTAAGTTATGTAATTTTAGCCACTCATTAAATGAAGTTGGATCCATTCATATTGTCAATCTATATCCTTTTTACGAAACAAATTCAGAAGAATTGTCCTCAATAATTCAGAAGCTTCAAAAAGAGGACAGTAGCCTGTATGAAGCTACTGTTAAGACTAATCATCAAATTATAGCCAATTTAGCCAAAGAATCTAAAAAGGTAATCTTTGCTTGGGGTGATTGTCCAAAGCGGTTCGATAAACGAAGTTTTAATAAGCAATGCCACGATGTTAAACAGCTCCTAAAAGGAATAAATAAAGACGAGGCATTTGTTATCAAAACCCATTACAACAGGCTTCTCACAGTTAAGAATTCACCAAGACATCCCTCTAGACCTGGGCTTAAATGGCTCGAACCGTTTCATGAATTAGACGCTTAAATGAAACAATCAATAATAAAGTTAACCACGAAGACAATATTACCGCAAACAAAAAGCATATATACGAACTTGTTTTGTTTATTGTTTGAGTCACCGTCCAAAACATCAAGAATTTTAAACATTGTTAAACCGGTATATATTAAAGCAAAAGCTGTCCAAGCTAACATTAGCACGTTACCGTGCGTAATCAGTCCAATAGTAGCCAAGGGGATAATGAACGAAATCCCCTTGAACAATGTAATGACATACACTAGGTTCTTATTTTTCTTCAGTTCTTTATACGGTGAATTAGAAAGCATATGTGTAACTTTAGCGTATACGTTCTGTTCTCCTCGAGTAACTAATCTAATTTCATTAATGTTTAGTGCAAAAAAGTATGCTGCAAGTAATAACGTAAAATATGTAATTATAATACATCTCCTTATTTTATTTTTATCCTATAAACAACTACAACTAATCAAATAACTCTCCGGCTCTCTTCATGTCTTTGATTTCCTTTCTCACACTTTCTTTGATTGCATGAGGTAGCCGGTCAATTCCTCGTTGTATTCTTTTCTGACCTGTATTTCTTATATGTAAAGTTAACTCTTTAAACCCTTCCATTGATTCGTCTGAAATTAAATCAAACTGATGTTGAATCTTAGCTAGTAAGCTTATATGTTCCTCTTCATTCTCGCTGAATAATTGGAGGCCTTGTTTAAGATTTTCTATTTCTTTTAGATGGGCTTTTATTTTCTCTATGTGTTTATCCATGATTGCTAAACCTTTCAACAATTTCTAAAACTTCAGCGAGCTTATCTGTTAGCTGTCTTCCCAGGTCTGTTTTTTGTTTCTGATCGAGTTTGTTCATTTTTCCTTTGCCCCTTTTTGCTTTAATTTGATTCTGTCTCATATAATCAATGGAATTTTATCTAAAACACATAGTTGCACACAACTGGGATTGAGACTGCAGTTTTCTGTTTAGCTCTATAAAAATCATTCACCAGCTCAATGTCACCAACTACATAGCTAATGTCTTTAAGTTCTTCGATTTTTTTATCAACTGGAAAAGTGTTTGGGCAATATGTTTTTCGATTTATCAATTTAATTAGAGCTTCTTCAATGGTTTGAATTTCAAATAAAAGAGTCCCATCATGTGTGCTATTTGCAGTCACTTTATAATCAAATTCTTCGTTAACACTTTTATCATAAGACACATGCCCAAGCTTAAGATTGTCTAAGTCACCATGATAATCATCTAAATAACCACTTCTTTTAAAAAAGAGGGCAATCTGTTTATTTGGATTTAAGTATTCAGTTCTTTTACTCATGTTTTTCCTCCCTTAAAATTTGTATAAAAGTCTTCTTTTATAGATAACATCCCTGTTATCGACGCCTTTTGCAAAACCTTTTCATTAAACAATTTCTTTGGATGGCATAATTGTTGAGCTTTTTGAGTATTTTAAGTTGTACCCTGGCTAAGACCCTCCACTGGACAAACATCATGATCTAAGCCAGGGCTTGTATTACTTAGTTCCAGTCGATCCGTGACCACCTCGATCATCGTTGCCTAGATGATCTACCTCAATCAATTGAACTACAGGCATCTTCTTCATGATTCTGAACTGACAGATACGTTCCCCCTTCTTAATCTCCGTATCACGTAATGCATAAGCTGGAAAGAACCAAAAATCATTGTCTCCCTTGTAAGACTCATCAATAACACCCATTGAGTTTGTTTCAATGATGCCAAAGTTTTTAAATGTACTTGAACGAGGAACGACATGAGCTTCATATCCTTCTGGCAGCTCCATTGCTACTCCTAACGGGATAAGTTTAAATTCGTCCTTTTTGATTGTTATATCTTCAGCTGCACGAAGATCAATCCAATCACCCTGTTCAATTTTACTGATTCTCGTTTGTGTTTCGTCTAGGTATTTGATTTTGATTTGCAAATGCGGTTTTGAGTCTAAATCAAATAAATTGTGCTCCGGCTCATTAAAGAAATTGCTGTCTTTATCTTTTGAGAATTTCCCAATTAAACCATGATATTGACTACCAAGATTAGAGCTAGTAACTTTTTGACCACGTTGGCCACACTTCCTACAAATCCAATTTATAGTGGTGCAAGATCCTCCAGTAATTCCAGATGAAGCATATACCTTATCATGATTTTTACAGATTTTCATTTAATCTCTCCTTGTCTCTATATAATATCGTTTACTTTTCAAGATCAACTTTGTATTCCTGAGTTACAGTATGCTTCGGTAAAAAGAAATCATATGATTTTTCCTTAAATGGCTGGTTTTCACCGAACATGAACCTTACAAATTTATTCGTATATTCATAGCGATACTTTTTCACATGTGGAGTTTTATAGTCTCCTTCTTTTACTCTAGAAGTTTCTGCTTTAACTTTATGTACTGACTTAAATCCTTTCTTTTCACTTACGAAATAAAAATATTGTGTATCATCAATGATCCCTGAACCAAGCACGAATTTGCCACTGGGATTTAAAGAATCCTTAATTGAATAAACACTTACCTTTTCTTCTAATACTGCGTGGTTATCAAAGGGATAAAACCCAATCACTCCAACACAAAAAAGTGTAACAATAACTGCCACGATCCCACAGAAAAATGAATAAATCAATTCCCCGTATGTATCTATTAATACAACTATTGTTGTTATAATAAGCACAATTCCAGCTAGTATCAATATCCCCATTATTGACCCCTTAAATTATTTATTAGGGCGTCTAACTCATCAGGCTTAAAGCCAATACTCCGCTTTACTTCTTCTCCTTGATCGCTCAGCAGAATGGTTACCGGTACTCCCATGACACCAAATCTAGCCGCTACTTCTGGTTCTTGTGTAACGTCAACTGTCTCAAATTGAATATTTGCTTGTTCTAAGTAATTGGACACCATTTTACATGGATTGCAATTAGGCTGCTCTAATTTAATTATTCTCATTATACTGATACCTCCTCAAAGTACTTAAGCACTTTTATTTTTCCAATTAGATTTCTTAATTAGTTTAAAAGTCCAACCATTGTAGTCCGAACGCTCCCCTCGTAAGCATTTCTGTATTATTGCACGGTGCAGGCCGAACTTTTTAGAAAAAGGTCGAAGTCCCTCTACTCGTATAATTTCACCGTCAGGAGATTTGGCCATAAAGTGCAAACGAGCATTCGTTAAATCTCGATAAGCATTATTGATTTCCCTGGTGACAAAGCAACAAGTTTCTAAGGAATAAATCTTTTGACTTTTCGGTATTCTTTGTTGTTTCATGTCTTTATCAAGAAAGAGTTTTCGCTTATTGAAAAGATCCTCATCATATCCCTCTATCTTTGAAACATCTTCTAGAAAATTCTTAAAACAATGCCATCTCTCACAAACTCTAATCCCAGAACCGCCATAGTTAGAATACTGTGGGCAACTGACATCGTAGCACCGTTCTAGCATCCCCTTCCAAACGGAGTATACATTCTTCACATCTACCATCTTTACATCACCAAGATACCCTACTCCGAACACTGAGCGCTCATATCGGTCTTTTATTTTTCCACGTTTAATTTCAACCTTTTCTACGTCCCGTTCGTATCCGGTCTTTATGAATCGTATTCTAAATAATTTTGTTCCATTTTTCTTTTGTCCATTTGTCCGTAGAACCTTATATTTCTGACCATGATTATTCGAGAACACGCTCCCGATCAGATCTTTTTCAATCCTCAAAATAAAAATCCTCATTTTTTAAGGCTTCAGCAGTAGCCTTCCTGTAAGAATTCCCTTTTTGACTAAAGAAGTCCATAGACTTGGTTTTTGTACTCAATCCGTTCAACACTACTGGATTAATTTCTTCTTCATGGAAATAGTGGTCAAATCCCAGATTATTTAAGGCTTTATTTGCGTTATAACGAATAAACTTTTTTACATCATGAGTTAGCCCAACTGGATCATATAAATCTGTTGTATAATCAAGCTCGTTTTCATATAAGTCGAGCAGCAAATCAATAGCCCATTCATACAGCTCTTTTTTCTTGATTTCAGTTTGTTTGCTATAGATTTCCTGAGCCAGTAATCCAGTGTATACGCCGTGCAGTGCCTCGTCACGGATAATAAGGTTGACTATTTCTCCGCTATTCATTAGCTTCCCTTGTCCGTAGAAATATAACGGATAATAGAAACCGCTGTAGAAAAGGAAGCTTTCTAAGTAAACGGAAGCAACCATCGCTTTGAACAGCGAAATCTCATCGTCTTTTTTGATAGCGCGGTACAGTCCGACAACGGTTTGGGCTTTTTTCTGCAGGTACTTATTCTGCTTTACCCATTCAAACACTTCGTTGATCGTTTCAGTCGGAGCAAGTGTCATAAAAATATTCGAATATGATTTTGCGTGCACCGCGTTTTCCATCATCGCCATGAAATTAAGAACCGCTTTTCGCTGATGGCCTTCTACGTGCTCGGCCACAATCGGCATGCCCGTGTTCCCCTGCTCTGTATCAAGCAGTGTCAGGCCGGCGAGCACCTTCATGTACGTATCCTGCTCATTTTTACCCAAGTACTTCCAAGTGAGGAGATCGCCGTTTAATGCAATCTCTTCGGGAAGCCAGAACTGCTTTACGTTTTGGTTGTAAAACATTTGGGTAAAATCATCTTCATGCTTTGACCAGTTTGCTGCGTCATAAATTTTTGTCAATTAATCATGTCCTTTCAATTGAAATATTTTTTCGTAAAAAATGTAGTTCATTTTAAAAGCTGAATTGACAGACTCCTATATTACTGTCTAAACATTCGAAAGGAATGAAAGACAGTGAATTTTTTAGATAACCTTATATCTTTGTTAGAGAGCCCTGTCATTTCAAAAGGATGGTGGCGTGATAGGCTTTTATCATATTTAATCGAATATATGTTGAAGTTTATATTTGGCTTACTTTGTAACGCTTTAATGAGAATATTTAAAAAAATTAAGTGTAAGCGACGTCCGGGGGATCCTGTTAATTTTGAACCAAAACGTAAAGGCACCTATTAAACTACACAGGACAAGCATCCCTCTTGGGTCGTATCCTTTGTTCTTGCATAATACAAGGTCTTAATTCCTTTATGATGAGCGTAGAGATCTATTCTATTCAGGTCTCTCGTCGTCATCGTATCCTTTAAGAACAGCGTAAATGAAATCCCTTGGTCAACGTGCTGCTGAATAGTTGCAATTAGATCAACTACCTTAAACATATCCATGTCGTACGCTTCCTTATAAAAGAACCAATTCTGAGCCGATAAACCTGGCATAGGATAATATGTCTTACTGTTTCCGTATGTACGTTCCTCAATTCTCTCCATAATAGGCATTACACCGGCTGTAGATGATTGGACATATGAGATGCTTCCCGTAGGTGCAATTGCCTGTCTATAAGAGTGATACAAGCCATATTTCATAACATCTTCTTTAAGCTTCAACCAATCTTCAATGTTAGGAATATGTTGATCTCCAAACAGGCTTTTAACCTTTTCATATTTAGGGCTATAATCATTTGTCACGTACTTATCAAAATACTCACCTGATTTGTAGGTCGACCCATCAAACTTGTAGTACGTCTCCCCTGTTTCTCTTGCAATTTCCATTGAACGCTGCAGGGAGTAGAAATTAACCATCATAAAGTATGTATTTGCAAAATCCTTAGCTTCTTCACTTTCGTAAGCGATTTTATTTTGAGCCAGAAAACCATGCAGGTTCATCTGCCCCAGACCAATTGATCGCATTAGTGTATTTGCTCTCGCAACAGCTGGGGCATTAACAATGTTTGTTTTTCTTGTAACAGTTGTCAATGAGTCAATTGCAATTCTGACCGTTGAAGCAATTGATTGGTTACTCATTACGTTTACAATGTTCATTGAACCAAGATTGCAAGAGATATCTAATCCAATTTTGTCCTCTTGATCGTAATCTGTATAAATTGATACTTGTGATGCTTGGAGCACCTCTGAGCAGTTGCCAGTAACAATCCCATTGAAAATCAGGGAGTGATAGTCTTCCTGTGTTGTATCATAAACATCCTCAACACCATCTTCTACAATGCTAATAATTTCAGTTGTAAAATCATGCTTTGGCTTTCTTGACTTAGGTTGCAATGTCACAGTTAGCAAATTGAATTTATAAATATCGTATTCCTTCATTTCAACAACACTCATAAACAACTCTCTTGAGTTTCTATCTTGAATACTTAGTTTGTGTGTTGGCTTTACATTGTAGAGCTTAGAACCGCCTTTCCCATCAGGAAGGAGTTCTTGTGAACGCTTGTTGTTAGAATAGATCGTTGTATAAATACCCATGTTCAGTAATAGCTTCTGAACGTCCTGAAGGCTCTCATAGTGAATGGATGCTAACTCAATAGTTAATGCTTTGGCTTTATGATTTGCATTTACGCACCCATCAGTCTGAAATAAACCCGATAAATAAGCTGCTTGCGTTTCCTTATTAGCTTGAAAAATGAATTCTGGGACTCTTGTTTTTGTTCCTTTGTTCATACCGAACTTCTTCAAGATGTCAAATAAGACAGTGCTATTCATGTAGAGCAAATCCTGTTTATCTGGATTGGCCATATTAAATGTTGGAACCAGTGATGTATTGTGTTTATATACACGATCGAGTTTGTGTTTTTGTATAACCCGATGTACGGCTTCAGTAACTTTCTGCTCAAGAACTTTTTTATTGTCATATAAATAAATCTTGGCAGTTTTATCGGTAATGGTTCCATCACCAGCAATAATACCCATGATGTAAGCAAGATCTGGCTCATGAATGTCACCGTATGCTCCTTCAGCTGATTGGACTAATAGTTTATCGCCCGTTTTCAGTTGATTCAATTGGAGCTTTTGAATTTCACCATCTCTTTTCACATAGAATTTGTGCCACTCAGTTGCCCTTATTTCATATCCTTGCTTCGTTTTGACTTTAAATATTTCCGCATCTTTTTTAGTCAATTGCATTGGAATTGCATCTACTATTGAAGTACCTTTGCTGCCAACTGCAAAATCTTTTGTTCTATTATCAATGACCACTTTAAGCTCATTCTGCTTTTTGTAAAGATCGGCTGCTTTTTCATATCCATTCTCAGTTAAAAGAAGTGTTTCTCCAGTAACGCACAAATTAGAAAACTTCACTTTTGAAATATGTTCATTTGGATGCACTTTATTTACATTGTCAGCAAACATGATATAAGGATAGCCAGATTCGCTTCTTAGAATGGCCAATTGCTCCAACAGCTTTCGAGCATTCCCTTTTGCTTTTCTAACCCTCGGGTTTTCAACAAGCTCATCATACATTTTATTGATGTCCATCTCATCAAGATACTGCCCAAATTCTTTGTAAACTGAATGAGGATAGAACATGTAAAAGTCCTTATCTTCTCTTGCCAATTCAATGAATTTATCAGGAACAACTACACCAATGGATAGTGTTTTAACTCGGACATCTTCATCAGCACTTATTTTTTTGGTATCCAGGAAGTCTGTGATGTCTGGATGGAATACACTTAGATAAACTGCTCCTGACCCTTGTCTTTGTCCCATCTGATCTGCATACCTAAAAGCATTATCAAGAAGTTTCATCACGCCTACGACACCTTTTGTTACATTTTCCACATCTTTAATGGCTTCGCCTTTGGCTCTTAATTTATTTAAGTTTAATGCTACACCACCGCCTAACTTAGACAGCTGCATGGAAATATCGATCGCCCGTGAAATGTCATTCAAACTGTCGCCTACTTCAAGTAAGAAGCAACTGACCATTTCACCCCTTCGCTTACGACCAGCATTAATGAAAGCCGGTGTAGCTGGTTGATACTCTTGTTTCATCATAGTATGCACTTGCTCAACCGCTTTTTTATAATCTCCCCTTGCGAAAAATAAAGCTACAATTGAGACACGATCCTCATATCTTTCTAGGATTTTTGTTTTGTCGTTTGTTTTCAATGCATAGTCATTGTAGAATTTAAAGGCACTCATGAAAGATGGAAATCTGAATTTGTAACTGTAAGCAATTTTATAAATTGATTTAATCTGTTCAAATGTGTATTTACTTAAGAATTCTTCTTCGTAATAATCGTTTTTAATCAGGTAATCCAGTTTTTCTTTTAAGTCATGGAAAAAGACTGTGTTTTGATTAATGTAATCAACAAAGTAACTGTGTACTGCCTCCTTATCCTTCTCAAATTGAAACTTACCGTCTTTCTGAATCATGATCTCATTATTGAGCTTGATCCACTTTGGTATTGTGTTTGTCAATAAGTTGTACCTCCCGATTAATCTTCTGTAAGTCTTGTTTTGATCCACTTAGTTCAAACTTTAATAACAATGGTACATGGAACATTGCTGAAAGCTTGTCCCCAGCTAAACCATAGTTATCACCCCAAACCTTGTTACCACTCACAGCAACTCCTTTTATTTTATTTTTATTATTAATAATAAAATTTAAAGTCCTTTCAGGTACTTCCCCAAAGCCTATCGTATATGTAATATGTAAGAATTCTTCTTCAACAATTAAGTCATCTGTAATTTCAATGATGTCAAAGTTTGACTCCCTTTGTAATGCTTGAGCAAACCTTTTAACGTTACCTGTCTTGCTTTCATATGTAATAATCAATATTCTTTATATTCCTCGTTAACTAAGCTATTCGTAGTTGTTTCTGCTTCATTTTCAGCATGATGGAATGCTTCAGACATTTCTAAATTGATCTCAGCCATCTCAGCATAGCCTTTGGCCATTTGAGCTTCATGGTCTGATAGCTCTGTCATCGGTACTGGAACGTAGTTATCCTTCTGCTCTTGCGTGATAACCATTTGATCCCCTTCTAAATTGGTCGCAATCAGTTCTCCTTTTAAAGCAGTGTATGAACCACCATTCTTCATATGTACTTGCGTATTTTCTTTTGCTTCATCCAAGGTTACAAAGTGACTGCGCTTCACGTATAATTGTCTAGCAGCTCCCATTCCACAACTCCCTTTTCTCTATTTTTTGATTTTATCTTTTTCGTGTCTTAAGTCCAACTCATACATATCATTGAGAATATGGTCAATAACAACATCGCTAAATTTACCGAATGCCTTATAACCAATTAATTTGCTTCTTAGATCTCTCCACTTTCTTGCTGCACTCATTTTACTTCCCCTTCCTATGAAACTGTGATTTTATAAAGTTATTCCTGTTATAATAAATGTCCATCCATTACAACAATATCTTCTTCTCTGCCTTTTAAATTGTTTGTAATCTCATCTTTAAAGAAGAATCCTTGTTCAAATCCAGTTCTATGAATGTAGGCTTTTACTGCATGGTCTAATGAAACTTCCTGCATTTCATTGCTAAGATTCTCTTCGTCATCTGTAGCAACTCCTTCAATGTAAAGTTTCATTGCATCTTCCTTTGTATTTGCCTTGATTAATGCGTAATATGGATCGCCCACCTCAAAGAATTTCATCATATTTCGTCAACTCCTAATGTATTTTTGTGTGAATCTCTTAATCTCTTTACCATCAACAACCACTTTTCCAAAGAACATTTCTTTAGGTCTTGCCCAAAGAACACCGTCTTGGTCTTCATATGTAACAAGTTTCTCTTCTGTCTCAGTATGAATGACCTCTCCAATAACCTTATATAGACCACCTTTATAATGTTTAAACCGACAACCGATAAAATCAAAAGTGTCTATTCTAATCCCCTCTTTCTATTTTTAAATCTTCTTATCAAGAATATCTTTGATGCCTTGCAGAGTTGTTTTATATTCGCTGTCCAGGTCATCTACATCTAATTTTGTTGAGACTCGATAGTTTCCTGAGTTGTCGTACATTGTAATGAAAGCTTCCGTATCACCCTCTTTAGCACTAAAAGTGATATCGTAAAGATCAACCTGATCTGCTCCGTTTTCATTTTTTAACTCCTCAATAAAATCAGGCTGCATTATGTTGAATAATTCTTTAGCTGTTGTGAATTTTATTTGTTCTAGCAAGCTATCTTCTTTATAATCAAATGTCTCGAAATAAAGGTTGAACGTGATATAGCCTTCTACAGAATTTCCATGTTTGGTGTATTCCATTTTCATTCCTCCAATTTATAGAGTAATCTATTTCATTTTTGTTTAAAATCATCCTTTTATTCAGTTTTCAAAAGTCCAGGGTTTTCATAGATGTTTCCAATGATTTCAAGATCGCCTACCATGAATGCGCCAGCGTCATCTCCGATACCTAAGTCAAGATAATAACTAGCATGCCTGTTGTCGTACTTAACGACGAACTTTGTATCTGTATTGTGTTCTAAAATAATATCCCCCTCATAAATCTCTCTGTGGTATTTGTCCTTTAATCCGGTGTATTGCATTAAAGGTGATACATTTGAAAACTCGTTTCTGAAATAACAAGCTAACTCCTCTTCGTCATTATTGAGAATTTCATCCCAGTCAATCATTCGCGGGAATTCTTGACCGTCTCTTTCCTCTGTATGATAAGCTCGAAATTTGATTTCCCTCATTCTCCTTACCTCCTTATTGTTTTTGTATAAAATAAAACTTTCATTTATATCTCACCTGCTACACAGAATTTCCAAAACCTCTTCCACCAGGAAGTTTTACGTTTTTCTTCTTCCTCTTTAAAGCGTTCATAGTTTTCTTTAACTTGCTGATTCCATTTCTGTATTTTTTCTTGTGTTTGAATCGCTTTTTCAAGGCTCTCTTTATCTTCAATTGTTTTAATTACCTTGTCAGTCTGATATGTCCATTCATTTTTTGTGTTGCGCTGCCTGTCTGTTACGACTACGTATTCGTTAAGCCCTGGGATATACACTTTCCCTTCGATTTCAATTGGGTCTAAGTCGATGATCCCTTCAAAAAATGACTGGTATTCACATTGCTGCTCAATTGGGACAAGGGCATCACACAGGCCTAATGTCCAACTTTTCTTAATTACCTTCCCTTCAAATGTTGCTTTATGGCGTACCACTTATTCACCTCCTTGTAAAAGATGTTTCTTTACAAATTGAAGGAGTGTATCAACGTCTTTCGTAGTTGCCTTGTCATTGATCAAGAAGAAATCTGCCATAACATATTTTGAGTAGTCGCCACCGCCATAATATTCATCTGCCACAATTACTTTTAATTGAATATTTTCGGTTATAGGAATCAAATAAACATCTGTTCCATCTGTAATTGGAAAGTCTAAAGAGTGCATATTAATTTTGTTTTCCATTATGTATTCGTTAATTGAATATAGGATTTCTTCCCCTTCATTTTCATCGAAGCTACCAGTATAGTCGGGGAGTTGTTTTCTAAAATAATCACTTAATTCATTGTTTAAATCGGTTCGCTTTCTTTCAATTTGACCTGTCATTCCAACCATTAAGCCTTGTTCTTCAGCTTCTCGGACAATAGTCCAGTCTGCTTTTTTGAGCTTCATTTTAGTTGCCCCCTTCTCACATTTCATTAAATGCTGTTATTGCCACCAACAGTTGCTTTGTCTCAACTTCTGCCATTTGATCGCCAATTTGCACCTTTACCCATGTATCTGGATAATCAATACTCTTAGTTGCCAGGAGTTTCAGAGTTTTTCTGTTTACTCCTCTTAATGTGAATTCGGATGTAATGTCTCTCATGGTTTTCTCCTTTCTTTATAAAAATTGAATTTTAATCTAAATGTTCCATTACAATTTTTAGATAATCCTTATAGTCAATAGCAACCACATTGTCTCCTTTGACAAGTCGTTCACTTTTAACTCCAAAGAACCATCTGTCGTCTATCCACTGACGACCAGTCATATTATTTAAACCAAGTTCATCATGAGACCTGAAAGGACTCACCTTTTCAATTTGCTCAATCATAGCTTTTATTTCTTTAAAATGCTTAGATCGTTTTTTGATAGCGTAAAATCCGTCTTCTGGATTTTTAACAATGTCATTTTTAAATACTTCATATGCTTCAGTTCCTTCATAGACTCCGAAATATTCAGAGTGATAAAACGAGAAACCTTCCTCGACGCCATACTTTTCTTTAAACTTGTCGAAGAAAGTGTTAATGCCCTCTTTTCGTTTCTTCTCTGCTTTATACCAATCGCTCTCCTGTTTAACTTCATAAATCGGTGCATTTAAGGTTTGCATACTCCCACTCCTCATTATTTGTTTTGATTTGTCGTATACTGCGCTTGCCCGGGAAATTATGAATATTTCCTTCTGACTATTTCCCTTCACATTGTTCATATCACTGTAAGAATAACTCCAAGAATGAGTGAACATCCTCCGATTAAGAAAACCGTAAGATAAAATGGTTTGCCTTCTTTAAAGTTCTTATTCTCAACCAAACATGCCATTCCATTGCCTAAGAATATTGAACCGAATAAGATCAGACCCAGTACTAAATATGAAATTTCATCGCCTCAATTCTCGATAAAAGGAATATTTTATTTTTACCCTTAAAATAACTGCAAGTAATCCAATGTCTTTTCTAATTTCATGTCTTTGCAATTCTCAATGCATTCTTTCTTGATTGCTTCTCCGCATTCTTTATGTACCGGGAATTCCTTGTATTCTTTGTTGTCAGTTATTCTTATGTAATAAACGATGTCGCCAATGTGATCCCTGCATTTAACACACTCCAATGCATCACCTCGCTTCCTATATTTCTAATATACTCGCTTTCTCCTGAACAATCAATAACTATTTTATTTTTACTCTTAATATTTTTTAAAAAGTAGGAGAGTTTCCTCCCCTACAGTACAATAAGGCTGCTGCTAATGGTTTTGAGTTCGTTTATGAAATACACGAGCAATTATTGCTGCTATGAAGAATAAGGCAAACAATCCAAAAGCCATTGATCCATTCTTTAAAATTATCCCAAAGATCAACAAAGCGCAACCAGACAAAATAAATAGTATTTTACTTAAGATATTGATCATTTACACTTCTCCATACAATCAAAGAATGCATTTACACCAATAATACCAGCAGAATTTACACAAGCATAGCAAGCAGTCCCCGCTGTTGCTGGAACACCAGCTGTGCATGAAACTCCACATAAAATAGCTAAACCGGTAATTGCCCATTGACTAATATTCTTATCACCTAAGCAATCTGATACGCATCCAGTCCAACTCTTCTGAGCACTCATCATGTTAGACGTACTTCCTTTGTCCTCTGAAGTTTGTTTTGTTTCAAAGACCCCAGACTTGTCCTCATCCTTAACACCATTAACCCAATAATTCATTTCGTTTTGAGTGCTGCTGATTTTCTTCATGTCAACTTCATAGTATTCTTCAATATTCATATCGCTATCAAACGAAACATTAAATGAACTGACTCTGTCTACTTTTTCAGTGTCTACGTATAAATAAGAAACTGAATAAGTCACTGTGCCATCATCATACTTAATAGCTCTAACTGATGCATTATCAAATACCTTTTCGTTTGATTTATGATACTTAATGTCTCCATCTTCAATTGCTTTTTCTGCCTTGGAAAGAAGTTTTTCCTTAGTCTTTTTACTCACATCAATAGTGTGATCTGCAATAAATTCTGCCTCGGATTTTACTTTATCCTTGTCGACATTATCTGTTGAGATTGTGCTCTTTGCATCACTGTTCGGAGGAAATGTTGAAAAGGCCAGGACAAATACGGCAACTAGTGCTAAGATCGTTCGATAAAAATTGTTCATTAAAATATCCCCTTTGTAAAAATATAATCCTCATCTGGCACCAATACTTACCAAACAAACAATCTCATAAATCACCTTCTTTCTTTATAAATGCTACCAATCATATAAATAATTGTTAAGAAATACTGATGATTTTGAATATTAAGTAACACAGATGTCCTTATATCAAGGGGATATTGCTCACCTTTATAAACAACTTATGTAATTTTGTAATTCCTTAGATTTAGTAAAAATCTCACCGAATTTTTTGTCTATAGTTTTCCATTGTCTTTCAGATGTTGACGGCAACTCATTTTCAAGATAAATGAACAACTCATCAACTCTGCTACTAAGTTGATCTATATTTTGCACAAGTGTTTCTTTTATTGGATCAGATATGCGCACGGACGTCCTCCCTTATGAAAAGATAATTACCGCCTTGCTGTTGTTATTTTTTATGTATGGAGCATATTTTCGTTCAAGATAATTCCTTGACTTTCCTTCTCCCAGACTCACATTATAAATATCTCTTACTTTATGTACTTCATATGCTTGTTCTTTTGCCTGTTCAGGTGATAGCGCCTCAATTATCAAAGACGTATTTTCGTCTTTGTGATCTTTACATCTAACATAGTACCTTTTCAATAAACATCCCTTTATCCTTTCATTTTATCCTGTTGTATTAATCCTCTTTTAGGTAAGTCTTAAAAAACTCATCTAGGTTTGCAGCAATCGCTCCAGCAACTTCTGCAAAATGAGCATGACTCTTTTCTTGAGACCTTAAAAACTCAATTGCAGACTTAGCAATGGCTTTTATTTTCCCCTCATCTAATTTACCGCTTCTTACTTCGTCTTTAATTTTTTCGGCTTCCTCTTTTAAGCTTTCTGGATAGTTCCCCACAGGATTCACCTCTTATATTTTATTTTTACTCTTTAAAAGACAAATTTTATACAGTTTGTAATACTTGCTGCTCATGCTCCTTAATCCATTCTAATGAACGTCCATAATATTGATCAGGATTGTCTTTATTCCATTCAAAACAAATGTAATTCCTATTTGTGTTTATACAGGCAATCGCTGCAGTACCAGCTCCACTGCAATTATCTAAAACAGTGTCACCTTCATTTGAATATGTTTTAATAATTTTTTCGTAAAGCTCTACGGGTTTTTGAGTTGGGTGAAACTTTCTGGGATCATCGTTATTCATTACAGGTATTCTCCAAACACTTGTTGGGTATCTATCAGTTTGTCCACCACCTGATATTCCTGATTTTGTTTCTCCGTAGTTTGTTCCATCACTCGTGTGCTTTGTATATGTATTTGCTGGCTTATGCCCAGTTGTTTTCTGTGGATTATAAGTCGGTAATTTTTTATAGAAAACTAATATTTCCTCATGTGATCTCAATGGCATTTTTTTAGCATTCAAAAAACCAGTGCTTTTATTTTTCTCCCAAATGATATCGTATCTGTACATCTTTGGGTTGCTCGCAATAAGCAATGAAGAAAAAGGTTTTACAGCTGTTAAAACAATTGCGCCATTGTCTTTAATAACCCTTTTGTATTGTTTCCATAGCTCATCCAAAGGCAAAATTTCATCCCACTTATTTTGATTTGTTACACCATATGGTAGATCGCATACAATCAAATCAATTGATTTATCTGGAACACGATTCATTCCTTTATCGTGTTCATTACTTAAACAATTTTCATTGAATAGCTTGTTCAACTCCAATAATTCAACTCCTTTTTCTCTTTAAAATTGATCTTTTATTTAATTGTTATGTAATCCTTTAATCGTTCATTTGCAATATCACAATACTCTTTACTAATCTCTGTCCCTATGTATTTGCGATTATTTAAAGCTGCCATCTTTGCCGTAGTACCGCTCCCCATGAATGGGTCAAATACAATGTCTCCTTCATTTGACCAAGAAAGAATGTGATCTTCTGCTAACCTTTCTGGAAAAATTGCCGGATGCTCAAATGCTATTTTGTCTAGTGTTGATTTTTGATGACCGTTCGGTATCCTCCAAATGTTGAACCTCACACCGAACTCTTTCAGTAAGTTCTGCTTATGATGTCTTACTTTTTCGCCGTCCATTTTTCTATAATGCCCTTTTATATGTTTCTTGCCGTTGTACCATTTATTTTTCCTGTCTGCTATTAGATTGATTGTCTTTGGTTTGCCTTTCGAAAAAATAAACATGTACTCAAAAATCTGATAATATCTATTCTTATCTGGAAAGCTGATACTGTCTTTTTCATAAATCATTGTGTCATGCAGGTTAAAGCCCAATTCTTTAAAGTATAAAGCTTGTCTAAAACTTGACCCTGTTTCGGAACCTTTATGTGTTTTATCCCCTACTACCCAAACAACGACTCCGCCTTCTTTTGTCACCCTATACAATTCTCGGGCTGTTTCCTCAAAGTTAAATGAATATCCGTTGTAATTTCTTAAGTCATCATAAGGAGGAGAAGTCACTGTTAAGTCGATAGTGCAATCGCCAATATTCTCTTTCATAAACTGAATGCAATCATTATTATGTATTTTGTATAAATTCTCTCCGTTTATATCCAGCTCTCCCTTCTCTATAAAAGAGATATTTTAATCGGTTTCACAAACACTTCACACATTTCAAATTTTTTGCATGTTAGACTATGGTTGTACTTACAATCAAAACCTAGGAGGTAATTCTTATGAAAAAGTTTTACAAAGGCTTGATTGTTTCTGCTCTATCGCTTACAACACTAGCTCTCCCTGCATTCACATCACAAGCTTCAGCCCTAACACCTGTCAAATCAGTTGACCAAGTTAAGCAGCTAGGCGATCCGCTCGGTACAGTTGATTACCACATGCTTAGGAATTCTAACGTATCTCTATTAAAAGGTTACACCCGGTGGGAAATTGTTTCTGGAAGCAACCTTATTAGCATTAGTTCCAGTGGTGTTGTATCCTCTCATTCAACATTGGGCACAGCATTGGTTTACGCGTATGACATTAACGACAATTATGTAATTTTTAAAATTACAGTAGAAGCACGTTAGTTACTGAGGAGTGTTAATTCACTCCTTCTCTCAATTTTTTACTCAAATAATTGAATCAAACCTTCTACGATCTCATCACTATTCCATTGTTCTGTATCCCACGAATATGTATGTAATCCTACATCGCTCATTACTTCTCGGTATAACTCTAAGACCGGCTCAATGTCTCGATCATTTATGTATTCATCACCACGTTCAAGTAAACGCTGCTTAATAACTTTCGGATCAGCATGTAAATAAACCACTTTTGCTTTATATCTAATCTTCTCCTCAATCTCCCTTTGCTGATCTTCCGTTAAGATTGAGTAATCCTTGAACTTTCTCGCATAAACCAAATTTGAATATATGTATCGATCAATAATTACATTGTCCTCATCGGCCAGTTTGTTGAAGTGTTCAAACAGCTTCTCATTACCGCTCTTAGCTAATTCAAAGCTGGATCCCTTTATGACCGGATATCCAAGTTCTTTGCTAAGCTTATCTGCCACTGTTGATTTGTAGCAGCAGTCAGTTCCTTCTAAAATTATCATCGTCATTTATCTTCCACCCTTCTCACATTGCTGAAGCCAATTACTCTATATGAGCCATCTGGATACTCAACTTCTAATTGCTCATGTCCTTTATCAACTTGTGCAACAACACCAATTTCTTCTGTGAAACCAGCAATCACCTTCTCTCCCTTTTTAAACATACAATTAACCTCCTTTAGCTGGATTTAATTCATGCTCCTTGAAGAATGTAATATCACCTGTTTCATCACTGACTGCGTAATCATATGTAGCAGAGTGAAGCAACTCAATAATTTTCCCTTCCCGTCCCACATGATGAGGACAAGCACTCTTTGCATTCTCATTTATGATAACTTTTAACCCTTCTGGATAAGACCAAAACTTAGGCAATAAACCGCCTCCTAACTAATAATTGAGATTGTCCCATTTTGCTTGCCAAAATTAATTGCGTCACGCTCGGTTGTTACGAGCAAGTCCACTTTATTTCCAACGATTGCGCCACCAGTATCAATTGCAATTGCTTTGAACGTTTCCCCACCAATGCTTATTTCAACAATTGAATTCAAGGGAATGACACTTGGATCGGTTGCAATAACACGATACCCTTTGTAATAGATTGATTGAGTAACATCAACACCTGTTCTAGTTGTTCCTGTGCATCCTTCTTGGCAGTGTGCAATATAAGCACTCAGCTTAACCTGGATAGATTTCTTTGCGGCCAGTGCCTTGTTTTCTTTTCTTTGTTTGTATATTTTATTTTTACTCTTAAAAACTTTATGTTTTGCCGTCTCACCTCCTTTCACGTGCCTTTTCTTACTTTGCTTAGGTTTAATGAGTTTTGCTGAGACAACCTTCTCTGCATGCCTTTTTAATTGTTGTTCTTTGTTCGTTTGAGCTTTTTTAAATAACCGCAAGACAATATTCTCACTTGATGGTATCCTAATCTGTCTAGGCTTCTTATAAAATGATTCTTTTATTGAGTCTTCATTTCCCTCTGTTTTATGTAAATGCTGCTCATAACTTATGTAAGAAAAAGTGGTTAAGGGAATTAAAATCATCATACCATAAACAGATCTGAAAATGTGTGTTTTTATTTTATTTTTATTCATAAAATTTTTATTGATAATCCTGCCTCCTATGCCTCAGCTCTTTTGGTTGTTAGACTGATATTCCCTTTCCTGTCAACATGATCAATTCTACAGACCGTGTGGCTATAGATGCTGTTCTTATATACTTTAGGAATAAAATTGTTGCCTCTTCTGAATCCAGTGAACATGAGCAAAGTTCCTCTGGTATACCAAGACTTTTCAACAACCTCTTTCTTGCCGCCGGCGACAGGTCGAGAAATCTGTTTATTATAATGTCCAAAGCTACCTGCCCACTGTTTAACTGTTACCACCCCTGTAGGTGTAAGGAGTGTGATGGTATGTTTGTTTTTATCCCTATCTAGTACGGTTCCTACAATCCGAGTTGTCTCATATTCATAGAGAGTTCTCCCTCTCCATTGATATGACTTCCCTTTAACCGGCTCTTCTGGTAGCTCATAAAAATCAACAATGTCATATTTAGCAAAGTTAACACCAGAAAGCTCATGATCGGTATAATAATAGCTCAATGAATCCATTTCCCATTTGCCATATGTACCGCTAGCATATTTAACCCACTCATTATTGAGTAGTCTTCGATTTAAAAGATTTAGAGCCTCTTCAGTTCCCAACCATTTTTTTAATGCAGTCACCTTTTTGTCATATTCTTTTTTAAATGCATTCTCTGAGATTATGAGATGTTCATTGTGAAAATCCACCACACAATTTTCATCAAAGTTTTGATTAAAGAACTTAGACGCTGCATCATCTAATAAATAAAGCTTATCTTTAGGTGATTCGATTGTCTTAAAGACTTTCTTTGAAATATATTCTTTAAATTTAAAGCACCTAACTTCTAAAGTAAATTGTTCAGGAATCAAATCGTTTTCTAACATCATACCTATATTTGCCATGGTTAATTTCTTTTTAGGTTCGGCAATTATTGTGATGTACTTTTTCATGATTTCTTTTCGGTCATCAAAGGTATCAAAGCAGCCTCCCTTAATCAATTGTATTACTTGGCCTTTTTTGATTTTTCCTGTATAGAATAATTTATCAAGGAATTCTTCAAAGGATTCGTATGGCCTATTAGAAATTATTCGGTGAACTATTTCATCTCCAATTCCATTCATGCCTTTCATTCCAAAGATAATTGAGTTATTTTGAATATCTGCTTTAAAACCGAAACCAGCTTTATTAACATCCGGTAAATCAACCTTTATACCTCGATGGCGTATGCTTCCTATAGCCGAAGCAACTTTCCCATAGTCGGTTTTCTGAGTCTTCTTATTTCCATCTTTGTCTTCTGTTTCTTCGTCATTTTCAACACCCCCACTGTTAACTGTCAAACAGGCAGTATTCCAGTATAAAGGGTTATATCGATAGTTTAAGTTCAATTCCTGTAACGCAATAATGGAATACGCTAAAGTATGAAGTAAACTGAAACTGTAGCCAAACTGTCTTTTAAATTGAACATTCCAAACATAATTCAAAAGGTTGTCTGACGCACCAACTTCCTTCCCTTTTTTGAAGAATAAGACTTGAACTTCTTTTAATACATCTTCTTTTTTCTTTGCTATGGACTTTCTTAAGTAATTTGACTCCTTAATATCGAATCCGGCTATATCTTTATCCATTACCATTTGCATGACAACTTCTTGAGTATCAGCAACTCCATAAATGTCTTTTAAATATCGTTCAACCACCTTTATCCCAGCATTGCTTAGGCCATAATTGCGCATTTCTTCATACCATAGTGACATATTGTTCTTATACTTTACATATGTGTCAACAGGTTGCTCTTCGCCATCAGACATTAACCGCATTAAAGAGTTTGTGACTGCCGCCTCAAGCAGGCTTTTGGGTTTAACTTTAATCACGGATTGGTGGCCGACCTCGGTCGAAAACTGGAACAAGTCCATTACCTCTCCATTACCAGCCATTTCCCACAGCCTTGGATCTTCATATTCGATTACGTCTGGATGAATGTATTTCTTGTATGTTTCCTTTAAGTTTCCTTGCCATTCAATTTCTTTGTTCTCGATTAATTGGTCTAAGGTTACTCGAATCTTGTCTAAAGCCTCAATGGTAAGAAGATCAAACTTTACCGAGCCCATGGCTTCACTATCACCCATATTAAACTGTGTAATAAAAGCTCCTTTAGGAGATTTCATCATTGCATTCGACTTCGTATATTCATTGTTAAAGATAATAACTCCAGCTGCGTGAGAAGACCGTTTATTAGTTAACCCTTCAATTTTCAGAGCTGTTTCTTTAAGATTGGGGTATTGTTCAACCTCTCTAATAAACTCTTTCATTGGTTTTCTGTTAGTTTCTTTGTCACCATAAAAACAATGCGTTAAAGGCCAGTTAGACCCTCTTTCATAAGGAATCATCCCACTTAAATATTCAGATATATCGTTATCTATCCCTAAGCCTCTACATGCTGTCTTAAGCGCTGATTTTGAGCCCTCAGTTCCAAAAGTAGCAATTTGAAGAACACGTTTATCTCCAAATCTTTTTCTAAGTGCCTTAAGAATTTTTTGTCTTTTTGATCCTTCAGTATCAATATCGATATCTGGAAGATCAGGTCTAGATTTATGTATATGTCTCCAATGTGGTAAATCATATTGCATTGGATTAAATTGAGTGTTGTCGAGTAAATAGTTAACGAGATATCCTGCCGCACTTCCCCTGGCTGCCCCAACTAAACTATCTCCACCACACTCATCATCCCAAATAATATTAATTATTTCTCTGACTGTAATGTAATAAGAAGGCATGGACTGATTTAGCTTTTGGCTGATTTCCCAAAGCTCTCCTAGCTCAACATCAATCCTTTTTAATATTTTGTGAAATGCTTCCTTTGTTAGTTCTTTTGTTTTCAGCTTATCATCAAAGCCATCTTCAATTAATTTCAAGAGATATCTGTCCTGTTCATCTTTTGATTCAGACATCTTCTTTATGTAATCGTACTCATTATATGCTGGTTTAAATAAATGCCTTAATTTAAACTGTGGTAGCTCCATTTTTGGAATAATTGGTTCGTGCTCAATCGTATAGTCTTCAATCATCTCTCCAATTAGCAATGTGTTTTCAATGGCTTCATTGATGATCTCTTTGTCCATGTAGTCCATTCTCTCATGAATTTCATCAACATTCTGAACAAAACATGCCTCATAAAAAGAGTCGACTTCTCTCTCTCCATCCTTGGCGTTTAAAAAGGCTTGATGAATTGCCCTGTCTTCCGGTCTAAGAAAGTGTGCATCAGTTGTGACAATCATTTTCAATCCATAGCCGTTAGCTATATCAACAAGTTTCTTATTACAATAAATCTGCTCTTCACTTAAAGCTGGCTGAAGCTCAATAAAGAACTTATCTTTCCCAAAGACTTTTACACACCATGTTATAAACTCATGAATTTTTAATTTGTGCTGCTTGATTGACTGAATGTCTCCGCTTTCTTCGCATTCTTTGATTCTGAGTAAATTGATATTCACCTCAGAGCCAAGACAAGCTGTTGTAGCGATAATGTGACCTGGATCTTTGCTAAGCAGACCTTCTACATCCTTTTTAACTGTTGGCACTCTTTCCATTGTTCCTGTGTAAAATGAATTTTCCCAGGCTTGTGAAGACAGTGTTCTTAGTTGCTCATGTCCTATAGGGTCAATTGCCAACATTAAAAAGTGCGGAAACTTTGTCTGTCCTGACTTATAGTTATCACGAACTTCTTCCAGTGAATCGACTAAATATGCTTCATTCCCAAGTATGAGTTTAAAATCTGCAGGCATATCCCCTTCTTTCTTCATTTCTCTGACAGTCTTAATTGCTTCCAAATGCGCTGAAAGAACCTCATGGTCAGTTATGGCCAATCCTTTATAATTCATCTGAACCGCTGTTTTAAGCAATTCTCCTACTGAATTTGTTGAATCGAGAAGCCTTATGTTACTTTTATCAGTGTGACAGTGGCATCCAATCAATTTTCATCCCCCTTAAAACACAAGCTCTTTTTTCTTTGTGCGAACCACCTCCAAGTCATAAATTTCAATTTGAGGTGTTTGTCTGCCCTTATATTCATTTACCCTTGCCTTACCAACAACATTAAGTATTAAAGTTCCATTTGATTGAGTAAGTTTCTCAAAGTATTCTGTATCGCTTTTAAAGCGTATGTATTCAATATCTCCATGCTTAAACTTGACTGTTGTCTTGTTCTTTTTCCCGATGTGTTCAATTGGATCAACATCAACTTCTAGTTCTGTTATTGCTACCAATGGTTCTTCGACCTTATAGCCCCAAAAGTCTTTGTAGCCATCAAGCTTAAGGATAAATTCCTTTCTTAATTGTTTTGCTGGTATCTCAAAATCAACATTCTGAATATCTTCTTCAATATCTATGTCTTTAAATTTTTCATTCAGCACTTTGTTCACCAGAATTAGGTTCTGTCGTTTTATTGCAAAACCAGCTGCATTTGGGTGACCTTCAACAAACTCAAACAATCCAGTATCCATAAGCACTTTCTTAAAATCCTTTATAAACCCTTTGTCATACCCTCGTATAGAGCCACTCAAGATATCTTTACCTTTTTCGGGATCGTTTCTGGCTAACAAGACCGGCTTTTTATATTCTTCTGCAAGCTGATTGGCCACCAGTCCAGTTAGACTTTTATCTAGAATTCCTTCAATGTAAACAATGAGTACTTTATTCGCTGTTAAGCTTTTCTCCTCTATTCTATTTTTAATTTCCACTCCAGCTGCATCTGCAATCCGTTTCTGCTTTGCTTTTAGATTTCCTAGAATTCTAACTGTGTCATCATGTATTGACACAAGCTCTGTTTCACTTTGCCCACGTTTTTTGTAGGGAACCTTTTCTTTAGAAAGAAGGAATGCTCTCATCATTTGATCTTTTTCTTCACTGCTTCCAACTCTAATGGCAGCGTTAATTAAAGGGTTAATAAAGAACTGTGTATTCTGTATGTTCTTGTCACCCTTGGTTGAAAAATCTTGCTTCTTAAACAGCTTCTTTAATAATGGATGCTTAATATTCTTCAAGCCTTCATTCATAAAATACCTGGTTTCAAGGTTTCTTGAATCAGCCGAATCAGCAATGTTACCAATAGATACAAGGTCTAAGAATTGTTCTGCTTCATTTTTATTTAGCTTTTCATCAACTGCCTGGCAAAATTTATAGGCCATTCCTGCACCTGTTAGGGTTTTATTCGAATAATTAGGCGAAAGTTGATTATTTACTACGATCGCATGTTCAGACACTCGGTCACATTCATGGTGATCAATAACAATTATTTCTGTGCCTCTCTTATTAAGAGCCTCATGTTCCTCAAATTGACTTGAACCTGCATCTGGGATTATGACTAAGTCAACATCATCAGGAATTGTATCAATAAAAATCCCATGTTCCTTCCCATCTTGAATTCTGTAATGTATATTTGCTTTCGGACAAATCTTCTTTATATAATTGATAATGATTGAACTGGATGTGTACCCATCTACATCACTATCCACTTGAACAAATATTTTATTTTTATTCTCTAAATGCTTTATTAAACAATCAGCTGCTTTATCAATGTTATTGAGTTTTGAAAAATGAATGACTGAGCTCTGATTCACATCAATAAAGCTCTGGGGATTTTCAATCCCTCTGTTTTTTAAGATTGTCAATAATGGGTTGAAATTATAATCATTGTTACCAATGAGCTTATAAGCCACTAAATTCCTCCTTCATTCGTATTGATTTCAATTTTTCTTCTCATCAACTCCTCTAAAACGTCTTTCCCCTTATCAGCTGGACTATCCTTATAATCCAACATGGTTTCGAAATCCCATAAAACATACACACGAACATACGGTGTGAATTTCGCAGCAAGCCTCAGGATTTTTTTCTGATACTCAAGCAGTTTACGTTGATACATTTCCTCCGTTTCATGGTCTTTCGGTGGCCGGTATTTATCGAGAGCAATAAACACTTCTTCCACACCAAGAGAAAGTAAGATATCTCGGTGAAAATTTGAAATGTTATTTGAACAGACTGCACATGTGAAATTTGCTTCTCCATAAAAGTCCTGGCATTTTAATACTGACTTTTCTGATTCAAAAATTAAAGCTTTTTTAAACCTTTCAATAGAATCTTTTGTTCTATGTAATCCATATAAATTCATCATGGTCTGATGATTATATAAGGTGTTCCCAACTTTTAAAGGCATATATTTATAACCGGCATCAACTTCCTCTTTAATAAGAGATCGTCTACGGATACCAATCAATCTATTATTTAAGTCCCGATGTGGAATAGTTATCCCTTCTGTGTGGGTTCTAAAATAGTAACCAATCTCAAAGTCATTTAATGTTTGCATGCTGATTCCCTCGTCCAACCACATTTGATGAGGATAAGGCATAAACACATCTAAAACAATTTCATTGAAGCTGGGAAGCTCAATGTCTATCTTTTTCTTCTTATTGAACTTCCCCATCCATTCCCAGTCATCAATCAAATCATTATTCGTGAATGTCTCTCTATTACCAAAGCCAAATGTTCTCCCAGCTATCCTTGCAACATACTCAATGGCTTGATTGAAGGGTATATTGATCCCTTTTTGTCTTTTTGCTCGTATTACAAGCTCAAAGACATCGAATGTGTCTCCACATTCTGTATAGCAATGAAATTGCTTTGCTTCGTGGTAATAATACAGTTTGTAGCTTCCACCAGAAGCGTTATGGCAAACGGTTCTGTATATTGGGTTTCCTTGTTGATCCCATTGATTATTTTCGCTACCCAATTCTTTTAATATCTTATGTATATTCTCAAGCGTAAGGCTTTCTTTTACTCTGTCCTTATCATATTTCAAAGGGTGCTACACCCCTTATCCTGCTTTAATATTCAATTTTTCAACTGTGATTAATTCGTTATCAATATTTGTTGTGAAACAATCTTCTGTTCTCATGATATCCATGTTTATGTATGTAAAAATTTTCAGCTTATCATGCTTATTCCCACGATTCTTAAATACATGGACAACAAAGTTAGGCATCTTGTATCCAAAGCCATTCTTCATTATGTCTGCAGCAGCTTCCTTCTCTTTTTTGCTTAATGGAAGAATAATCATCGCTACGTCAGTTTTATCTGCAATAGCCTTACTTCCTCTTAAATAGTTAGCATCAATTTGTAGACCTTTTAGCCAAGCGTCCTTCCATTCACCGTTCAACTGCGTGGCACTCATCATAAAAACATCATATTTATTACATAGGGCCTTTAACTTATCGGCCATGAGAAGTAAAATTTGGTCTTCTCTTAAGCTAATTCCACTGTTTCTGCTCATTTCTGAAAAAATAGTTACAGAGGAATGGATATAATCAAAATAAACATATCCAACATTATATTTCCTAACATTTTTTTCAATAGTCTCTTCTATTTCTTTGATATTGAAATCAGGTAAGTGTTCGAACCAAATAGGTGATTCCTCTAATATATCTGCTGCCTTTCTAATTCTTTCTTCTTCAGACTTTGTAGCGGAATTTTGAAGTATTTTCTCTTCTGGTACACCTGAGATATATGCTATTGCTATACTTTGTAGTTCCTCAGGTACCATTTCCGTTGAAATTACAGCTACGTTCTTTCTAAAAAGGTTATCTTCCCATTGTTTATCTTTGATATTATAGATTTGAGTTGCGCCTAAGAAGCAGGCATCTGCAACCATGTTTCTTGTCTTACCTCCTCCAGTAGTACCCGATCTCAAATAGAACTTTTTCCTTCGAGATCCCCTAAAAATCGAAGTTTGAATTTCACTGTTCAAAGGTACTCCAATATCTGGTGAGAGCTTTAACCTGTCTAAAAACTGGTGAACACCCTCTCCAGCCTGAATACCCTTGCTTTGACTGTTTGTTTTGAATTTATCTTTTACTTCGATAATCTTCATTTCGTAATGCGAAAGAATTTCTTCTATTGACTTCTTATCAAAGCGTTCCTGCATAGCCTCTTGCTCTCTAGGATCAATTATTGTATGATCATATATTTCTCTAACGTCAAACCCTAGTCCATGCATTTCCCTGATTAAACTAAACTTTTTTAAACGGTTATAATAAAATTCAAAGTTTTCGACTTCCGCCAAATTCTGTATTGTATGAATATAATTTATACCGTCATTGTCATTGAAAACTTTGTACTGGATTCCATAGTTTTTTAGATATCCATCAATCTCTACTTCATTTATAACCTCTGTGCCCTGATTAAATAAGTTATACATTGCAGCAAAGAGAATTGAATGAAATCTTTCAGGAAAATCGGTCTTTGATAAGCTATATCCGTTACTTTCAGATAAGAGCGAAGGTTCTTTCAATATGCTCCCCAACACTTGGATAATTGCTTTTTTATCTTGTAGCAAGGACAATCTCCTCTCTATAAGCTGCTAATATCAAATCTTTTTTTATTAGGTGTTCCATTCATTTTTATTGTTACTTCTCTAACAGGTCTCTGATGGAGAAGTGTATCCTCAGCTATTTTTTTTGCTTTTTGTCTAGCAATATAGTGCCTTTTAGCTTCCTCATAAATATAAGGTACTATATCTAAGTCTCCATCTTGTCTCACAGGATGCCCTAACGTTTCATGAAAATATTCTAAAGACAGGCGCATTCCTTCGACTTTTAAATTGTATTCTTTTTCATACTGTTTGATTTGTTTTAGCATTTTTCCTGTTGGAGCTTTGATTCCGTATAGTCTGCACAGATACCTAATAAGCTCCTTTCTTGGATTCACTTTTGATCTCCACTCTTTGTAACAGCTCTCATGATAGTACCCTTTGCCGTGTTTAACACTAATGTCTTTATCAAATCGTATATCACAGTATTGGCATTTGACTTGTCTCCCCAAATAATCACTCCTAATAAGGAGGAGGGAATAACCCCCCCAATTTATTTAGATAGAAGATCTTTTAGGTCATCCAAAATTACAGACATAACGTTTACTTGTTTGCGGCTGCATTCAGTCACTTTTACTCCCTTGCCTAAATGCTTCTCTGTAATCTCATTAACCTCTTCCAACCGTCCTTCTTCATTTAGCTTAATTCCAACTTCTTTGATTTGCTCCATCAATGAGTTGTAATCAAGCTCTTCTGAAGCGTTGTTTTGTTTTTGCTCTTCATATGTAACAGCAACAATACCTTCTGCTTTTTCCTGTCTTTCAACTGCCTGTATAATAGCTTTTTCCAGGTTCTCTGCAGTGAATTCAGGGAGGTATGTGTCAATGTAATCGAAACGGCTGCGTGCAAAGTGCTCATCTGTTTCAGCCAACCAAGCGCTTGATTTGATAACCTTTCTGTCTTCATCAACACCATTAGAACTTAGATAAAGTACAATATCACTGTTATCAATAACAGGGGCCAATACACGTTTATCACCTTTAGGATAAACTTTTCCTTTTTTGTCCTCTGCAGCATGAGCGATAAAGATAACGGTAAATCCTACACCAATCAGTTTATTAATTTCTTCCCATACTTCTGTTTCATACTCTTTCCAAAGACCAAACCCATCATTTCCATCTTTAATCCGTTCTACATCATATTGCTCACAAACATACCTGGTTGCATATTTAGCAAATGCATCTACTTCATCAACAATAATTGTCTGATACATTTCTTTTGCCTTTTCTGCATTTTTGGTTAACTGTTTATTAACCTTCTTAAAATCCGCCCAGCTATTAGTAGCCATAAATTGAACACCTGCGATGGCATTCAAACCTTTTTCAAATGGCAAGTATAAAGGTTTCTTCATTCTTGTGCTTTGTTTTGTCTTACCCAAGTTATTAGAACCATAGATAGTAATAACTTTTCCTTCTAAACCTTTTGCGACTACTGAAACTTGAGGATTGAAAATATCGATTGCCATTTAAACTCTCCTTTAATTATGATTTGATGGTTGAGTCAAAGCCCACCCCAGCTATGTATTCTCAGGTGAATTATTTTATTTTTATCCATTAAAAAGGGAGGTCATCATCTGAAATTTCAACCGGCTTTGAAGGCTTGTTATTAGGAGCGCTTCCGCCAAACCCAGACTTTTTATTATTCTCATTGCCACTTTCACTCTTAAGCTCATCTAGGTAAATCTCTCTTTCAGTCAACGCTTTTTTAATTGCATCTGCATTAAAAGCATTTTTGCTATCCTCGTCATATGGATCATTGCCACCTGTAATTAGGTACTCTCTTTTCGAATTAATTGTGATTTCTTTCTTGTCTTCGCCAAATGCTGCTGTTTTGGTCGTTACTTTTTGCTCTTTAAAGTTAATAATCTTTCCAAAAACATTAACCGTAGACCCTTTTTCATAATTATTTTCAACGTATTGAGACCCTTCTTTTGTGACTACAAATTCAAACGGAATTACTTTCCCACCATATAAAGGAATATAACCATTTAAATTAACTCTGCCCGTTTCTTCACCTTTTACTTTTTCTTCGATTACATTCTTTACAAACAACTCAACATCAAATTCTGCTCTTGGATTGAATTCTTCATTGGCGTCCAGTCTATTTACAAAGTTAGTCGTTAACTGTGGATATGCCTTTAAAATCCCTTGTGAGTAATATTCGTTTAATCCAATCTTTCCTTGGGTAATTCTCACTTTATCAGCTTGATCTCTCCCGTGTTCTGCAATGGACTTATAATCACTGATAATAGTTTGATAACCTTTGGCAATAGCATTATCTGTGCCATCAGCTTTCTTATATTTTGAAAAGCCCTTCACTGTATGTACTTCATTTGGCGCAACCTCAATGTCTAATTCAATATTTAACCCCTTGCCGCTTTTCCACTCAGTGTGTCTTACCTCAGCAAGTGTCCCCTCAATAGTTACAACATTTGATGCTTCACGTAATACTGTTTTATTTTCTGCCATTTAAATAATCAACCTCTTTCTTTTTCGTTTATATTTTATTTTTACTCTTAAAATGCCTATAATGAGACTTACTACTAAACTTACAATCCTTGATACCCAGTAGCTTGTTTAATTCTATGTATCTCTTTTTTGGAAAGTCCCAAGGTTCAGGATCACCTTTTACATTTTCTATCCTTATTACTGTTCCATGCCGAATTGTGATCTTTAAGTTTCCATATGAGTATGTTTTAGAAAAAAGACCTCTTTTAATTCCCTGTGGTTTAAATTCCTTTACCAACATCACATTCCTGGTTAATTTTCTCCTTGCTTGGTCTTCATCAATGTCGTAATTCCTTTTAACATCGTTTTTGTAGGTATGTAAAGCTTCAGCAGATACTTTCAGTATCTTTAATTCCTTTTTCATCTCTTTCCTCCTTTCTCTCTTTGGGATAACTTAATCTTACATCACCAAAACGAAATGGTCAATAACTATTTTATTTTTATTCTAAAAAGTTTTAATGATTATCTTTATCAATTGCGGTGCAGACTGCATCTGAAGAATGATTTTCTTGTTTCCACCCCCAACAGCGTAATTTTATAAAGTCATATCGAGAGTTAAGAAGCACCTTTGCTTAGGCGCTTCTGTATAACAAACTATCCTATACCCGAAATTCAGCTACGTATCTCTTATCTGATCCTTCATTACCGTAATCAGAAACTTTTGCAAAGTCCGTTGTGAAAGTTTCATCTGGGTACTCACGGATCATTTTTCTACATAGGTTAGACAGAGCTTCTTGCTTCGTTCTGCCATATTCATATACCAACACATTAAACACCCCTTAACATTATTATGAGAGAGCCTTTTCCTTCTCATCCTTAATGTACCCACTTAACGATATGACAAATCAAAACGAGTGAAAATTCTAAAATTAAACAACTTCACTCCATGACCACATGTTCATTGTTTGCAGCGTAAAACCGTCAGGAAGCTTTTTCATTTTTACATTTACATTATATCTTTTCCCAGTGGTCTTATGAATTACAGCAAGTTCTTCACCATCATAGAACCGCACAATTGCTTCATTAAATTCAATTGGCTGATCAACCACGTAACCTTCTTTGAGCGCTTTGATATACAGATAAGGATCTGTTTTATAAAGCTCATATAGTCTATTGCCAAAGTCTTCGTGTTTATCTCTAAGCAGATTAAAATTAATTAGGGATATGTACAGTTTTTCCGATATGTTTAGCTTGTTCTTGAAATACCGGATTGCTTCATCTTGTTCTTTACTTAAAATATTGGACATATATCCATCTCCCAATCTTGTTAAAACTACAATTTTATTTAGACTACAATATCTCCTTCTGCTGTCTTCAGCGTTCCACTATCATATGTGTTATGAATTAACGTTGTATTCTTTGCTTTATCTGTGCAATAAGGGTGAGATAATAACTTGCCTCCAATTCCCCGCACATCGTTTCTTACAAGCCGTACTTTGTCCGTATTCTCCAAATACACTCCATATCCCTGGTCTGTTGAACGATTAAACATAATCTCATTATCCTTCAGCATGTGTTCTGATCCACCAGTCAGTTGAATAGCGATTAATGCTTTACAGAAATAAATCTGATTCTCACTAATTTGACAACTGTACTTCTCAGGAGTACCTTTAATTGCAACGTTTCTAGGCTCATGAATTTCATTTCGTTGCAGCGAGACAGAAGAGTCCTTATCCCAGAAGATGCCGTATCCACTTCCGCTTAAGAATAGGTCATTCAACTTTAAACGAACTGATTGAGACCTCTCACAATAAATTCCCCCGTGCACATTTGCAAATTCATTAATTGCAAAGCTTACACGGTTCGAATCCATGATTTTAATGGCATAAGCAGATGTGGTATTTCCCCCTTTATTATTTGTAACTCTCACATCTTTTGAGTTTCGCACTTGAACTTGTATACAATCGCTGTTTTCAATATGATTATTCGAAATAAAAACATCTTCTGCTTCATGTGTTGCAATCGGACAAGCCGCGATGTTTTCAAGTATATTGTTCGTTACATCAATCCCTTTACCTCTTACACAAATGCCTATTTCAAACCCTCTTACAGTGTTACCGCTGATTTGTACTCTATTTCCTGACTCCGTGCTTGAAACACCCACCGAGTCAATTCCATATTTCTTGGATTTTCCCTTATTAATAATCTTGTTGTCCTTAACACTGACATCAGTGCTGTATCCATAAGAGATAACATTGTCACTAAAGTTTCCTTCTAAGTTTACTTCACCGCTTGTGTGAGCTGTAACGGATCCACGCCCATTATTTTTAAACCTGCAGTTTCGTACAGTTAATTTGTATGGGTGATCGTATTTAATTCCGTTTTCTCCAAAGCCCTCTAAATCAATTCCTAATTGCGGCCCAATTGTATCTCCTCCAGCTTCCTCTATATCACAGTCGTCTACAAGAAGACCTTCACAACCATTGGTAGCTAGGTTATTTCTTCTCCCTCTTAAAAGCGTACACTTTCGAACGGTTACATTCTTTGAAGGCGTATATGATCCTGAAGTGTTCATCATCCCATCAGCTGCTATCCAAATGTTATCTCCAATACAGTCAGAGACTTGCACATTTTCAATTAGCACATTACTGCTGCCATGAATATGAATTCCGTATCCCCATTCATGTGTCCTTTTAATTGAAGTTACTTTTGAATAATCGTGTTCATACCGGTCACCTATAATTTGACCACCGCGAATCGTTACATTACTCGCTTGGCCGATATAGAAACAGGAATAGCCTTGAGAATCATTAGGCAACACTTTAAATACAGCCTCTGGATGAAGTATTAACTCAATATTCGAAGGAATATTAATACCCCCACCGAATTCAGGCAACCGCTTTGTTGTATTCACAGCATTAATCAGATACTTGCCTTTCGGGATATGTACTCTATAGAATGATTTTGAGCTTGCGTACTCTAAAGCTCGGTTTAATCCTTCTGTTGTTTCTATTGCATTTGACCCTTTATCATCAATTCCCCAATCCAGAGCATTAACAAAATAGTATAAGGGCTGATGTATACTCATGTTGTCAAAACCTTCCCTTCTACATTTTCATTGAGAAACCGTGATAGGATGTCAATGAAGTTGTAAAAGGTTTCATTTCTTGTTCCCGCGCGTCCTTTTAGAGAAAAGGTGTTAAACATTGATTTTCGTAATCCAGTGCTCAATTCAAGCTGAATGCTCTTTCCTGTTTTATTTTTATTAGCAATGTTATTCGGGTTGCTACCAGATAGCCTTGTTCCTTCATCAAGAAGCTCTGCAGAGTAGCCGGCATTATTTAATGTACTTGTTATCGCTTCAGCTTTGTCCCGATCTGTGCCACCAACTAAAACATGTTGATCATTACTTGCGTACCCGTGAAGTGACAGTGTGAACTCATGTCCCTTCAACATTTCAAGTGCTTGTGGTTCATCAAAATTCGTACTGGTTAAATGTAAATCAAATGCTCCTGGTGTCTTTAAAGCTTCAAAAAGGTATGTAGAGTATGTTTCGCTTAATTCCTTTGCAAGCTCACTTGTTCCCCCTTCTATACCACCTCCATGGGGAGCAAGAATTAATAAATCAGTGCCCTGCTCTTTTGAGAATACACTAAAATTGAACGGTGATTCATTCGCTTTAAGCTCTTCAAAGTTTCGATACTTGTCCGTTGCTAAAATACTCACTGGATTCAGGAATGAAACCAGAGCAGTCACCAGGACTGGAAAAGTCTTCTTAACTGTGATACACTTTAATAGCTTCGTAGTGATACGATGCATGCAGAGTTGGGAGCGCCCGTCATAGCAAACCCTCTCTGCCTCTTCAATCTTTTTTAACATTTCCTCTATTCTGTTTTTAATCCTCAACAATTAATAACCACTCCTTTTTATTTTTGTTTTATTCTTAAAACTCAAATCACATAGGTAACTCACATTGTTATCACCCCCTTAAATAAAAAATTGATTTTATTTAGACATACAAGTTAAATCCAAGACACAATACTACCGCATTCTAAATGCACGTGTTCCCAATCTCCTTCCCAAGGCCCTTCTACCACGTCAACCTCATAATCAACTTCATCTTTTTCGATTACTTTTTCACATTCGTTGCAGAAGCAGGTAAACATTTTCACTCCTCCTCTTTCTGTAAAATATCGTTTTTATTCAGTTTCTTTTCTTACCCATTTTCTAACCTTAACTTCCTTAAGCTCAACTTCAAAACACTCAACCTGGTCATCGTATTCCCATGGTCTCTCCTCTTGTAACTCTGTAGCGCCTTCCCTGTAAGTTGTCTCATAAAACTTGTCTTGATATGCAAACACAATACGATAATGAATACTCCACCTAGACGTATCAGTGATTTCTTCTAAAATTGAGGATTCAGGCAGCCCCAATTCATTTACCATGTAATCTTTGTCCAATTTAATTTTCATTCAAAATAACCCCTCTTCCTTTGCAGCATTCACATTCGACTAAGGGCTCGTTGATTTTAGTCATCAGATCATCTAAAAATTTCTTAATATTACTCTTTAAATCTTCAACGTCCTTACCACTAAAAGGCTCTACAATTGGATAGCTCTGATAGGCTTTGGGTGCAACATTGTAAATTTCAACCTCCCGCTTGGTTTGAAATCTTTTCTCAAGTTTAGGCTTTCTACGTTTGTACATTGCATTTAGATCAACTACGTACTCTTGAGGTTTGTAAAGCTCCAAAACTTTGACCACAGTTAAACAGAAATCATAATCACTCGTTATTCTTGCAAACTTAGGGTTTATATTGGCTTTTATATGGTTTCTGATAATCTTATAGCTTTCTTCTCGGGACAAGTAACACGGCTTTGTTTCAAGAAGCATTGGATGAGTTTGAATTCTATCCAGTAAGTTATAATTCAAGTTAAAATTATGGCTTTGCAACTTAAGTTCTCCGTCAATTTCTTCAATTACATTCATTTCAAACTCAATTTTTTGATTCTGTTGCGGGACTTCTTCAAATTTTAAATCATATAGACCCTTCACTTCATAGTATTCACTGTCTTCACCTATGTAAGAAGTTTTAATTACTTGTGGCGTCAAATCAGTTTCCTGGAACCCCTCTTTTAATTCATACCTATGATTGATTTTTTTAGCAGGCATTTGCTTTTCAATAACACTTGGCTCCTTATCAAGCTTAAACCAGTCTGATTTATACGTTTCAGTTGCTCGTTTCCCATCGAAAAACAATTCATCTAATTGACTATGAAAATATTTCTTTCCTTCAATATTGTCAGACACCAAAAAACAGTTACTTGTTTTAATACCAATTAGCTTCATCAAATTTCCCCTTTTTAATTTTATTTTTAACCTTATAAAATCTCTGTTTCACCTTCATTAAAGCTATCTGTCTTCAATCACCTCAATACACTTATTTTATTTTTATTAAATAAATCAATTATGTAAGCCTCGTACATCTCATCCCAATAGGGATCTGTTCTAGCTATGTATTTCGTTTCCTTCCCATTTTCCTCAATCTTAAAAGTTTGCCCCTTTTTAATATCAGTGAACTTCTTCTTTGTCCATATCCCTCTGATCAACACTTCAACTTCTTTAACCTCAACTGTTTGCTGCTGCATCACATTCCTCCTTTTTGATTTTCATGCATGAAGCCTGTACAATATTCAAAAACCCTAAAGGATGATGAACATGTGTGGCAGGTTCACTTTATTTTCTGAGTTTGACGACATCATCGAACAGTTCAATATAGACCAATTTTTGTCTGAAGACGAATACAACCCAAGCTATAATGTTGCTCCATCACAAAACATCCTGGCAATCATTAATGATGGATCAAATAACCGTCTGGGTAAGCTAAGATGGGGTCTTATCCCTCCTTGGGCTAAAGATGAAAAGATTGGCTATAAAATGATTAATGCTCGTGCTGAAACATTGGCCGAGAAACCCAGCTTTCGAAAGCCACTCGTAAGCAAACGTTGTATCATCCCAGCTGACAGTTTTTATGAATGGAAGCGTCTTGATCCAAAGACTAAGATTCCTATGCGTATTAAGCTTAAATCATCCAATCTCTTTGCTTTTGCCGGCTTATATGAAAAGTGGAATACACCTCAAGGTAATCCGCTATACACTTGCACAATCATTACTACAAAACCTAATGAACTTATGAAGGACATACATGATCGAATGCCAGTTATCCTTACAGATGAGAATGAAAAGGAATGGCTAAATCCTAAAAACACTGACCCTGATTATCTTCAAAGCTTACTGTTGCCGTATAACTCTGATGACATGGAAGCTTATCAAGTTTCATCCTTAGTTAACTCACCTAAAAACAACTCACCGGAGCTCATTGAATCCCATTAAGTACCACAGTCATTTTGCTTTATATATCACCTTCGCTTAGCTATTATTTCTAAGTAGGAGGTGATATTTTGTTTGTATCGCCAATGTTATTGCATTCAATCAAAGAACCATTTGATGACGATAGTTATATTACCGAGCTGAAATTTGATGGAATAAGACTCATCCTCTCCAAGTTTAATGATCAGATAAAGCTTTACACTCGTCACAACAATGAAGTAACAAGCAAGTTTCCAGAACTGTTGGATCTCGATATACCCAATGGAACTGTTTTAGACGGTGAAATCATTGTTGCTGCCCCAGGTGGTACTCCTGATTTCGAGGCTGTAATGGAACGCTTTATGTCTAAGAAATCAGCCCATAAGGTGGTTTACTGTGTATTCGATGTAGTTTATATTGATGGACATTCAATCGCTACTAAGCCACTCACTGAACGTAAGATTATGCTTTCAGACCTAAACCTTGACCACGATAATGTGTTTGTTATTGAAGGCCTGCAAGGAAACGGATTAGCTTATTTTAATCTGGCCAAAGAAAAGCATCTTGAAGGAATCGTACTAAAGAAAGCTAACTCTCCTTATGAAATCAATAAACGTTCCCATAGCTGGCTAAAAGTGATTAACTATGATTACACAGATGTCCTTATCACTGGCTACACCAAAGAGGATATAAAATTTCTTCTGTCTTATCCTGATGGTACGGCAGCTGGATTTATGGAATTCATGCCGAACGCAGAACGAAGTAAGTTCCACTCTATGAAACATGTAAAGTCTGAATCTGATGAATATGTATTTATAGAACCGATCTTATGTAAGGTTAAGCACAGATTTAAGACTAAGCATGGTAAACTACGCATACCTTCCTTTGAATCCTGGAGAGTCTAATCTCTCCGTTACATAATTCCTTAGTGCAAAGTTAATTAATTTTGATGAAAATTTAGTACATGCATCAATTAGTTTTAACTTGCCCATTCATCAAAACTATAAGGGTAATCAACACTTTCAATGAAACCGATCTCCTTCGCCTTCTGACGGATTTTCATACATCCTTCATAGCTGTAAGCCCATATTTCTTTATAATCCCTCAGCTCACCGTATTTCCCTGTTATGATGAATTTTCTGAAGCTGTTGACTAGTTGCCACATATTGCCCCCATGCGAAAAGCCGTTTGGACTCCCGTATCCCATTTCATACGGGTAAACGTCAGCGCCCGTGTAATCATCAACGAAGAACAGTTTTTTCTTAAACCTGAAATACGCTATACGACCCTTTGACTTGCGGTAGAATGTACGATGATCAATGCTTGCGATAAGCTTGATCAAATCGTTTATGTCGTTCATTCGTTTCAATTGCTCTGCTGATGCCATCTGCGCACCCTTCCCTTCTATAAATAACTATTTTATTTTTATTCTTTAATAATCACCAAATATCATAGCCCACAAAATCATTTAGAATATTCGTCATTTATTCTCCTCCTCCATTTCCATATCCGCTATGGGAACTACTTCCGAATAACCCGAGGGAAACGACTAATGCTGTTATAAACGACGACAGTATAAGGGGAATCAAAAATACTGCCAAGCCGGTATAGTTACCCGACTCAAATGTAATAAGCTGTGTGATCGAATATGCGAAAAAGAAAACATATGCCCCGTACGTAATCCAAAACCGCAATTATTCACCCTCCAATCGTTTTAATGCTTCATTGTTTTCGTATATAGTTTCGTTAATCAATACTCTACGAGCTTTCTCTTTCGTAGTAATCCGGAATGAACAATCGTCTCTTCCGTACATCTCGTAGTTAACAACGTAATCTCGAAATAGCTCGTTCATATACTCGACGTCACCACATCCGTATAGCTTACCGTTTAGAAAGCATGCATATATTTGTGCCATCTAATCGTCTTCCTCCCATGAATCTAATTAAAATCACGATTTTAATTTAACTTTAATGTGTATCATCTTGAGAAAATCCCCTCTAATTGGTAAACTCATACCTAACTTAAATACGAGTGGGTGATCCCTTGAATAAAACAATCGGTATTACTGGATTAATCATCAGCATTGTAGTGCAATCATTTTCGGCCGATGATTCGCTATTCCACAAGATTGCTACGGGTTTGTTATTTGTATCAATAATGATTTATAATTTTGAACATGCTAAAGATTATTCTAAAAAGTCACTTGTAATCTTAGGAGTTTCCTTTATAGTTTTTATGCTAGGAATTTATAAACTCCTCTCTTTTACCAGCGATTGCTTTGAAAAGCTTAATGTGAATTTTGGATACATCCTCTTATTTGAAATAGCCTTGATTATTGCATTAGTGTCGATTGCAGTAAACGTAATGAAGTACATTGCGAACCGGTTAAGGAAAACACCTGATGGTAAAGAGCTTTGACTCTTTGCCTTTTTTAAGCTAAATACTTCTTCTTATGTGGTCTTCTATGTACAAAATCAAAAGCAATATCAACTTTTACCGGTTGCTTCTCCTCTGCTGCTCGTTTCGTAACAACAATCAGTTGTCCATTTTCCTGGCGTTCAATGCTATGGACTGAATATCCCTTGCCAGCGTAATATTCACCAATAATCTCATCAACGTGGTTGCTAAGCAGATTCCTCTTTATCACTCGAATAACCTCCACTTATTTTATTTTTACCCTTTAAATATTTATATGTATTCCATCCGCAGCCGTCAAATACGCTTATGTCCGCTCCAAGATGCCATCTAAACCAAACTAAGTTAAACCAGGCTGTATCAATTATGTGCTTTAAATAACCTATGTGCCTTCCTCCTTACAATGAAATAATCCTTTTATTGTGATTTATTTTCCAACGCTTTTAATTCTTCTTCATACAAAGGTAGAATAGCCTTTTCGGCTTCGCCCCTAGACACACCATGCTGCTCCATATATGTAACAATATCCATTCCAATGTTATTTCCTAGCTCGGTTTCCCAAACTATGTGATCAGCCATAGCAAGATTTCCATCCATTAAGTAGTTCATCCCCTTTCTATATAAAACAGTCTTTTTATTTAGATTTAATTTCAACAATTAGACTGTCTGGATAGTTCTTCAAATCAAGTGCGTTCACATGGCAGTGTCCTACATGGCCTTCTTTATCAATATAAGTATAGAAAAACTTTTCCCCATTATTGATGATAACTTCACCATGGTGTGTATACTCCATCTCTGACCCCTTATACCAAATCACTTTAACTCCAGTTCCTGGTTTGATTTTATCCAGGTCAAATACGGTTACTTCTTTTAGCAAGTTCATTTTTAATCCTCCGATTCATTGCTTATTTTACAAAATGGCTTTACACAACTCATTTATATCTGTTGAAATCTGATCAATTTCAAACAACCTATCCTTTAAAATTTCTTCACCGGCTGCTGCATTAAAGCTTGCCAATCGTTCAAGTTGCTTTGAATAGTGCTTAATCTTTTTAATGCTTAATTCTAAATCCAAGGAACCCTCTTTTAAGTTCAACCTCACCCATGTACTCCATTGTTGAACGAGTTCCGCATATTCCACAAAACGCTCTCTGTCTCTTATAATATTTATCAATAATAGTGGTATGGCCGCAACCAGTTCTGCAAATGTACTTGTAATGTGTCAAAAATCTCTTCCTTTCTATTCCAATGAAATTTTACTTTTAATCTAATTCATCTTGTTTCCTGGGCAGCAGTTTCTTTTTCAAAATCGTTTCTCAATTTGATAATGGATGTTGATTTTAAATACCCTCTGTCCTTTGTCTTAGCCCATGCAAAGAATCTATTGTGCAAAGGAGTGTAAAGGCTTCCTGTGTTAACCATATGCTCATGTTTGTTGCTGATCTTATGCTTTAATCCCCTCATTTGTTTCCAAAAGTTATAGTAAGGGAGCTTAAGTTTTGTCATGAAGCCGGTAGCATCTTCAATTACATAACCCTCTTCCTCAATTGAAAAATCTTGTGACACGTCCAGATACCATCTATAGAAATCTGTCCAGTTAGCAAACTCTACAACTTGTTTTTTACACTCAATGTTTAGATGCTCGGCTACAGCTTTCAATTCCCAATAAGGAAGTTTTGTATACGCAACCTGCCTTTTAACAATATCTAAAAGCACCAGTTTATCTGTGTCGTATTCAATAATATGCGGGTCTTTTTCTGGAAGTATTACTTCAAAAACGAATGAAACATTGTTAAGCTTCAGGTAAGTTTTGATAAAAGACACTTGATTTTCATTAAAAGATTTGAAAAACAAATCTTCAACCCATTTGGCATGTTCGTTTGATAATTGAGACGTAAAGGATTTAGAAGTGAATACCAACTGATCTGACAAAGAGTCATACCCTACAGTTCCTAAATATCCATTTGCCTTATCGAAGACTGTTACTGGAAACTTCATCTTATCTACGAGATGATGCATTCTTGTTTCAGATCGTTCTCCAATGTTGAAAAATTTATCATAGCTTCTGCTTACAATTTCATTGCTCTCAGTGTTAATAAACAAACCTCTTGCCTTAATATTTGTTTCATCCCACTTTTTCTTTCTAAATGCTTGCTTTGTAAAATTAAATGATGAGATATTGTTTGGCATCTTGTTCTCTTGGACATATTCATGATTACGTAAGTGAGAAACCAAATCATCAATTGTTCCAACAGTTACACTGTTACTCTGCACATCACTTGAAATTTCTTTAAAGACTTTATTCTTCACTTCATGCGTTTCAATTCCGTTCTCAGACAGTGTAACGACCCTAAGGTGACCTCCTCTTTCCACTTGCCCTTCCAGGTTATATGATCTTTCTGCTGCTAACACAGGCAGACGGTACATGTTTCTATGTCCATGAATTTGTACAACATTTTGACCCGCAGTATTATTTGCAAATTCATAATCAATATCGTCTGAATAATCTCCAACTCCATTGATGAATTGTGTTGTTGCAGTCATTAAAAGATTTTCAGGTACGGTTGAAACTCCTCCATGGGTTACAATGTATGTAGTGTTTTTATATGTAAAGTAAACTAACTGATGAAACTTCCTGGCCAACTGCCTAATGTCTTTTTTATCAATGTTGGATTGTTCGATTTCTGGCTTAGTTTTGTTGTTAAATGTGTTGCTAGGTGTTTCTTCATCATTCCCATACATATTGATATACCTATCGTGATTTCCTTCCAGAATAATCACATTTTTATTATCTTTAATTTTGATCATGAATTCTAACAGCTGTGCATTTTCAATACCTCTGTCAATAAGATCTCCTACAAAGATGTATAGTTCAGTTTCATTTAAATCACCGTTTAGGTACTCTTGAAGCACAGTATTGCACCCATGAACATCTCCGAAAATATGTATCTTTTTATAATCGTTAAAGCATCTCGGCTTATAGGTCATCGTGTTTTCAAACTCATCCGGCTTTAGAACGGTTACCCAAGATGGCACTTTTTCTGTTGTCATTCTTTCATAAATATTTCGAATACTGCTTTCAGGAACATGCTTATGTTCAGCCCTCATTTTATTTCTTTTTAAGATTCTCCGAACATCAACATCAGAAAAATCAACTACATATACACGGTATCTATATTTTTGAGCTAGTGGCTTATATCTTGAAATCATACTTTGCTTTGAATGAGTTGCATCGACAATTGTGAATTCACCGCGATCCATCCTGTCTTCAAGCAATTTCATTAATAAATCCCACACCTTGTTGTCGTGTTTTGGAGAGATTTCATATTTTCCACCTTTGTTTAACACAGGTGACTGAAACAGTAGCCTGATATTGTCTGCAGAAAGTGTGTATTGCTCAAGCCCATTTTCTTTAATCCAAGTTGATTTCCCCACTCCGGGGCAGCCTCTTAATAACACTAATGTTCTCAAATTCTATCAACCTTTCTGATTTTTATTTTTTTAAAATGCATCTTTTAATCACTTCTTTGTAGCATAGCTTTCAAAGAATACTTCAACTGATCTTAGGTAACGGTATTTATTTGGATCTTCCGGATTTCTGAATCTTTTCGATAGCACCAATGACCAATTAAACATCAATGGGGAAAACCTCGCCCATTTGCTAAAGCTTAACTGAAGACCTTTCCATTCTCTTCCCGCTAATTCTGCTAATTCCAGAATTTGATCTTCTTTTAAATTCACTTCTTCTTCAAACATCACTTGAATTTCTTCGTATGGCTTATGCCCAAAACAACAATGACGTGTTTTCAATCCAATCTTGAAATTTAAAATATCAATTAAATTAATCATTTGTGTATCAAGCTCATCATATGGAATACCATTTTTGAGGAACTTTTCTCTTTGGTTTAGTTTCATATTATCTTTCAATAGCAGATCAAAAGAATTCATACTCACTCCGCGCCCTCCTATCACATGATAACTTGGCTAACACTTACACCATCCATTTTTATTCCTTCATATTCGTGCTTTATTCTCTGCTTATTATTGATTGAACCAATTTCACCTTTGCCGAAACAATCAACGCAAGGAATATCCTTGTCATAAAATTTCCTCCCGTCTTCAACCCATGTAGCGTATCCTGTACCTTCGCAAACTGTGCACTTCATAACTCAGCGTCCTCCTTCACGATATATCCCTTTAAAATTGCCTTATTAAGATCATAAGCATGCAAGCTGTTCAACGGTTCAAACAATCCAGTCCACGGATAAGTAACACCCATATTAATACCCAGTTGTTTCCCGACGAATTGAAGGCGTGCAAACTCTTTTTTATCTCCTTTGGACAACGCGTTCACTCTTTCGGGTTCAGCATCAGCCATTTTTAAATAAAACATCATGCCTTCATCAATAGCCCGCGCCTGTTCCCATGTGACCTCAACCTTATCGTTTGTTTTGATTGTGATTTTTGTCTTTGTCATTCCGCACCCTCCAATACTTCACCTGGAATCATAGCCCCGCACTCCGGGCATTCGTAAATGTCCATATGCCATAGTTCTAATTCACTTTCGCCGCAGCTAGGGCAAATAATATCTTCCATCACTCCGCGTCCACCTTCTTCCGTCGCATCGAATTGACAAGCGTTTGAATTTCTCTTGTGATCCGCTCGGCCTCTTTTGCGCCTTGATCTATCACATTGAGTCTGTTTCGCTTTCTGTAAATCACCGCGTCATGCATGACATTGTTCACCTGTTCGTTCAATTCATCAAACAGATTGAAAAGTTGAATTGTTTTATCTTTGTATGCCATCACTCCGCGTCCTCCAATAACTCAGGAGTTTCAAAAATGTTTCCGACAACCTCGATTTCATCAAGTCGATACCATAAGAACCTATCCAATTGGCTCTTTTTGCTGACATGGTTCATTCTGTCGATACCTTTCCGTCTCTCAATAACATAACGGTCAATAACATTTTCTTTGAGTAAAGGATTCACATACGATTCCTCAGTGATATCCTTCTGGTATATATCCTTCCCTTTCTTGTCCTTTAGACCTGTGCCCCACATGAGAGACGTATTTTTTTGAGTACTAGACGCAATACGGATGGGACAAAGAGCTCCAACGATATTGCGATACACCCTCCATTCTCTACCCGAGATAATAAGACTCAGCTCACCATCATCCCAATAATGCATCTTCTCGCCGTCCCACACTCTGTATGCGGTGTTCATAGGAGCGAACCGTCCATGATAAGGACTTCAATGTCCGGATTGTTGAAAGTTCCTGAAATATAGGTGTAAGACATAAACTCCCCATCTTCACCCTTCGTTTGTGAATACATAATGAGCGCATAGTCTCGTTCCACTTCTCGGATTTCATCGTCTTGAAAATTGTCGTAATCGTCCGTGTCAGCAATCTGCTCGTTGTAAATCCTTTCAGCATCCACCTCGTCTTTCGCTTTGATAAGCGCGTAATATGGATCATTGATTTCATAGAATTTCATTGTTCTTCCCCCTTTACCTTTCTTGATAAAACTTAAATTTTATTTTTATCCTTAAAATATTCATGCTGATTTACAACATCTCGAAGTATGTATTGTATTTCCTCTAAATTGTCTTTAACAAAGTCCAGGTCTCCTATTGCCATTCTGATTTCATTGTTCTCTATGCTGCGCAAAGATCTTTCACATGATGCTAAAAGCTTTGCATATTTCCTTAAAACCATAGTTCTTATTTGATTATTAGTTGGTTCATTCATCAATAATTAAAGCTATCTCCTTTCCTAATTCTAATTCGATTATATAACCTCAACCATAAGTTGTAAATAAATATTTTATTTTTATTCTAATTAATTTTAAAAAAATCAGCTTTACTCATACTGTAAAGCTGCTGTCTTCATAAACGTCTTCATGCCGTCCAATTTCCAAAGAGTTTCATTTATTTTATCTCTAAATTCTAAAACTGAAGCATGATCCATTCTAATCCTCAAACAATCCCCATTGTTTTTAAAGATAATGTCTATGTAGTACTCTCCACTTTGTATGTTCTTAGAACCAACACTCATAGAAACTGATCTCATAATGTCTTTCAAGTCAATTTCAAGATTAAAATCCATTGTATGCTCCAGTCTGACTAAAAAGTCACCAATTTTTTATGTCTCATGATGACTGACAAGATGTGTATGTGTTTTTATTTTAAAGATAACAGTTGAGAAGATTTATAGCTTTCATTTTCAAACGAATCGTCTATTTCTTCGGCATAAGAGGTTGTTATTTCAGCATCCTCTGTACACATGATGTCTACATCAAATAGTGCCTCATATTTTTCTTGATTTTTTTGAAGAAACCCCATTTTTCCTGTTTTATTTTCTAATTTCTTTTTAATTGATTGATATGCGAACAAAAGTGCTTCCTCTTCATTCTTGGCTTTTATTCTGCCGAAAAAAGGAATGCACAGCTCCCCTTGAATAAAATAATCCTTTTCTGACATACGTTTCCCTCTCTCTGGTAGTAATTAACCAAACTTACGTTCCCTTTTTGTTGACTTAATTATAACCTTTTACCTAGTTAGTGGCAAATCTTTTTTCTTTCATTTAAAAACTTGGAAAGAATTGATATAGTATGATAAGCAATACTATAACAGGAGGTTGTCCGATGCTTGAGGTTGAAATCGGACAATGTTTGATATCCATTCTCCTGGAACGTAGAGGAATGTCCCTAGGGCAACTTTCAAACCTAACAGGCATCAGTAAGCAAAGGTTAAGTGATTACGCTAATGGCGTTAGACCTTCTATGAATATAAAAACAGCGAGAATCATTGCAATTGCCCTTAACTGTTCGATTGAAGACCTCTATGAATGGAAAATCAAACATTGACTTAATCGCTAGGGAGTTTGACCTAGCGAACCTCCTTGTACCCTTTTTAGTGTATAGAACTATTTTACTGCATATGTACAAATTTGTCTCTGTCTAACTTTGTCGAATTCTGAAAAATATGAACAAAATCCTGATATTTTTCTAAAAATATCACGAGTTAATTCACATTGTTTTTATTTTTACTCTAAAAGTTATGTAAAGTTAATCCCTGTAACAGGGATTAAGAATTAGTCTCAATTACTTCAGACTTGATACAATATTTTTCTAAGTTCTCCATGTTCACTACTTTCCTCAGTGATTGTGAATTAAACTCCGCGTCTTCATTCAGGAACCCGTATTGTCGAGTTATTTTTTTATAATCAGGTACTTTTAATTCGCCCTTCTCTTTATATATCTCATACGCCATGTTTAGCTTTCCTGAGTTGATAAGATTCTTAGGTGAAAAGAAGGGTTCTTCTAAAAATTTTTGAAACTGACTAAAAGAACGGTGAACTAAAAATTTGTCAGCTTTCATACTCTGATTAGAACTCTTATATTTTAGCCTGAAAATATTTTCGCTTTTAACTAATGAAGCAAATTTGTTTTTAAGTCCACTCTCTGGCGAACCATTGCTAAGATGATATGTTGTTTGGTCATTAGCACGCTTAAGCAGCTCATAACATTTATCGCTTACAGTAATTATTCTTACACCATGTTTATCATCTACCAGCTTTACCTTGTTATCATCAAGTAAATCGTCACCTGTTAAATTCAGTAACTCTGAATGCTGATAACCATCTATGCCTTCATAAATAGCCTGTATCATGGCCTTATCCTGATAATTAACCATAAAATCAACATACTCTTCTACTTCTTTATTGGTGAATAGTGTTTTTTTGTTTTTGTCTATAAACTGCTTTAAGTCACCATCCTGTATCTGATACACTTTGTTAATATTACTGTTTGCCAAGCCATTTTCCATTGCCCAGGTTGTGTATTGTCCAATTACAGCTCTTGCTCCTCTTAGTGAATCTATAGATTTGCTGTCCAGATCTAAAAATAACGTACGCAGCTCTTCCAAAGAAAAATTAAATATGTCTTTTTTAAGTATGTTTTCTGTAGCTGAAAAATCTTTTAGCCTCAGACGATAAAGGTTTCTTGTTACTTCACTTTCGTATTTCTCTAAAAACTTTTCCTTTAATTCAGCATTATACATTTCACTCATATTAAATTCTCCTTTAAGCTTTAAACAACAGCAATTTCATCATAAAATATTTTCTTTAGTTTCTTCTTCATAGCAGTCTTCAGTTGATTTTCATTATTTCGTCTTCCTAATTCTTCAAACACTCTTCCACTCTTACTAAAGTCAATTGTATTAACGATACTTTCAAGCTTGTTTAGTTCTACATTGTTTTCCTTCATCTTCTTGGCCAAATAAACATAACCGTAAAACATTACGTTATGATTAATGTATGATTGCTTTCTAATGGACGATAAATCATCTTCAAGAAATTCATCTGGGAAGGCATAAAAAAGGTTATCAAAAAAGTCGACCAGGTATTTCGCAATTTTCAACGCATCTTTTCGAGATTTCAACTCAAATGCATCGTCTATAGCTTCGGATAAAGTATAATATGTCACAAGAAAATTGCTATCAACACCAATTTCACTTTGTGGGCTTATTTTATTTTTAAGTTCACTTTTAAATTTCAGTTGCTCGACCACGGTTGAAGAATAACGTTTTTGTCCTAATTCTTCAATTCTGGATTTTTCAACTGGGTTTATTGTATTCATTTGAGCAAAGTGAACCTTAGCCTTTTCTTCATCATAATTGAGCACATTTAAAATGAATGGTTGATCTAATTCAGGGACTTCAGCAATGGCCTTAACAATACCTGAAATTCGATGGTAACCATCTAGAGCATCTAATAAGGTTCCTCGTGTTACAGTGAGGGTTTGATCGCTTAGATCATATTCAACTTCTTCATCACCATCAGATGTTCCAAGACGAGCGTTAAAAGTTAACATTGATACAATTAAATCGCCTTTGATAAACAATTCTTTGATCTCATCGACTGATTTAGGGTTTGTTTTAGGTACAGGGATAAGGCTACCCTTAATGTACTTTCCTTCACGCTGAGTGTTGTAATTATATTGCAGGATGGAGCTATTATATAACTCACTCAGTTCTTTGGCAGTAATGGAAGTGACATAGTTATCCTCTTTAATTTTAATCACATTTTTAAACTTGTATGGGAGCTTAACTACTTCTTCACCGGCGAATACTCTCCCACCTTCAAGCTCTTTTGCCAATCTGGTTGGAAAATAATTTGATGGATCTAAAGCTTGCGCTCCAAGAATTGAATACATCTCTTTTGAAACAATGTACACTTCTTTTTCGTTTAAACGCTGTACGTTGTTATCATTATTATTTAAAATTTCTTGGATATAACCAGGGAGTGCCTTGTATTTGTCCGCCATTGTGGCTTTTAATTCCTTCACCATATTGGGATCATTTTTAATATCAATAAGATTTTTCTCTATTTCAGTTTTTAACTTATAAAGTTTATCCGTTGTCAACAAAACATCAGACACATTATCACCTCACATAATCATATTAAATTTATCATTATTTTCATAAGCAAGTAAAGCTTTTATGTGATTATTTGTATCACTTGTTCAAAAACATTTTAAGTTTACTCTGTATATACATGTCTGATTTTAAAAAGAATTCTTTATATTGCTCTAAGGTAACATCATCTAAAAAGGACATGTCTTCTTTTTGATCAACCAAAACCCCTGGATCTTGAGAATAATCCCTTTCATTGTTTAAATAATGATCATTCAAAACATTGATATTGCTGTGACCAGAGAACGCTGCAACTTTTTTAATATCACCATTAACGCTGTAAGAAAAGTTTGTTGCAGTATTGCGTAAACTATGCGGAGTTATCTTTCTTTCTTTTGGAATGCCCATAACTCTACATACGCGATTCCACATATCCTGTATTGAATCAACTGTTAACTTATGAAATAACAGTTCATGCTCCCCATACTCTTGCTTTAACAGCAACAACTCTTCATAAAAAGCTGTGGAAATTCCAACTGGCCTAGCCTTTTTTTGCTTGGTTTTTTTAAAGTTGACGAGATAGCATTGATGCTTTTCTGAATAAGTAATATCATCCCACCCAACTCTAAGCACCTCTGATTTACGCCCTCCAGTGCGTGCACTAAACAAAATAAACATCTTTTTCATTAATCTGTTCTGCCGCTCAGTAACATACGCTGCCTCAGCAAATTCATCAGCTTCAGATATTCCTTCAAAAGAGCCTGCTGGGTTCTTTTCTGTTGGAAGAGGCCTAAAATTAAATACAGATGCATCACACTCATGTTCAGATTCAAGATACTTAATCATACTTTTCAGTGCGGCAATCTTGTTGTTAATTGTTGAATTGGAGTTACTTTTATTTTTAGCCAAATGGCTTCGATAATCATACAGGTCACTCTTCTTGATCGCCAGGTCACTCTCAGTTAAATATTCAATATCCTTGGCAGCATAGTGGTTGAAAAACTCTCTTATATGCCTTTCATACGTGGCTCTAGTATTAGACTTTTCAATTTCTCCAGTTTTTTGATCCCTGTTTCTTAAATCTAATTCATCAAACCACCTATTTATGTTGTTGAATATTGAATAATCCCTTAGTGTTGACGCTTTCTTTTGAGCTTCCATAATGACACACCTCATATCATTTTTTTCATTAAGTATTGATCAAATTCTTTCCACGCAACAATCCATTCATTTTCACCTTGAATATTACTCAGCAGCATTATATTGGCGTTACAGATTTCCATTTGCTTTAACATGTCGTATTCTTTAAGAGCGTTAATTAAGATGTCTGTATTCATTTTATCACACCTAATTTATTTTTATCCTATAATAAAATTCAGTTTAGGACATTTACCCTCTCGTCCTTACAGACGTTTATAATTGGCATCCCCGTCAATTCCTCATAAAGCTCCTCTTCGAACCCAATCCATTCATCACTTGTCGCTTCTCTTCGTAAGAACTCATTATAAGCAACTGCTATCTCAGGCTGCTCTAGAAATTTTAAAACGATCATATGCTTTTTCCAAACTTTAGCCTTGTTTTCTTCTGTGTAATATTTATTATTCATTTTAATTTTACTCCTTAAATGCATTTTATAGAATTCTTTTGATCTTTAATGAGGTTGTATTCTTTATGGTTTTTTCTCATTGTAGTTACATTATTAGGTGTAAACACATCTGGGTCCTCTAGGTGGAGATTGACTCGTGTGAAGTTCTTTAGTTGTTTTATGTATTGATATTGTCTTAATGATGTAATCTTCAACTCTTCTTTTTGAGTGGCACTGGTTGTTTCCATTGTTTCATCTCCCAACAACGTTCATCTTGTAACTTCATTATATATGTTCCCAAAATAATATGCAATGATTTATTTTATTTTTATTCAAGACAAAAAACACATCCCCTACGTATGTGTTAAAATGTCTGCTAATTTGTTTTTAATCCTCATTAGGATACCTTTGCTTTAGATTTTGATCTAACCATTTCTGCTTCATTTTCAAGATGATTGTCTTCCTGGGAAATTATAAGATTAATAGATGCCATTTCTTCGTAACCTTTGGCCATATCCTCATAAGAAAGTGCTTGTCCGAAATGCTTTTTCATTTTAATTCCCCCATGTTCTTGTTTTTTATATTATGAATTTCTGGAACATTCTCTTAAAATTAGAAAAGACGCCTGATCCACTGGATCAAACGTCTAGCCAAGTTATGTATTATCTTTGAAGTTAAGCCCCACGGCTTGGTGATGCAACTTTTACAGGCTGATCTACATGGTCTACTGATGCTGTCTCAATTGATTGCTGTCCGGCAACAAATCCAACAGCCATTGCTAACAAGATTACAACTCCAAGAACAATATTTTTCATTTAATTCACCTCCCTTCAATTTTAGACCATGATTAATTCAAGTAGTTTTTCGTCACAGCCCATTTTCCTTAGCTCCGCTAATGGAAGATTGATAAATAATTTATCACCAGATTTTTTCAACTTTGCAGTGCTTTCATAAAAATAATTCTTATTTTGATATAGAATCCCCTTAACGTAATCTAGAATCCCAGAATCATATTCATACAATTCCATATTTTCAAGCTCATTTATTACCTTCTCTGCTTTATTAAATTCCTTATTATTAGTATAGTAATATGCTACCTCAATCTTATCAGGGATATTATCAGTGTCGAAATCAAGCCATTTATTATCCTTATTCCAAACGTTGCTTAAAAAGCAAAGAGCCAATCGCAGCTTATATTTATGATGTTCATTATCACGCGCAAATTCCAACCCTTTAAGATACTGCTCTTTTGCTTTAGAATAGCTTTCAAAAATTAATGTATTACCATATGTTAAATGCCCAAATACTTTTAGGCGATTTATATTTGAATTTTGAATAACTTGTTCTGAATGATACCTGGATTTTTCAATTTCATTATCATTTAAATGAATATTTGCATTTAATAATGAAATCCTATTCATATAGCAATCTTTCACAAAGCCCTCGGGTAAATCGTTGAAATTGAGAATTGATAATGTGCTTTTCATCAATCCAAACTCGCCTACCTTCAAATACTCATACATCAGCATAGCATTTGAGAAAAACAACATTTCATCTGTTTTACACTTTCCGGTTGCTCTTATTGCATCAGTTAAACTTATCTTATTTTCGCTCAATCTTCTATGTATACTGTATGTATTGCCCCATTCTTGACTTGCTAGGTTTTTTGAGCTAGATAGCCTTGAAACTATCTTGTCTGTTAACGTATCCCATTGATTAATATCTGAGTATTCAACAGATTGTCTGGCGCATTTTTTGTTGGGATCCAATGATAAGAAATAATCACTTAAAAGTTGCTCTTCATTATCAGGAAACAAGCTTTTAACAATATTAATTAAACCGCCTAAGTTGTCCATTTCTTTCTCTGGGGTGTTAATGAATTTGTAAAAGCCATTAACTTTTTCGTACCCTGCTATTTTTGAGAGTTTCGCTGCGAGTTGGTTGTCTTTTTCACATTCATTCTTAATCATCTGCTTAAGATTCATTGGTTACTCCACCCCTTCCCAACTTATGTTCCCTTGTTTATAATATACATTAGAGTTGTCAGAATTACAAGTATTTATTTTATTTTTATTCTAATTATTTTTTGAAGGATCCTTATCTGATTAAAATTCGTATTTTATATAAACCGGCACAATAAGAATCCTTATTGTGCCTTAAAGATATTTAGTCCGAGTTTATCTTTTAATGCATCCTGCAGCACCTGAGAAAAATTAATGTTCTTTTCTTCAGCCACTTCATTCAACCACGCAGGAATAGTTAGTGTTTTCTTAATTGATTTACGTCTATATTCATCGCGGAATGCATGCATAGGTATATCAATCAAGCACACAACTTCGTTTTCCTCTGTCTTAATTTTCGAAAACGGTGATGGGTTGGGATACTTCTCTCCATCCATTTCTAATCCATATAAATGAAGCCCTAAAGCTTCTTTTGCCATGCTAATTGCATCTGTGTCATTCGATCCACAAGTTATACACCCAGGAAGGTCTGGAAAGGTTACTGTAATACCATCTTTTGCAAAGTGTAAAATAGAGGGGTAAGATACCCAGTTCATTTATAATCAACTCCTTAAAGAAGATTATATATACATTTAAAAAGTTTGCAAATTCAATACGTATAATCGAACGTATTTGTTTTTTACTCCTTATCACCAGGCCAAACACACATTTCAATTTCACTTTTTAATTTCTTTTTTGTATCTTCATCTAATTTGTTATAAAGAGTGCGGGCAAGATTTCGCTGATCAATAATCATATCAACTAAGACTGACTTGGTACGTTTGTTTAAGCCCGCTTTTGTCAGTAACCACTCGTCTCCATACCCAATAAACTCAAGCAGTACTGATTCAAGATCACGTATCCGTTTTTCCATTTGATCTTTATACTCAGCGCCTGCTCTGAAACCATTTTTAAACTCTTGATTATCAAATTTGTTTCTATTTATAGTATTGATAAATGTTTGATCCATGTTCATCAACCACCAAAATATGTGAAATCAAAATAGTACTCAGAGGCATTATCTTTAAACTTCATGTCAAGTAAGAGCTCTACTCCTTCGTTCCCTCTTTCAACGGGTATCACGGAAACATCATGTGTACCTAATGGGTAACAATTTAAAAAGAGTTTAGCACTCTCTTCTCCTCTCTTTATTGCTTTTTCTATGTTGATATTTGAATTGTTTTCTTGAAATTCTTTATTAATACTTTGTAATACAAAAAATGCCTCAACTTTATTTTCAGATGCTCTGCTTTTCTCAATAGTCCTATTTATTTTGTGATCAAATGAATCACCGATTAATGGCAATGTAAAAAGATTAAACGCTGCTTCCTGGAGAATTTCTTTTTTACCTTTTTCAAAAATATCAATGTAGTGCTCTTTATATAAGATCACATTAACAAATTCTTTTGTTTTTAAATCAACACTTTTTGAAGGATATTTCCCTTTTGGGGTTGCTACCAATAAAATAATGGATTCGTAATTCACACTAAGACATTCTCTAAATTTATTTAATTCTTCCATTCTAAAACCTCTCCCTTTACTTTAATTTTATTTAGACTTCTGTTATTTTAAAGCCTCTTCCATTCAACATACTCAAATCGCTGCTGATAAAGGTCTTCCAGGATTGAGGCCCATTCAACCCAGCCTTCCGCAACGATGCTTTTCTTCTCCCCATCCTCAATCCATTCAATCCAGTACACCTGAACACTCCTCACCTAGTAATAACTTCAATTTGCCTTATGGTAGAAGTGGCTTTAAACTCCGTATGTAGCTCATTTGCGATCGCTAAAGCTTCTGACATTGTAGTGAACTTAGAAGCGCCATGAAGCCCCTTAGAGGTCTTATAACCACTTCCATCTAATTTAAATGACTTGAAGTAATCATCATTTTCAAATTGAATAACAAAAAAGTTATCGATAACCGGCATAGCTAACCCCTCTTCAACAGACCAGCAATTTTTATGGCCAGTGGCAGCAATCCAATTAATATGTAAAACACCATAATATTTATTTTATTCTTAAAGAACAGTTCAATCATATTCTGCTCCATACCTGGTGAAAATGAACCAATCAGTTCCTGCTTAAACTCTTCATCATAAACCTGATCAACAAATAAGGCCTTAAATCCCGTTAGAAAGCTAATACCAAGCCAGAGTATTAAGAAATATGCTATTCCAATCAAATTAAAACCCTCCTTATATACATCGTCTGGTATTATAGTAGTGTTAAATACTTTGTGTAGGTGAAATTTAATGGAAGAGAAAGATTTTGAGACTAATGGCTACGATGTAACAGTTGTATATGATTATAAGGAGTACCCCGATGTTAAATATGGACGCTGTGACAACTGTGATTATGCTTTATTCAAGAGTTCAGTGAAAAGTGGTGTGTTTTTACGCGAATGTCGTAGGTGTGGTATGAAGAAGAGCATTTAATTCAATGCTCTTTTTATTTCACTGGAATCATGTAGCATTACAACACTTCATAACCAAGGAGATTCTAATGTTTAAACCAGAAAAGATATGTAAAATCAAACAAGCTTTTAATGACCTAAAAAACCCTGAAAATATCCCCTTCCCATTTTTAGATGAAGAACTAAATGAAATACGAAAAATAGATGTTAATAAATGCGAAACATTTAGCGAAGATGATGATTTCCCTTATTATTATAACGCTGTAATCGGTTGGGAAGGGCAATCGTTTGGGTACGGATATAAAGAAGGTTTCTTTAAGATCGCACATATGGCAATAGTGCCTTCCGATCAACAATCTGATGTAATGGTTTATCCAATTATTTTTAATTATAGACACTATTTAGAGCTAGTACTAAAAGAGAATTTATATAGATTTCAAATTTTATTCCGTCTTCCTCTATCTAATAAAGCAGACCATAATCTTGATGAACTATTGAAAGATTTTATCAAGATTCTTGAATCGCATAATCTTGGTTTTTTAATAAGCCCTAAACAAAAAAAGGTTATTATGGATTTTCATAACATCGATAGTAAAAACGATGCTTTCCGTTACGTTTATGACATAAAAGGGAATTTAAATCATTCATACGATCACAAAATGTTTAATCTACTGAGATTACATTATATAATGAATGAAATATACAATGATTTTAATGCAATTGATTATCTTTTTGAACCTGGCTCTTTCTTTTATGACAAATATTTGGCTCCAGAATATGAAGGATTAATTATGGCATTAAACTCTTTTCTTTCGGACAAAGGCAATAGAAAAGGTATTAATTCGCCTAAGAAACTTCTCAGTGTAGTGTCACGTTTCAAACACGAATTTTGTAAAGGGAATATATTCAAGTTTGAAAAAAGCACTTTCGTAAAAGTAACAGAAAATACATACGAAGTAGGAAACAAAAATTTTGATTTAACAATAACCATCTATGTAACAGACCAAGAAGTTATTGAAGCAATAAGCATAAATGAGCCGTCATAATCGGTTCATTTTGTTGAATAAACAGCAAAAATCATATGCTCATTCAACAATTTAAATTCGTGGTTTTATTTAGTTTTATAATTTTTCACGTGCTGTTTTACATTAATGATGGTATTCTTCAGCACCTGTAGAAGTTAAGACAACAGAGTAAGTTGTTTTTCCGATCATTGGATCATTAGTTCTTTTTATTGCCTGCGCATAAATCTCTAAAAGTTTTTCGTTTGAATGATAATAGGCATGTCGGTTTGACATTTCTTTTGTAATAAAATTAACAGTTTCACTTATAAGCATGTCTTCGTGATCAGGGGAGTTGGAATTAATTTTAATACTTGAATCGATTTCTAATCCAGTGTAATTATCATCTGATGAAAACCCCAACAATTGTGGCCCTTCGTCTGGTTTAATATATCCAACAAAGAATACAGAAAGTGGGGTAATACCAGAATGATATGCTTCAAAACATGATTTTCCGTAATTAAAAGCTTCTCTAAAAAATAAGAGTGGATCAATATTACTGTTCAAAATATCGCTTTTTTGATCAATAAAGTCAAAAGCTTTTTCTGCAATGAAAATTCTACCTGCAAAAGAAATTACATACTTCTTATTAATAATTTTTATTTTCTTATATTCATCTGATTCCACTTTTAAAATTCGGTCAAAACCATTTGTAGTAGTCACTCTTTTGTCAGCAGTCATAATTATGCTATTGTCGAATTTTACTGCTATCAGCATCGTCATTTGATATCTAACCTTTCCAAAAGTATTCCTGCCACAACCTGACTTGCATAACTGGTTAAAAGACTGGTTTCATTTCAACTTAATCAATCCTTGAGAACAGCTCGTTCATTACTCTGTCAGGATCAGTACCATTACTATCTAGATTCTTACTTAGCTGCTCCAATAATAGGGCAATCTCTTCTCGATTAAATTTAATTTCTTCCTTGTCTAAGTCTAATAACATTTCTAATGACTTCATAACTTTAACAATTTGGACTGGTGAAAGATTTAGTACGACTTCCTGTTCCCTGTCGGTTGCAACAGGAACAGATAATAAAGAAGAAGGGACTTTTAAGCTTCTGCTTCCGAAAAGAATTCTTACCATTTGGCCGTTCAATTCGTAATACTTGCCTTCTAGTTTTCCTTGAGAACCTTTTTTTCTTATCAAGGCAGCTTTATCTGATGGCCCATTATAATAATTATCATGCAGCATAACTACAGTACCAGCAGACAAATTTTGTTTTTCTTCATCAGAAAGCTCGCTTATTTTAACCCATTCTTTATCACTAGCCAATTAAAACCCACCTTAATTGTATTTTTCAATGATTCTTGAAGCAGCGTCATTAAAAGCTGTTTCTGGACACTCAGAATTAAAAATATTTAACAACTTTTCTTCAGTGAATTCCCTTTTCATATCCGCAATCATTTGGTTTTCACAGTCATAAGAATTAAAACTTAAATGAGCTAAATCACTGAGCGAAGATGATTCTCCTTCTGGGATTTGTAATTCGATTTGCTGGGGATCATACATATAAAAACCTCCGATGTATTTAAAGCTTTGGGATTCATCCATCCTTTTAATTGTCGAGTCGTCTAAATTCAACTCTGATATGAATCTATACATTATGCACTCTCCTTTTTTAATCAAGATGAAAGAATGATTTTATAGTGATTTAATTTTTGTACTCTAATTGCTTTATTCACATAATTGTTTTTAAAATGATACGTCTCTGCTCTCCATCTTCCTGTTTTCATTGGTTTGCTTTGATCAGTTTTAACCGCCTTTATTTAGATTGGAAAACACTTCTGTAGAAGTCATTTTAATTTCATCAGCAAATGTAATCAACTTCTCTAAATCGTCTTTATCAAAGAACTCGGGGTCAGTATTCTTAAGAGTTTCATTTGCATTGTTTAGCATTAAAAGTAATTGTTCAATTTCTTCAAATGGATTCAATTTATTTGGTTCAACTGGTGAAAAATCAGAGTTTGTTGGTTCCATATTTATCTCCTTATCAAGTTAAAAGTACGATTTTATGTAGACCCAGAAAATTTGTAATTATTTACTGTTGTTGTAACTTTAGTATATCATGACCACTTTAAGTGATCAATATCTTTTTCATCTTTTTTATAAATCAACAGCTCATGTAGCTCAATATCTAAATAGGAACAGACTTTATCTAAGAGGTCTCTTGGATACCGCTCCATTTCATCATGATAAAGCTTTCTAACTGTGTTAAAACCATGGTCAATATCATTGGACAGCTTTCGAATACTGATATTCCTTTCGTCTAATATCGGCTTTAAATTTGATTTAATCAATTTAACTACCCCACATTCATTATGTATGATCACTTTAAATTATCATTATATCCATAAAAAAGGTCAAGGATATACCTTGACTATGTATTAAACTTACCAATCATCATCCGGTTCATCATGTTCGAATCCATAAAAGCCTTTAATCCAGACGTCACCGCAGCCGGTTCCTTTTGTGATACTTAAGTAATGATTCCTGTTTGCATCACCATTCACCTTATCCTCTGCGCTCAAGTTCAAATGATTTCCCGTGAAATTCTTTTCACTTAGAGTAAAATCATAACCTGCCAGTGTAATTCTTTGGAGTTTAAAATTTAATGTACAACCTTCAGCATTGTAAATGGTGAACCTGTATCCCAACTTAGTTGGCCAATACTCGAGATTGGTGTCATCAGCCATAAAAAAGCCCGTTTCATTCTCAGTCATTTTAAAGCTGACCTTATGTTCATCTTTTGTAATCTTGGCCAAAGTACTTCCGCTACTCAAACACCAAGTTAAAGACACAGCAGCAATGCTCAAACCTAACTTTTTCATTTCCCCACCCCCTTCTTCCAAATTATACTACATTTAAAAAAGGGGGTGGTCTATAATAGGATGTCATCACAGAGACTTTTTATTTTACTTCTTCTGCGCCATATTCAATAAAAGATTCGACATCTTCTTCGTACTCAGCAATGGCCTCTTCTTCTGTTAAACCTTCTTGTTGCATTCTTTCTTCAACACTTAATACTCTACAAATCACTTCGTAATCTTCAAACGCTTCAAAGGCTTGCTGCCTAGCAATATTAATAGCCTCGTCATAACTATCAAAATCAAAAGCTTCTTCATCTCTTGTGATATCGTTTATTGAACCGCCCACGCCATAGAAAAGTTTATATTTTGTCATGTTGACCTCTCCCATTCGATAATTTTATTTTCATCTTGTAAATTAAGTATACAACGACTACTTAAAATAGTCAATAATTTATTTTATATTTATTCTTATTTTTCAGCCATAAATTTAATAAGATCTCCTCCTGGGTAAAATTAAAATATTCACATCTCCAAACCTACCTCATAATTTTCTGTATTTTCCTTCCTGCTTCTTTTCCATGATTTATATCGGTACTTAGCCTAGGAAATGAAACTCCTTCTTTATCTGTGTTCACCGTGATACAGCAAGATATACATGTATCTATGAGTATCTATGTGTGTCTATATATATCAATATCATCATAAACCACACAAAAAATTATATAAAGAACAAAAATATTCATTTTAAAGAACATTTCTTCCATTTTTATGATATAATCATCACTGCTTATAGGCAGCCTTACTGCTTATTCGCCATACGGTATAGGAAAGAGGTTCTTTAAAATGAACGTAAAGCATTCTAACTGTTTCTTTGTTATCAGGCTGTTTGCTGCTCTATGTGTGTTAGTTGGTCATGCTACAAGAGATCTAAACATTTCTGTCTTTGGTTATACTCCAGAGAGTAAAGCAATGTTTCACACCGGTATATCAATCTTCTTTTTTCTAAGCGCATTTTTCCTTTTCACTTCTTATGAGAGATCCAAGCTTAAAGGAAACAATATAACCGATTTTTATTGGAGCCGAATTATCAGGATCGCACCCGCAATATACACCTATGCTATTACCTCCACGGTACTGTTAATTGTTCTAGGAGCTCTTTCATTAACAGTATTCACTACAAAAGATTACTGGATATGGCTTCTGAGCAATCTTGTGCTATACCCTCAATACTTCCCTGACATATTCCATCATATTGGCACAGGTCGCCTTAACGATTCACTTTGGACAATTCCTGTTCAAATTAGCTTTTACTTAGTGTTACCAGCTATTTATTGGTTATTTAAACGTTTCGGATTTAAGAAAATGATTCTTTGTTCTTTTGCTGTTTCCGCTTTAAGTGTTTTGGTTTCTTTCGTAACTTTAAAGTTCTTGCCTGGGAATCTTATCGGTAACCTATACTTACATTCTTTCCTGCCGCAAATGTTTTATTTCACGTTGGGAATCTTCTGGGCAAAGGCATGGAATAAGTCGCCGCAGCATATCGTTTTATTTTTTTCTTCTGTTACTTTATTTTTATTCTTTAAAATTGACCTTTTACATCTCAGTTCAATAAACAGTACACTATGGAGTTTTTTATGGTTTATCCCTTTGAGCTATGCGATCGTCTGGTTCGGATACAATGGGCCGAAGATATTGTGGCAGCTAAACAGGTTAGACGATATCAGCATGGGAATTTTCATATGGCATATGGTGATTATCAACATCTTCTTGTACACCGGAATTTATAAGTCACTATCAGATTACCCGCTGATTATAGTTCTAATTGTTGTCACTGCTGCAATCGCATTTCTTTCGTACAGAATAGTGGAAAAACCCGCTCTTAAATTACGTAATATCAAGAAAAACAAACCAGTCAAAACAAGGATTGCGAGCTAACTGCAAGGGCTGTTCTTATGTAGGCAGCCCGAATCCTGTTTAGCATGAAATGGTGTTTTTATTGTAAAGCTCGTCTTATTTGTTGTCTGCATCAGTCATTATAAAGAGTCTTTCATACTCAATATCAAAAGCATCAACAAACGCTTTCTTAGCTATTGCACTTGTGATAACTAAATTGTCTTCACTCGTTTTGTCCACTCTTCCAAAGACATCTACCGCAGCACTTTTGGCCAATTCCCATACTCCATTTTCACTAACAGCAATCATAAAATCCCTAAGTTCTTTTGTGTTCACTTTATAATCCCCTCAGCTTTCATTTTCTTTATGTAACCAAACAAAGCATCTCTCACCTCTGTATCATCCCAACCCCACTCATTAGCAAGAGATATAATTTCTACAGGCAAAGTCTTAGCAATAGTTTGTATTTCAGAATTATTTGGCACTCTTCTATAGATATCTACAAAACAGTCATTTATTTGATCATTCATGCTATTCATTTGGTTAAGCACTCCTATGCATGTTTTATTCAATATCATCTACTTAGCCAATAACTTTAATATTTTCGCTTTCACATGATGGACAGTCTTCATCAAAGTCATCGCCAATCCATCTATACCCGCACTCTTCACACTTGATTAGTAGCTCATCCATTGTTCATCTCTCCTTTTTAAAGGGTTATTGCATGCAGTTCTATTTCAACTCCTTTTTCATTTCTTGTAATTGATTGTACACTTGCTCTAATTCATCATCGTATAATTGAAACTCTTTTACATCTTCTTCTGAGTGTTTCACTTTAAAATCAACAGTAATCTCTCCGTTGGCGTCAGGGGTATTTATCTTATAAAAAACTTCCGCTCCATCATCGTAGTCAAATTTAATCCATTTCTTCATGTTAATCACCTTTCTTTAATATAAATTACATGTTTAGTTTCAGCTGCAATTTGCACATGTTCGCCGAATCGTTCAGCGTTCCGCACTTGATACATACGGTCGTCATGGGTATTGAGTAGAACCTGTGTTTCCTCTGTTATTTCCCCTTTGTTTATCATCTCTTGCAATGAATCAATCAATTGTTTTACCTTCATGGCTATTATATTTCCCCTCTCTTTAGCTACTCAGTTGCCTAACTAATTAATGGCTTAATTTCTTTTACATATTCAAAAACTGCTGTTGACCTTCCAGAATGCCAAACATTTCATGCCTACCAGTAAAGACCCAATCTTATTATCTCCTATTTTCAACTAAGGTTGCGATACTTACTTTATAATCTACTGACGAAGCGTTCTTGTGGTTTGCAACGTCGTCAATGTCCGCAAACATACCTCCGCAACTCAAGTCATTAATCAACTCGATATTAACCAACGGTTCACGGAATGCCTTGATTCTATTTTTATACTTATAAACTTCGTTAACACCATTTTCTGCCCACATCACTAAGAGCAATAACTCTAATTCACGCATATAATTCCCCTTCCCTATTAAACTGCTGTTTTATTCCGATTTCAAGGCATTCACAAGCTTTTCTTTACAATCATCACATACATTTACAATACTTCTTGCATACGGCACGTATACGCTATATACGCCCTTTATTCTTCTGTGTCCACATCCATCGCAATAATCGGTTTCTTCTGATTTATAGACATTGATTTTCTCTCTATCCAAACTACACCCATTCCTTAATCATTTGTATCCTGTTTAAGCTTCCGAATAGTCTCATTCTGTCTTTCTATAACATTTTCGTAATAGCAGAGCCTTTCTAAAGCGTGCGTAGGATTTTTCTTAATCCATCTTAATCTTTCAACGAGCAGTCTCAGACTTAATTTATTCATTGAAAGCATTTGATCACCTCTGTATGTGTAAAATTATTGTTCTATTCTTACTTGCTAATCTGAATGACATCGCCGTCAAAAAAGATTAATAACTCTACATGATTCCCTCTGAGGTATGTATCAAATTCAATAGTCCCATCTTCAATCATTTCTCGGATACTCTCTTTGACAACCTGTTTTACTTGTTCTTCAGTCAATTTCTCCACTCTCCTTAAAAGTCCACTCAGGCAGCACTTGTATCATATCTGTGTTTCACGTTTTTTATTCGGAGTCTTTCATTGCAATGCTCATCTGTTCAATTGCTCTTTGATAGGTTGTTAGCTTGCTTAAGTATGCATCTATATATACTCCACTTGACTGCAATCCATCTTCATCATAAAGCGTTTCATTATTCTCTATTTTTCTTTCAAGATTCGAAATTATATTTTTTACTGTTTTAATTTGGCTTACTAATCGTGATTTCGCTTGATCTCTTTCAGCTTCTAGGATCATCAAATTTGTATTTTTCAATTTCAATCTCTCCATTCTGTTTTAATTACTGTTTTATTTTGATTCACTTATTCAGTTGCTGTAATGTTTGTCTTGCTTTTTCTAAATAAGCATCATCATTGAAGACTCTATACAAAGTCATATAATCATTATGTTCATCAAGAATTTGGTCTACCGTTCTTGTCTCTTTGAAAACGCACTCTTTTTCAGTAGCTTTTTCTGCTTCTGTTTTTTTGGATACATCGCTGCTCTTTTGTTCGATTTCCCCTGATTGCTCTAAAAGCTGAACAATGTCCATGCTAACTTTGTAATTTCTTTTGCCAAATTGGATGGTGGCCTCGCCCCAAAACATTTGATAATCAACCAGTACCCCTTGAGATCCTTTTTTCTTTAAAACTCTGTCTCCAGAAATCGTTGTGTGATTTTCTGTTAATATAACAGTACTTCCAATTAGATTATGAAGTTCTTTTTGAGACAATTTTTTAAGTGTTGTTTTCATTTTAAATATCCCCATTCTGTTTAAAATATGCATTTTATTTTATTTTTATCCTTGAAATATGTATGCTCCGCTGTTGTTTTAACTTGATTTAAGTATAGCATGACCATTTTAAATAATCAATAATAATTTTATTTTTATTCTAAAAGTGCGTATTTTATTATGATGTAAGCATGAGAAGCTTCGATGTATCCAGGATATAATAAGAAGCGTTATTTACCGTTTCACTGTAAGATTGCGCACCCTCAAAATCATTAATTACGTCTTTTTCTTCTGCTGTCATATCCTGATATTTCACTTTGCCATATGAAGGAGGAAGCCAATTTTTCTTTTGACTGCCAAAAATATTAAATTTCTTCAGAATTTCCATATCTTTAAATTCAATATGACATGTTCCTTTTTTATAGAAAGTTACATAGAAGTACTTTAATTCTATTTTTTTCGTTTCACCGTAATGCTTAGCTAGTTTTAGAGTTTCATCTATGTTCATGTCTTCTGTTAACCCATTGTCAAGATAATTGAAAACTTTTTCGATATCTTTCAACTTTTCTAAGACCTTGTAGTCTGTTGGACTATATTGACCGAGCCAACTACAATACCCGTTTAGTGGAATAATTATTTTTTTATTAATTTTATATGATTTATTTGTTTTCCACCCATTATATAAGTGCACATTTTTTGATGATTCATCATAGTAATACTTGTGGCTAAATTCTTCAAAAAGGTTAAGTATTGTATCTTCTACGCCCTGCGTCATCTCTTTACTCATCTGAATTCTTAATGTATAGATATTGAACAAAGAAAAATCATAATCTTTTAATTCCTCAACGTGCTGCAAATACTTTTGTTTCAGATTGCTTGTGAAGAGCCCCATAAATTGATCATTGTTAAATAACGTATTCCAATACTTCGCCCTAATTTGTTTTATATATGCATTCTCTATGTCATTTTCTTCGGTATTCTTATCAATTAGCAGCTTCAATATTGGAGTACTGTCATCATTGAAACTATGCAGCATTAATGGTTTTAAACTGTTATATTCATTGATTAATTTTAAACCCGCTTTAATTTCATAATTGAACTGTTCTACAATTCCTTTTATAAAGTCTGCATTCACTAACTGTGTTGCTTTATAATCGGCACTAATTTTATGGGACTCATCTTTTTTCAATTCTTCTATTAGAACGCTGTTATATTCTTGTTTTTCAATGCTTATGTATATTAGCGCCGTTTCAACTTCTGTGCTTCGCTCAGAGTTCGAAAAAGCGTTTTGAATGTATTCAACTTCTGCATTTATTTCCTCTAGCTTACGTATAAGAAATTTCCTGTCATTTGAATACGGATTTTTTAATGTTTCGGCATTTAGTAAGCAAACAATTTGGCCAGATCTTTGTTGCTTTTCAATTAATTCAATCGCCTTTAATAAATGTTTAACACCGTTACTAAAAGGTGGATTCATAAAAATCAAATCATACTTCTTGTAAGTGTTAAACGTCAGAAAATCATCTGCAATCACTCTGTAATCTTTGCCTTTAAGTATGTGTCGTAAGTTTTCATATTGTTCAATTGTATCAATGTCATATTTCGAATTCCTTCTATAGTTGCTGGTGTTTTTAAATTGAGTATAAATGGCTTCTACTAAGTTTCCTTTACCTGCTGACGGCTCCAGAACAGAGTTAATGTACTTCCATTCTACTTTAGATGTCATTTTTCGGATTAACCGTGGTGGTGTTGGATAAAAATCCGGATTATCTTTAAACATTTTTTGTTCTCCCCTTTTTAGGGAATGAGATGTTTCCCCATCCCCTCATTAGTTTATAGATTAGGCTTATATGTGTTGATTATTGGTTTAAAGCTTTTTTTATTTAAGTAACCTAAAACCTCATCAAATTGTCTTTTGTCACAAGAGTAGTACTTACTATGAATTATTTTCATTCCATCTGGTCTAACCTCTACATTATTCAATACTGTTTTGGGCAGCGAGTGCCACCCTTTGAACATCAATAATTCTGAATAGAAGTGACGATAATATAATTTTCTTTTATTTTCAGGCTGGTATGTCAACTTGACTGCATTATCATATTGGGCATATTTAGTTGGCCGGTAACTGTCATATGTTATTCTTTCAGTAATTAAAGATCCAAGATCAGATATGTAAAACAGAGTATATTTTTCACCTTTTTCAAGATCAGCGCTTTTAAATTGTTCTTGAATGCTGTCAACTTCATGGAGAATTCTGTATAAAGCAGTTTTTAATTTTTCTGTATTTACTTGTTGGATAAGATTTTTACTCAATTTTAAATTATTCAATTTCAATTTTTCTTTAAGTGAAGTTTTATATGCGTCCCAGTTTTTATTATTCCAGGTTGCAAATATATTTAATTCTTCAATGACTGAGTTAGAAAGATCTTCTATTTTTCCCGCTTGATATTTTAACTCCTGCAATTCTTCTTCTTTTAACGCTTGCTTATGAGAAATCGCCTTTTCAATTTTTGCATTATCCACTAAGCCAACATATCTCGCATAAGAATGGCCTTGAGCGTCTATAATAAATTGCAATTTCCCTCCGTAGTACGCTCCTACGCCATATAAATTCCATTTGACTGTGTTCTTTTCAAGATCGTCCATATTGTAATAATCAATCATTGAGTTGATTCTGTTGTCTTCTGTAAAACTTCCACCGGTTTCGGCAAGAAAATCAAAATCATTTAAAAGCAAGTTAGAAAAGTTGTTTAAAGCTTCTTCAGTATTGAAATGTACTTCTTTTGTAATTTTCACATTTTCAAGTCTGTAGTCACCTTTAGCAACCTCGTCTTTGTATTGATCAAGTGTTTGATTTTTGTTTAAGTTGGCAAACTGTGCATCAATAACAAAATACTCTTGATCTTCATTCAGTTGTTTTACTACAATGCTGCTATAGATATTTTCGGCTTGTTTCTTTTCTTCTTTTTGCCGTCTCTTATATTCAGCATTTTTAAACTCTTGCTCTTTTAAATATTCCTGAAGTTCTTTTTCTTTTCTCGCTTTCTCGGCTCTTTCGAATTCTTCCATCTTTGAATCAAACAGATTCATATCTTCTTTAATTTCTTCTGTTTGTTCTGTCACTGTGTATTCCCAATCTAATGAAACACGACCATAGAAATTGTAACTGCCTGCGTAATCAGTGTATGGATCTGCTGGGCTGTAGCAATGGCGATAATTGTTTAAAAGACTGTTGCAATAATCATAAATCGCAGTCAAATAAGCTGAGCCTTTTTCATAAGGGCTTGCTTTGATTTTGATGTTAATAGTGCTATGTAAATAGCTTCCCCCAGTAGTAACAGAGAATTTGCATTGTGGGAAACGTTGTCTTATATGCTTTCTTATTTCCTTTGCCATTTCTTTTACTTCTTGTTCCTTATTTACTTCTAATTCACTCCATTGTGTTGCATCCCACAGACTCATATTTACACCCTTAGCTTTCTTTTTGGTTTTTGTGATTGTTTTAGAAGATGAGATTTCTTGTTTAGTGACACCATTAGCGACCTGCATTGATTTTTCTGTCCGTTTGCTCCACCAACATTTTTTGAATCCAGAGTATCGAAAACCGTTTGATTTAAGATGAGTTAAAACCTCTTGTTCTGGTTTACTATCAAAATAAAGTTCAATTCCGTTTAACTCTTCGTTAATTCTTAAAACAGCTGTCATTTTCAACCTCTCCATTCTTTATTACAATTTTATTTTTATTCTAAATGTATGTAATCCTTTGACTTGATTTAATTTTAACATGATCACTTTAAATATTCAATAGTTATTTTATTTTTATTCTAAAAAAGAAAAACATATTATCGAGGTTCAGCTTGCTGAAACGAGACGGCCGTAAAGGCACTTTCTTTACGGACGAATTTATTATTTTTTATTTAATTATTTTCTGGTTCTCCTTAAGACTTAGGCTCTAAAACCCTTGATATGACTGGCTTATTTTTTAAGTTTAAGAGGTTTGTCCTCTTTATCAGGTATCGAGCCAGTTTGTGAGCAGCTTCCTCATTCTCAAAGAAGGTATGTACAAAGTTATTTCTTCTCCATCTCTAATAGCAGACCTCCATACCCATTGTACTAACTCAGACAATGCAAATGCGTCCTGGTCTATTGTAATACTGTACTTTTCTTTAAAATAATTATACAGAACAGTATTCGTATATCTGTTTATTGTATATGCTAAGTGTTTCTTATGCTTAAACTCATTTGTTGCACGTGCATTACATGAAACAAATCCCTTTGTATACCCATTGCCCTTTATTTTGTTCTTATGGTCTGAATAAGTCGTCCACATAGCTTCATCACTTGACGACTTAACAATATTATTAAAGTAATTGAATACATTGTTCTTCACCTTTTTGATTGTGTAAGGTGATTTATTTTTATACCAATTAGAAGACAGTGAAAACTCCAGTTGTCCTATTGTGTTTAGATTACCTTCATATATATTTATTTTGTTTCTTAACTCTTTCTTAAAGCTCCTTTCATAATCAGTACTGTGATCAATGAACCTATACTGCCCATCCATGTAAGCTGAAATGTACTTTTGATACTTAATGTTGTTCAGATCGTAGTAATATTTTTGTATTTGAGCATCAAACATATATGTAAGTATGTAAACTTCCTTGAATAACTGGAATACGTCGGCAGGAAAGTTCCAAATCAATATATTATCTTTGAAATACATTAGGTTGTTATTTAACGCCATATCTCGAATATCATCGTATCGTGTTTCATAATCTTTTTTTTCTTCATTCCATTTGACAAAACCGTTTTCAACATAAATCAAATTGGAATCAAACAGTGTTGTTAGATCATGTTTCTTTACCTGTAATTGTTCCACTACTTCCATGACTTCATCTAATATCAGTGTGTAATTGCCTGCAAGTATAAGTTCCTTTGTCTCATCATTTGCGTTTTTAAAAAGGTTATGAGTTGCCACAATGTTTTTATTCTGTGATAAGAGTTCGTGAAAGGATTCAAACTTATATTGTGTTTTATCACCTTTCTTCTTTACTTTAGGTTCGAAAAATTGTTTGGACTTTATGCTTTTCTTTATGCGCTCAACTTCATTTAAATAAGGTGTGATGAATATAAAGGTTTCTTCTTTACTAGCAGAATTCATTTTGTTAATCGCTGCAGATGTTTTACCGCTCCCCATAACCGAATCAACTATTTTAATTTTATTCATAATAAATATAGACTTCCCCCTTAAATATTATATATCCATTGTGAAAGCAGCTTTTCCATTCTCATCGAAGGAATGAACACTGTTAAAGGCTTATTGATATTGCCACAGTTTATTATCCATTTTAAAATCAAAGATAAAGCGTATGTATCTTCATCTAGAGATGACAACTCGTTATATTTCGCAATCAAAAACGAGTTTGGGAAACAATTGGCTGCAAAGCACAGATAACTTTTCTTTTCCTTTAGCTCTTGACCATTGAGAGGCACAAACCTTTTCTTGTTTCCTTTGAATTCTAATTGTCTCGCATATTGTGTGAATGTTGTCCAGCAACGATCTTGACTAGTTGATTTTGTTTGATTATAAAAATAATTATTCATATTCAATTTTAATTGTTGCACAGCACCACCAGAGTTTTTATTGAACCAAGTTTTACTGTAGTCATATCTCCTATTCCCGCTATGAAGCAACTTACCTTTTTTCTCGTGGATTATTAAGTTTTTCTTTAAGAGATGCAGAGTTCTCTCTGAAAGGTTTTTACAATAAAACACATCTTCTACGAAACTAGAAGGAGCTGAAATGCTCCGCATTGTAGTGGAGCTTAGAACATTATACAGACAGTCTGTGTCCTCTCCATCTAGCCACATCTGCTCTATTTTTAATAAATCCTTTTTCTTTTCTACATGCTCCAATATTTCGAATGTGAAATCATTTAAGCTATGTTTATCCCAATCTTTCTGAAGGAGATGAGAATGGTGAACTCCATAATGTAGATCATTTATATGTTGTTCCCAACGTTTGAATACATTTATGCTACTTCCTATATATTTTTTTCCGTTATACTTATTTGTTATCTGATATATTCCTTTCATTTTAACTCCTTATAATTTCTTTTTAAAAAGGAACGATAAACAATATACCGCTCCTTCTTATGTCTTAAATTCAATTGTTAGTTCTCTCTTCAAGATCATTAAAGTGTCCTTCCAGCCTAGAAAATGAATCATTATTGCACTGTTGATCACTTTTTATTATGGCAACATAGATGCAATTTCTCCAGGTTCATTTGTGGCAGTCCATTTATTTGTCCCGCTCATCTCTAATAAGCACCGTATAGTGTGATGTTAGTTGGACTTGTCTACATTCTTTCCGCGTAAAACGAAGTAAGCGATCCATAACAAAATGACGATGATACACGTTACTATGAAGATAGCCGTAATAAGCGACTGTGTTCCGCTGCTGAAGTAATCTTTGATGAAGAGGAACAATAAGAATAAAACAATAAATGTTATGTTCGTAAACCATAATGAGAATCGTTTCATATTTACAATGTGCTTGTCCATGTTATAATATGGGTAGTAACTAAAGGGGAACTTAATCCCCTTTAGAGGTTTATCGGCGTATACGTTTGCGTTGTCTCTTGCTACGGAGGCGCTTGCGTGTACGCTTTTTCTTTTTGCTTTTCTTATTCTTCATCAGGTTTTGAATCTTCTCAGCTATCGTTAAACAGTTGATGATTAAAACCGTGATAGGAATAAGGAAAGCAATTGTTATACCCACTTTCTCAAGCACTCTTTTCACCTCCTTTCCTATAACTCTATTATAACACATTTTTCCTACAAAGTCATTTTATTTTTACTCTTAAAAAGGATTTTTTCAAATTATTTCGGACATTATTTATGGGTGTTTATAGGCTGTATATGGCGTGTATGTGGATTGGATACCAATGATATTATGATCAAATTAAAATTGATTATAGGTGTATTAGAATGCTTCTGATGATGCCTGGTTAGTGTGTTATGGGATGGATATATGATGATGTGTGGAAGGAAACGGATAGAGATGATTTGGTAAGCTGAGGATATGTAAAGTTGTGGATATAATGAGATGAAGGAATATGATTAGAGTGAATATAAAATAGGTGTGTGCGGATTAGATGAAAATTATATAGGATAGATAACACTTCGATTCATTCCCCTTCGTTATACACACGATTATTTTTAATGAATGGGTATTCACTTTTAAATTGACCGCTTTATTATTTTTTCAAAAATAAATATTGTTTTTCATTTGAAATTGTGTTAGAAGTCTAAATTTATCAGCCAAATCACAAAAACCCTACATAACGTATCTTATATAGGGAATTCAATACCAATATATAGGGGGTGTATTAACATCTAAAGGCCAAAAAACAGGAACAAATGTACCCCTAGCACTTCCATTTCCACACCCAACTTATTTTTTCATTTACCCATTTTTCAGCCTATTTTCATATCGTAATCGCTATCGTAAAAGCCTATAATATCAATGTTTTCCCACCCCTCATTTTCACCTTTTTCATCAGATTTTTAACTCAACGACCACTTTTCCTCTCTCCTGCCTACGTTTTACGATCACAAAACACCTATTATCCCTTTGGACAGCTCTAAATCATTGCTATATCAACGGAATAACCCTTTCCGATCTTCATTTACGATAAGCACTTTTATAGCTCACGATCACAAGGGGGGTCATTAAAAATCAAAATAAAAAAGCCACCTTAGTAGGCAGCCTCCTTTAAAATTAGCGCTTTAGTCTCTTCAGTGCCTCCATATACGAGGTCTTTTTCGATTCCTTGTTCTCCAGTTTCTTCGGTTTAAATAAATCCTCTCTACGTCGATTCCTAGCTTTATAAACAGTTGTCTCTTTAACTTCAGTGTTTCCATTTTCAATTAGATCATCTAACTGCTTCATCCGTTCATTTATCCAGGTTAACCCACTAAGAATGGTTATCGCCCTATTCCCTTTATCATAATGTCCTTTAAATAAGTCTAGGGGCATCTTATTATCAAAGATATTAAACAGCTCATTATAGGAAATATGCTCTGTTAAGAATTCATGAACATCCAGAATAACTCCAGCTCTCATCACATTTGTAAACTCAACTGGAGTGAATATCGAATTGTTCCATGATTTCTGTATATCTTCATGTAGCTTATCAAAATACTTACCCTCATTTGTAAATTCAGTGAGGTCTGTTTGAGCAATAGTCATGATTCCTGATGTATCAAAAAGCTGATTTAAATCCTTCCTGTCTAATGTACTGATCTTTGATCCTCTGTCCGTGTAATTGAGTAAGACTTCAATTAAATCAAGGAACATTTTATTTGTCTCCTTGTAAAGCCTGCTCTCTGAAATCTTTCCTTCGTATTTACTCAAAACCATTTGATTATCCAAAGGTAAAACACATGTCTCTGGCATAGATAAGTCATCAAGCAACTCCAGTGAATTCATCTGGTTAACCAATACTTCATTGTTGTCAGGAAGGATTGGTACAGCAACTATTGTTTTATGAGTAAGACATTCGTTTAACAATTCTAATAATATAGGAGCTACCCCTGAACCGGTTCCACCAGCTGCGGAGAAAACAACGAAAATGACTTGCACTGAAGGTTTTTCCATTGTGTTCTTTATAAACTCAATTGATGACTCCCAGTTATTTTTCATATGTTTCGCTGCTACGCTTCTGTCTTTACCTACTCCTTCTGTCCCTACCAGATGAAGCTTATCTTGAATATTGACCAATGAATTAAGGTCTGAAAGTGAATAATTTATTGCGACAGAATGAAACCCTCTCTTCATCGCTTCATCTGCTACACTTCCACCGGCCTGACCAATTCCAATAAAGCCAAACATTAAACCATCTCCCCTTCTAATTGGTATCTCAAAGCTTCTTGTCCATATTGAGTAATAAAAACTGTATGCTCTTTACTGTTTTTAACTATATTAATAAACTGCAAGGCCTCTAAACGATCTATGCTCTTTCTAAAGGTAGCATCAGTTAACTGAGTTTTTGCTTGAATGGTTTTCTTCCTAATTGATTTAAACTTTAAATCAGCCCCTTCATCGCTCAATAAGCCTAGAATATACAAATCATTTCGAGTTAAGTTGTCAATTACTGAATCAAAATAAGTATCCATGTGACCCCTCCTTAATATCTTGTGATTTTGAAGTATCTTGGTTGATCTACGATTATTATATTGTTTATTTGTATTTAAATGCAAATATTTTTGTATCTTAATGCAAATAATCATACTCTGCTTGTATGTAAACCAGTCATTTTATAAAATTTATTCAAACAGCAAAAGGATGATTTAAATGGAATATAGGGTTAAAAGTAAGTTGGATTCATTTCTAAGCAGCAAAGGTATCGAAAAAGGCTGGTTAGCAGAGCAAATAAAAGCTGAAAGAGCAAGTATATCTAGATGGTGTAAAAATGACAGCGAGGGATTTGCAACCGTCCTCCCTAGTACATACAATCTTTTATTGATGGCACATATTCTAAATTGTAAAGTTGACGATCTTTTTGAATTAATCGAAATTAAATCCAATTAACTTTGGATTTTTATGTTTACAAGAGTAAAAATAAAATATATAATAAAAACACAACCACATGAAGTGGTCTTTATTTTAATCATTTTAAGAGTAAAAATAAAATAGTATGGAGGTGTAAGATGAAAAAGCAGTATTTATTTAGTCATTTAATGGGGTTTATTGAGGGAAAAGTAGTCGATGGGACAGCAACACCCGAAGAAGAATACCTTTATCAGGATTACAAATGGTACGGAAAGATTAATAAGCAAAGCTTTACATATCGAAGTTTAGTAAATCAATATCTTAATAGCGAATATTAAGCACTTTTAGAGTAAAAATAAAATATACGGAGGGGATTGATTGTTAACAGCTAAAGTTGGAGAGAACATAATACGGAGTTTTGATAACAAGTATGATCGATATACCTTAAAGAAGTGGTCAGATAAAAAGATCCTAAAATGTCCAGTATGCAACGATACTTATGAATATTGTCACGGTGATATAGTGTCACCTTATTTCAGACATAAAAATAAAAAGTGTAGTGATTTTTATAGCGAGCCAGAAACAGACGAACATAGAAAAGGGAAGATCATGCTGTTTAATTGGATTAGTCAGCAGCCAAACATTGATAAATGCGAATTAGAAAAATGGCTCCCTGAAACTAAGCAAAGGCCCGACATTTATTTTGAGAAAAACGGAAAGAAGTATGTCATTGAATTTCAGTGTTCACCTATAGCTACAGAATTTTTAAACAGGAAAGAACTCTATAAATTAAACAATATCACTGATATCTGGATTCTAGGAATTGGAAAGTATAATTTAACAAAACATTATGAGGGTTACAATCATAGTTCACGTTTTAGAATAATTGAAAAAGAGTGCTCATCTAGTTTTGGTCTGTATTACTTAGATACAGAAAGTGAAGCATTTTTAATTGGAGACTCTGTGCTTCATATTAACAACCTTGAGGTTAATCCATTTACCTTTACTGTTACGGAGTTTATAAAAAAGTATTATCTTAAGCCCAATATTCAAGGTGATCTTTTAACCCACCTGTCTAGTTTTGATGACCAGATACATTATTACATGCCTGTAAAGACAAAAGACGTTGAATTTAATGATTCTATTTGTTTAACCTTCGATTTTAAATCAAAATACAAAGAAATCATTGATGAGGTAATTGAATCATATTCTAAATATTTATCTCACCTAGAATTCTTGAAGCAATTGAAGGAATTAAAAAAGTCTATCAGTATTAGAAAGATAAAAAAAGTCGTTAAATTGTTGAACGATAAATACTGTAATTTTAATCTCTCTTTCGAAATTTCAGGTTTTAATAGTCAATATTACATTTGTTCGATTAATTTTGAAGACTATGTCTTTTTTATAAAGAAAGAACAGATCGATTTTTGTTCTAAACATTACTATTTTTATCCCACCTACAGAAAAAGAAAAACAGTTTGGAGAGAAGGATATAGGCACAAGAACTTAAATTCATTAAAAATTAAATCTGTTTTTGATAACAGTGTTTCTAAATTTATAGAACAATGTGTAGAACCCTTCATTTCGGAAAGAATAGAGAATGAGTTAAGGTTTCAAAAAAATATGAATATTGTTAAAGACTCTAACCTCAAAATTATTACAAATGATTATTGGATAAATGGTAATGAACGATTTAAATATTATAGAAACATAGAAGAAATAAATGAAGAATTTATTAAAAATGAGCTTGTGGAAGATACGGTTAAATTTAAAAAGAGTAAAAATATAATATATATGTTTAACGAATCAAATGATATTAATAATATCATTAACACCCTAAAAGAAATTGGTTTTAACAATGTTGAAATGTTATCTAATTGTACTAAGAAAAGAGGTAGTAATCGTTGACCAATGTTCAATACTTTACTTTTAAATTTAACTCTTCTAGATTAAAAGAGTTTAATTATAATATAAAATTGACCTTTAAAGAAGCAAAAAAATTTAATGAAATTATCTCGTTATTTGACAATCAAATTTTGAGATCTATTAGAGATATAAAAAAGATATCTTGTGAGGACACGCTTAGAACCCTATATATAGAAAAAGAAAAAATAAAAAAAAGCAACCATAGTAATGAGAGTGCAAAAAGATTAAATGAAATTCAAGAACAACTGGATGACCTTCTTTTTGTTCCAGAGTATATAACAATTAAAATGGAGCACCCTAGCCACTATAGATATCTGTATAGAAAAGGTCTAACTCTAAACGGCAAACAGTTTGTTAGATTCTCTTCATCAGCTGGTCAGGCTAGAGCTTCAACTGTGGTGTTTATTGAAGCAAAAACAGCTAAACAACTAAATAAATTATTAGACAATGGTCGAGATATAGATAAGATGCTAGTCCCCTCCAAGTTCAATGCATACAAAGGTCTGGCCGGCAGCGCTACGAAAGTAGTTAGCACTCCAAAATTTTGTTTAACACCTGACTATTACAGCGATACTAATGTGAAAGTTAACTTTGTTACTGAAACTCCACTTGAAGATGATGACATTATTGAAATTAAAGATATTGTTGAATCATTTAATCGTTTTGATGGTCAGGGTTTAATTAGTTATGAGATGGCAGAGAAATGGGCAGCAGAATTGGGGCTCGATTACGTTCCTGCACAATGGTGTATTAGACAAAACTTTATAAAAGGTATGCTAAACACCTTCCCTATTCATGAGTTTTGTGAAACAGTCAATAACGGAAATTACAGAATAAGAACATCCTATAAAGATGAAAATGGAAACCCCAAGATAGTTGATTTAAGAGACATTGATGTAATTTTGACTGAAAGCCAATTTAAATTATGGGACAGCTTCCCTTCAATTGAGGTTTATCAGGAAAATTGCATAAAAAACAATTTAAGATGGGGAGTGTCTCTCCATAGTCCTAAAAAAGATAAAGACATCTTGAAGATGAATTATCAGTTTCTACAAACACTTAATTTGAATAATGAGGATATTGAAAAGATTTGTGAGAAATTCGTTAATTGGATTACAGGAGTTAACGGGGGAAACATTTATTACACTATCCTCTTCCTCATTGGAACTGATATAACTGACGATAAGGTTGAAAACTACATAGACAAGTCAGATAATCATTGGATAAAATCATTGCTTGTTAATCCTAATTTAATTAATGACAAATACATAAAAAAGAAGATATATGACTTAATGAAAAAGAAAATCCAACGAGGTTGCCTCGGGGACATAATTCTGGATGGGAACTTTCAAACTTTAGTAAGTGATCCTTATGCCATGATGCAGCATGTTTGTGGACTTCAAGTTACTGGGCTTTTAGGAAAACGTGAGTATTATTCTAACTATTGGAATCAAAAAGGTGTCAAATATGTTGATAGTATGAGAGCCCCCCTCACCTACCGAAGTGAACACTTGATCTTAACTCTTAAGAAGAATGAAGAAGTTGATTATTGGTACAGACATAACTACACAGGAATAATCGTTAATGTACATGGATCAGAAACAATGAACTGGGCTGGGAGCGATTTTGATTATGACATCATTGCAACTACTTCAGACGAAACTGTACTCAAAGGAGTTTATAAAGATGAGTTACCTGTAGTGTATACCCCTCCTACTTCTGAGAAAAGGATTCTTACCGAAGATGACTTATTCAATGCAGACTTATTCTCTTTTGGGTCAATCATCGGTTCAATAACAAACAAAAGTACAAGTGGTTATGCGCTTTTAGCTGAATTGGACACTGATTCTAAAGAATATGAAACAACTTTAAATCGAGTAAAGATGTGCACAAAGCTTCAAAGCGCTCAGATTGATAAAGCTAAGATCGGTAGAGAGGTTAAAGGTATTCCCTCCCCTTGGGTTAACTACAACAAGGTTAAAGACACGGATTCTGATGAAACTAAGACTGAAAAAGAATTTAAGAATAGGATTTTGCTAGACAGACACCCATATTTCTTCATCTATTTGTATAAAGGAACTAAAAATAAGTACAAAAAACACGTCAAAAGCTATGACATTACTTGTCAACAGAAGTTTGGAGTAAGTCTTCAAGAGCTTAGGACAGTAAAAAGAAAAACAAAAGAACAACGAGACTTTTTGAAGCTATTTGAAAGATTTAATCCTGTAATTGAAAGTGAATGTGTAATGAATCGTATTTGCAAATATATTGAGTCTGTTGATTTTGGAATAAGGAATATCGTTAGCAATGATTGTGATGAAGAAATTTATAAATTGTATTTGAGTGATGAAGCTGTGTTTGATGAGGAAAAATACTTAAAAGTCAAAGGCCTGTACGGCAAGTTCAAGAAATCTATTGGACAAAGCGCTGTTTTAAACACAGGAGATCCTTCTGAAAGAAGCTCGTACGACTCTGAGTTACATACCCAAATATCAAATTCACAAGAACTATTCAAACAAGAGGTTTTTCAAATAAGTTCGAGTGTTAATGAAGTAACCAATTACCTAGTTAAATTATTTTATTTTGATGAAAAGACAGCTAACAAAGAAGTTTTATGGTCTGCTTTTGGCCAATACATATTTGAAAATATCAAAAAGAAAGCAAAAGAATTTTACATACCTGCTTCTGATACTAAAGGAGAGATCGAATATTTGAATAATAGATACACATTGAAAAAGGTGGTGTTGTAATGAGTGACATAAAGTTTAAAGAAAAGGATTACGCAGAGCTCTTACTCAAAAAAGGCTTAATTTCGAAAAATTTCGGCACTGAAATGAAAATCTTAGCTAAATATTTTAAATCATTGGGTAAAAAGCCAAAAGAACGAGAGAAATTACTCTATGAGTTTTGTGAAAACTATGTAACTGATTTTAGCCGGGTTCTTTATTTTAAAAAAATCAATTCAGCCCTTAATTATGCAAGGAAAAAAGAAAATGTTCTAATCAATATTGATCAAATTGAAATAACGAAAAACGAACTTGAAGTAATTGACTCTTTAGATGTTGACCATGTACAAAAGAAACTTTGTTTTACTCTCCTAACACTAAACAAGCTTTACTCAACAATCCATGAAACTAAATATGGTGAGAAAGCTGAAGAACATTTTTACGGGGGCAACAATAAGAAGTACAAAGAGTTAATTGACTATTCACATACTTCCCTCACAGCAAACAAACTTCATCTAATTATCGGAGAACTAGCTGCCAAGGGAATTGTTGAAATAAGAAATAAAGGTTTTATAAAACTATCCTTTATATATGAGATTAACCCTGATAGCGAAGTATCGATTTTAATTAATTCTTTTAATGATATAGGACTCTATTATGACCTATATACAAATCAACCGAGGGTTAAACAATGTTCCGCTTGTAATACACCGATTAAAATTAAAAGTAACAAAACAAAGTATTGCTCCAGTTGTGCTAAAGAAATTAAATCTATACAGGTACGAAATTTGGCTAGAGAATCAATGAGAAAGACTCGCTCTAAAAATGTTAATAAAATAGAAAAACGCTGAAGTCCTTGATACATAAGGGTTTGAAGGACATTTATAAATTTTCTAGTTATGGTAAGACATTTACATATTAAGAATAAAAATAAAATATTAAAGGAGAGAACACATATGAACAAAACAGAATTTGTTGGAGCAGTTGCAGAGAAATTAGGAGTTACTAAGAAAGAAGCTACGCCTAAAGTAGAAGCAGTATTTAATGTGATCGTTGAAACACTTACAAAAGGTGAATCAATCAAGATTCCAGGAGTTGGAACGTTTGAAGTTCGTGAACGTGCAGCACGTAAAGGGCGAAATCCACAATCGGGTGAGGAAATTGATATTCCAGCTACAAAGGCACCTGCCTTCAAGGCTGCAAAAGCTCTAAAAGACGCAGTAAAAGCTTAATAATATAAGTGAAGGATTAGTACTCCCTCCCCTATAAATGTGGTGGCGGAATAGGTAGACGCTTAGACGAACATAAGGACGGTACTGTGAAGTAGACTACAGGGCTACATAATAGTCGACTTGGCTAACGGTTGTTAAAATCTGTCCATGAGAGGTGCAAATCCTCTCCCGCATTCATCTCCAGGTTAATTAATTAGAGTTATTTTATTGATGGCATGGGGGTGTCGTCAATAATAAGCTGTTTACTGATATGTGGGATATCAGTTCTCGGCTAATATTCATTTGTTTGAGGACTTGGAATGCCAGGGTTTCGGATAAGTGGATATTAGCGGGGTATTGCCCCACCGTGGGTTAAGCTTTTTCTAAATATGTCTATTCTCACTTTCATACGAACAAAAGCATTAAATTCGACTTTACAGCTACAACTGGTCATTGTGGTTGGTCGGATAATGGTCATTATGAGGGTTCGAGGTTAACTCGGATGTCTGTATCTCAAAGAGACAGTTAAATGGCTATTATCGGGCTAAATATGTCGGTAAGACCATTGCTACTCAAGCTGAAAAATTGCTGTTTATGTAGGGTGAATCCCATCACAGTTTTACTATGGGTGACATGTAGCCTGAATATTAATTGCGGTGTACTGCTTCGGCTTGCACTTAGGTAAGGAAGATGCGTCTCCCTTCCCTTTAAATAATGCCCTTGTAAGCTTTGTTTTGCTTATTAGAGGTAATCAAAAATTTTTCCGGGTTAGCGAGGCTTTGTAATTACATACCCTCGTAAAATAAGTGAAATGGTTTTTGGGCGCTTGATCACCGCTCCCATTTCACAGAAAAGGATTATTTTCGGTCTTGCCTTTTCAATTTTCACTTAGCAACACATTCGCTATTTATTCACTTTATCTCCTTCAATGTTCTGAATGGAGCCTTACCTTTCCCATGCACATACCTCCTTACACGGGTCATAGAAAATTGTGCAAAATAAACGGTGAGCGTTTGAGACACTTTGTTTCTCAATAAGGCGTGTAACCTGACAAGAGCATTAAAAATGCCATTGAGAAGGCTTATTAGGGTCTTCCCTTCACAAATTTTTCCTTGGCTCTCAGACTCTAAGGGCTGAGCAGTTGGCAAGCAACATAAAAACTTGATACATTTTCCGGACTACGAGAGCCGGACGTTGGCAAGCAACATAAAAACTTGATATATAAGATGTAAAGGTGATAGGAACTTTTAACACATTCCAGAAAGCGTGTATTATTTGTTGTCATAGCTCATCTGCCAGGTGTAGAAGGAGCCAGCTGGATTTCACACAACGATAACCAGCCTTTTATGCTCATGTACCATGATGTACAAGGAGTTCCTGAAGACGTCATTATGACGTCTTTTGTTATTTTCGGCTTACTTATAGTTTGTCCGACTACAAAGGTTTCAATCGCTGAACCCGTAATCAGCGTATTCCCTGTCGATCTGAAGGCTTGCGTCCCTACGTGAGCTACTGACGTAGGTGAAACGGGGTTAGAATGTAATCAGAACAAGGCCATCTAAATCGTTAGAAGGTCTTTTTGTGCTTGCGTTTTACTTTACCGATCACCGGAATGTGCTTACGAGCCTTCTGGTACGCAAGTTATCAATAATCTCCTTCGGGCGTTTCCCCAACGCCTATCCGACTTATCTTTTCATCTCCTTTATATCCCCTTTTCGGACGTTGCCGATGCTTCGGATCATCGGGCTTCCGAAGGAGTTTATTGTACGTAAATAAAACGAATAATTGGAGGAATTAAATTTGGCTAAGAAAGTCCATACAGTAAATTTAAAAGGTAACTATACTTACATTGATGGAATTATTGAAGAAGAAACAAAAACAGACATCGAGCGTTATGATCTAAATTCAATCTTAAAATCATTTGATGGTCGGAAAGTGAAAATTTCTATTACCGAAGAAGACGAACTTCCACAAATCAATGAGTAGGTGGTGACTGAATGACAGCTATTTTAGATCCTGTTTTGCATCGTGAAAAAGACGAATCATTTACTGATTATCATATTAGACTTTTCAAAAACAAAGACACTTATCACATTGACACAAAAACAATTGCATCCCTTTTAAATAAGGATCAAGGAACCAACTATGATGAAAGCAAATGGCGTAAAGACTTTAAACAATTTGAACGCTGGCACGATTACTTCATCTCAAAGAATATGAACAAAGAAGTTCAACAAAAACATGAAGAAATTCGCATTGAAACCGAAAAACAAACAATCAAAGCACGAGATCAAAAAAGAGAATACCGCAAGTTCATTGCCAATCAAGCACGATTTGAAAAAATTAAAGATGATGTTGTTCAAGCTATTGCATCTCTAGAGTCAAAAAGACCCCTTCGCTTCACCTTCCCATCACCTGCTATTACTGAAAAACATGGACTTGCTCTATTCAGTGATTGGCACTTCGGAATGGAAATTGACAACCGCATTAATAAATTCAATAAAGAAATCTTTAATGAGCGTGTAGAACATCTCACCAACAAAGTAATTGAGTATGGTAAGCAGAATCATATTTCCACACTACATGTAGCAAACCTCGGTGATTTAATCGGAGGTCTTATTCATGTGTCTACAAGAGTTCAAGCTAATGAAGATGCTGTAGAACAAATTAAATATGTATCAGAAACGCTTGCTGAGGTTTTAGCGATGTTGGCAAGTGAGTTTCAAGAGGTTAAGTTCTACAACGTGGCAGGAAATCACGGTCGTCTCTCACCTTCTAAGAATGATGTGGGGATCAAAGAAAACTTTGAATACCTCATTAATTGGTATCTTGAAGCCAGATTGAAGAATATAAAGAACATCTCAATTGAACCTGAGCAAGACGGATTCATCCCCGCTAAAATCAACAATCAGGAAGTCGTGTTTGTGCACGGCCACTACGATCGTGTTGATCAGTGTGTAACACGATTACCTCAATTACTTGGCTACATCCCTTCTTACATATTCGGTGGTCATATTCATCACAATTATGAAAAAGAGTACGGCAGCACAACAGTTGTAGTAAACGGAGCGCTTGTCGGTGCGGATGATTATGCTATGCAAGGTCGGTTTGGTACAAAACCTTCTCAAAAATTTATGGTTTTTGATGATGCAGGTATTGAGGCTACATACATAATTCGCTTTAAAAATGAAAATCAGGGAGGAAATATACGTGGACTTAGCAATGCATGAAGTGTATAACCTTCACTTGTATGATAAAAAAACTGAGGAGTCTTTAATTGATTTAACAACTCTTCAAGATGTTGAAATCTTTTATAGCGATGAACATGAAACGTATTTGATTTTTGCAAAGAATGCTCTGCTAAACTTTGATGTACTTAAATTTTTAGGTGAATATAAAGCTCCTACCTCCTTTGAATCAAAGTTAGGGAAGAAACAATATATTTCAGTTTTAAAAGAAACTCCTCGCTCTGAATTCAAATTATTAGCTGAAACAATTGGTCGCCATATTGAGACAACAAAGTCACACAAGGTTACTTTAGAATTTAACAATGTCGAAATTATTTCTAGAGCAGAACTTAAAGGTGTTAGTGGAGAAGTTTCAGGATTAGATTTGATTTTCAAAGTAAACCCACAAGATAACGAATTCTTTAAAATTCACTATTGATAAAACTTTAATTTTATTCAGATTGGAGCAGTGTAAGTGGCTGATCACAAAGATGTTTACGAGTCTTTCTGGAAGGAAATCATTGAAGATGGAACAGGAAATATTAACAAAGAACAATTAATGAAAGAGCTGTGTGATTATAAGTATCTGTTGGATTCAATTCCTGCTGTTTATGAAGAAGTGACTTGTAATACTGTAAGTAAGCCATTTGCTGATCCTAAATATGTTATTGAGACTCATAGAGAAGCTTTTATAAATAAAAGAATTGTCATAGATGATTTAAGAAACATGAGTGTGGCAGCAAAACACTATTCACCTTATGAGACAGTTGTGAGCCTAGGAGCTATTGAAGGTTTATTAAAGTAATACAAAAAATATTGAGGATGAAGACGAAAAATGACGAATGAAGATTTTAAATACTTAAACAAGCATTTTGAACAGCTTATTAAATTAAGAGAATCTGGTTATAAATGTGATTTTGAGATTAGAACTGTCTTAGATAAATTGCATGAAAAAATGGGTCTTGAGCAAAGAGCAACTATCGGAAAATGTTCAATGCCTGGAATTAGTATAAAAGAACCTTCCGTTGTTGTTTCACAAGGAGCAGTTAATTATTCACCGGCATTTGGGTCATCTAAAGGTGATACCCCCTTAAACAGTCAGAAAGATAAACCTAAGCTATTGATTCTTGGTGAACCTGGTTTGCTTTTTGAATTTTTCAAAGCATATATTGTACCTGAATCAACTATAGTAAGATGCAATATAAGTCGAGATCAAGCTCAGATAATTACAGAGGAAATTGAGATAACTTTTTTGAAGAAGACGTCCTCTACTAGGGGGATGCGATTTGATTATAAATTGTCTATGTAATTAAAAACACATTTTAAGAGCGCCCAGTGATGATTGAAGTCTCCCCACTTCTCTATTGCTGGGCGTTTTATAAAACGTGTTTTTAAAAATTATATTGGAGGTGTATGAATGCCTAGAAAAGCCAAAGAAAAGGAAAAATTGATCTGTGCTGCTTGTCAGAAAGAAAAGGACAAAGAGTCAGGGTTCTATAATTCACGAAGCAGTCTGTATGAGAAGACTGGAAAAGTCCCTATTTGCAAGACTTGCTTGAAGAAAAACATTGATTACAACAATATTGAGTCAATATATACAGTCTTACAACAGATCGATGTTAAATTTGATCCTTTGTATTGGGAACAAGCTGAAAAGAGAAAAACAGATACATTTAGCGCTTATATGACAATGGCTAATTCATTGAAGCAATTTAACGGTACTGGTTACAAAGACAGTATATTTACAAAAGAAGATAAAACAAATGTAACAGCTAATGAAGAAGAGAGCCAAACGTCTCAAGACATTGACTCAGACTACCTAGAGAAACTTAAAGAAAAATACGGATATGGCTATCCCGATGACGACTACCTCCTCTTCGAAAAGAAATTCCTTCAACTAAAACCCTCTTTTCAGTTACTCACCACAATGCACGAAGAGTGCTTACGAGAATACTGCGTAAATAAGGTATATGAGACCCTTGCTAAAGCAAAAGGAGATTTTAAACAAGCTAAAGACTGGGCTGCAATGGCAAAAGATACAGCTGAAGCTGGGAAATTAAAACCTTCTCAAATGAGTAAAGCTGATTTATCGCAAGGTTTGGATGGATTTGGACAACTGGCGAGAATGGTTGAAGAGAAAGTTGACATTATCCCTATTTTACCGAAGTTTGTTTCTCAGCCGAAAGATAAGCCAGATGTAGTATTATGGTGCTATTTAAATTATGTTCGGGACTTAAAAGGTCTTCCACCTGCTGATTATAAAGATATCTACAACTTCTATGAAGAACGTAGATCAGATTATGAGAAACAGGAATTAGATAACGATCCTTCAATGCGGGAGTTATAATAATGGCTTCGAGAAAGAACTTCCAAAAAGATAATTTTAAATACACCAAACAAAGTTCAAGATTGGACAGCGACCCTGAATTTAACTCCCCTGTCCAAGCAAATCAAAATAAGGTTGATACTTTTGAGAGAAATTTAGATAAATGGATTGAATTTGTTCAATGGGCAAGATGGTTTCCTGATTTATGGTACGACTTAATTAAGCCAGAAAAAGGCGGCATGAGACTAGATTTAGATCAAAGGGTTTTCCTAAGATGTATGAGTCGTTTTGTAAGTACATATGGAGTTTTTCCTCGTGGATTTGGGAAAACAATGCTCGAGTTAATGTCAATTTACCATACTGCTATTTGGTTTCCTGATATCACGATAGCCATGTCAGCACAAACAAGAGAAAATGCAGCTTCAATCAGTGAAGAGAAACACAATGAAATTATGAAGTGGTTTCCTTTAATGAAAAATGAATTAGCTGGTAGACCTTCTTTTACTAAAGACTCTGTTGAGGTTAAGTTTTCTTCTGGAGGAGTTTATTCTGTGCTGGCAAATGCACAGTCTACAAAAGGACAGCGTAGAAGAAGGCTAAATGTTGAAGAATCAGCTCTCTTAAATAACGAGCTATTTAAAGATGTACTTGAACCAGTAGTAAACGTACCCAGAAGAACAATTGGCAAGCTTGCTACAGTAAACCCTTTTGAATTGAACGGAATGATTAATTACCTAACAACGTCAGGCTATCGAGGATCAGACGAATTCAACAGGATTCTGAACATGCTTGATGAAATGGCTGATTTAAAAGGGAAAATTGTTCTAGGAGCAAGCTGGGAATTGCCTTGTCACTTTGGCAGAGGTGAAACACGGACTCAGATACTTGCGAAGAAAAATGATCCTACAACCTCATCGACTGCTTTTGCAATGAACTATGAATCTAAATGGGTTGGAGCGAGTGATGGGGCACTTATCAACATTAGCAAGTTGATCAAAGCAAGGACAATTACAAACCCAGAACTAGCTTGTCCTAGAGATAAGAATAAGAATTTCTTATTAAATGAATATGTTATCGGGGTCGACGTTGCCCGCTCAAGTGAAAAGTCAAACAACAAAACAGCTATAATTGTTCTCAAGATTATTCGCAACTCAAATAATGCAATTAGGCAAGTCCAGGTTGTAAATATAATCGAACCACCAAATGGACTGAATTTTAAAGAGCAATCGATCATGGTTAAAAGGGTTTTCAAAAACTATGGAGGTAATGAAGATCTATCTATATCAAGGGTTAGAGCTGTGATTGTGGATGGAAATGGAGTCGGAAGTGGACTGGTGGATAGACTTCTTGAAGATGTTACAGATCCAGAAACGAATGAAGAATTGGGATGCTGGGCAACAATCAATACTGATCAGAAACCAGATGTTCCAAACTCCCCTGCTATTGTTTATAACCTCAAATCTCAAGGGATTAACGACAAGATTATTACCACTTTCTTAGATTATGTTGAGTCTGGAAAGTTGAAATTATTGAGACCATATGAAGAAATAAAAAGCAAAAAAGTTATTAGCGACGATATTATGGTTGAGGCCACATGTATACAAACACAATTATTAATTGATGAAGTAGCCAACTTAAGGTTAAAGAAAACACAGAACTCAATTAGCGTTGAACAAGTAGTTAAACGTATTGATAAAGATAGGTACAGTGCATTGAGTTACGCTCTTTACTACATAGCTTTATTTTTAGAAAAGGAAGAATCCGATGATGAGTATTCATTTGGATTCTTTTTTAATTAGAAATTGAGGAGGTGAATAATGACTACACCTGAACCACAGCCATCATATGAGTTTAATACAAATTTAACACCGCTTGATTCATTGTTTTTTAATGATTTATTTAACGGCATTTCTTACGACAAAGTTAAATCATGGCTGAAAGACCACAACGCCTATAATAAACAGATTAGGGATGCCTCTAAATTGCTTTATAACGCAAATGGCGTGTATAGAAACGTTATTGACTACATGGTTGCCCTTCCTACTTTAGACAGAGTTATTTTGGGATCAAGTAAAGTGGATAGTTTCAAATCGAACAAACAAAGATTCAACCTGGCTTTAAGAAAAATCGGCGACAAAAGTGCTGTCAGGGATGCATTAGGAAAACTCAGCAAATATGGCACTGGTTTTTATTATTTTGATTCTGTGGTGAATGATTCCTTCCCCACTACTCTAAGTGACAATGAGATCGGATCAATAACTGAATCAAATGCTATTGACGACTTTAATTGTTCCGTTCTCCCCCTTCCTCTCGATTATTGCAAAATTATAGGCAGGAAAAACTCCTCTTATCAGTTAGCTTTTGATGTCTCCTATTTTGACAAGTTCACAAGTAACGGAAGATCGCTCAAGCTTAGACGATGGCCAGAAGAAATTAGACAAGGCTATAGGGCTTATAAGAAAGATCAAAATCGAAAATGGCTAGTTCTTGATAACAATAAGACCATTGCTGTTAAAGGAAGCAGCGACATTGAAGATCAATGGGGACGCCCAATCGGTTTATCTGCATTTATTGATATGGTTTATGATGAATACTTTGTTGACACTAAACGGAACATTTTAGATGAGCTCAACAGCACTTTAATTTATCAGACTTTCCCTGAAGGTGATCAAAAAGGTAAATCTGCATTATCTCAGAAGCAACAGGAACAGCAGCATGAGAATATAAAAAAAGCATTAGTTGCTAAAGGAAGCGTTAAAGGTGTTAAGTTCTTCTCCTTGGCTTCGGGAACAAAATTAGACAAGTTAGAAACCAATGTGGATTTCTTGAAGGTTAAAGGTGAAGACGAGCTCATTAAGCGAATTACTACAAATTTAGGATTTGCCGGTTCTGCTCTCAACGGGCAAGATGGTAACTACTCTTCTCAACAAACCAATATCGAGATGGTTTCTTCCCAAATATTCTCCTGGTTAGAACAAATTCAAAGTGAGTTTAACAAGGTGATAAACGCCAATATCATCAAAGATCCTCGCTCTTATATTGAGGTTTATTACCTCCCTCTTACTCACGTTAACAGGAAAGAAAAAGTCCAAAACATGAAAGATCTTTATACAAGTGGTCGAGGTAGCCTTATTGCTTGGATAGCCGCGACTGGATGGAATCCTGATGCTTACTTATCCCTAATGGAATATGAAAAAGACGAAGGTTTTGATGAAAAGTTCCCTGTTCATGCGACCTCTTTCACAATGAGTAAGAATAGCGACAAGTCAGCCGGCGCACCTGAGATCGACGATCCGAAAAATGAAAACACGATTAAATCGAAGACAAATAACAGTAACGGAACGCCTTCTGGCTCTTGAGAGGAGGTGATTAGTATTTGAAAAGCACGATTTTAGAAATTAACAATCAGAAGAAAACCAGTGGTCAGACATACATCAAGTGGGTCGTTCTTGAAATTCATGAAAACAATACTCAGTTTAACAAGAATGGCATTACCTGGCTGGAGAAATACATAAACGCTAACCTTGAATCAATCAAGTTAATGCCAATTTGCGCAGAGTTCTTGGATGATGAAAACAGTGAGCCATTCGGACACGGGTTAACAGAAGTCAAGGACGGTACCCCGCTCTTTGAAAACAGCGCTGTGGTTGGTACGACCACCAATGCTTACATTGATACTATAGATGTTAATGGTGAGCCAAAAAGAGTGTTAATAGCTGAAGGCTTCCTATACAACCAGCGCTACCCTAAATTTGTTCAATGGTTAAAATCAAAAATGTTTGATGGTGATTTCCCTGAAACCTCGGTTGAGATAGCAGCTGTGGAAGGTTCAGATGCAATTGAATATGAAGGTGGCTGGAAAGAGCAAGGACGTATACCTATGAAGTTTGACTTTACAGGTGATGCAATTTTAGGTATCGATCCTGCAGATGACGCTGCCATTTTACTTGAATTAAACAGTAACCAAAAGGAGGATAATTTAATGTCAAAATCTCAAGAAGAAGTAGTCCTTGAGTTAAACAACAAACTTGATAATAAGAATAAAGAAATTGGAGAGTTAAATCAAAAAGTTGAGAAACTTACTGAGGACTTAAAGCAAAAAACTGAAGAACTGAATGCTGCTGTTAAAGCTGCAAAGGATGAAAAAGCTAAGGCTGATGCAAAAGAAAAAGAAGCGCAAAAAGCCAAGGATGAAAAAGCCAAGGCAGATGAAGAGCTTAATTCCCTAAAGGAATTCAAAAACAAGGCGGTAGCCGAAAAGATGCAAGGAGAGCTTAACCAAGCTTTAAAGGAATATTCTCCTGAAGAAAAGGATGTCGCAAAAGAGAAAATTGAAATGTTCTCTAAGTCTCCTTCTATCGAGCTTAAAAACGAAATTATTTCTGAAATCAACTCAGCAATCGCTCGATCCTTCATCGCTGAACGCTCAAAGAAACAAGCCTCTGAGACTAATAGCAAAAATTTCGATATTTATTCAGACGTTCGTGATTCTGGGCAACAAGGTTCAGTGACAATTGATGATCTTTATTAAGATAAAATAACACTTTTATAAAATTTAGGAGGAATACTCAATGTTCAAATTTGGAACAATTGGTGCTTACAAACAAGTACGAAATAATCCACGCTGCAAGGCTAGTGTCGATTTAGTCCCTGGTCTAGTCGTAATCCCTAACGATTCTTCTGGTAATGCATTCCCTCCAGGCGCATCTTCAACTGCAAAAGGTGATGTGTATGTGGTTGGAAACATTATTGATAAACCTGAAATTCGCAATAAAGAAGACTTCAAAGTTCTAAAAGGTGAATATGTCCTTGCTTTTAATGTAGCAGATTTAAAAGGACTGCCAATTGAACTCAGCTCAGATGTGGTAGTTGACTATGATGCGCTTGTTAAAGATGACGTATTGGTTCCGGCTGCGGACAAATCAGGTAAATGGGTTAAAGCTGGAGATGACGTTGCAGAGTTTAAAGTATCTCTAAAAGTCTTAGAGAAAAATACATTTGGCGGAAAAGGTTTGTGCCTAACAGTACAGGCTTAATTAATATTCTGGAGGTAATTATTAATGTTTACAGTTGAATTAAACAATGTTCAAAAAGACTCAAACCATTATGCAAATGCTAAATTGAATGCTAAGTCCCCTATTGTAGAAATCTTTTCTGCAGCTGCAACAGGTCAAGATCTTTCCAAGTTTGGAGCAAAAGCCAATGCTGCTATGACCCATGTGAAGGAACTAGCTTCCAAAGCTCTTATGGGCAACCCTGTAGCTAAAGCCGAGATCAACACAATTGTGCGTTATGCCATTGAACCTAAGCTTATTTCAGCAATTAAGCTATTTGATTTTATGGGCACGTTTAGAACTATTGGCTATGATCAGCAACCAATGATGACAACATACTCGCATGAATCCATCCGAAGCCAATTCCAAGCTTCCCGTGGTGACGTACCGTTCGCTACTACAACTTGGAACGAATACCCGATTGGAACTCAAACCATTTCTTCTGGCTATGCTGTTAACTATCGTGAGATTCAAAGTGGAAACCTCGATAAAGTAGCAGAAGGCATGGAACAAGTTCAAACAGATATGATGAACAAAGCAATGTACTATGTAGTAAATGAAATGTTCAATGCAATTAAAAATGCAACAGGCGTTAAATACTTTGCTGAAACTGAAAATATCACCAAATCATCTGTAGACGATATAATCACAAAGATTCGCCGATTTGGACAACCTTCTATTGTTGGTGACTTTTCTGTTGTTTCTCAGTTAAATGACTTTGCAGGATTCCAGGCTGTAGCCGGAGATGCTTCAAGCACTAAGCTCCCTCAATCTGTAATGGATGAAATCCGAAGAACCGGATTGCTTAACACTTATAAAGGTTCTTCTGTTGTAGAATTGCCTAACTCTTATAATCTTACTGAATTAAACAAAGCCGGCGACAACTTCAAAACATATCTTCCTGAAGGTCTTCTCTTCTTCATTCCTCAAGGCAAAAAGTCTCCTCTTCAAGTATTCCAAAAAGGCGGACTTACTTCAATGAATGGTAACGACATCATCACTGGAACTGAGATCACTCGTTTTGATATGGAAATTGGAGCTGGTGTAGCCAAAGGACAAGAACATCAAATCGGTCTCATCAGAGACACAAAATATGAATTACCACAAATTTAAACAATTTAAAATCTAGGAGGGATGTGTCCCTCCTTTTATTTTTGGAGGGATTACATGTCTTTTAATTTAGATAAAAAGATCACAATTAAAAACCTATGTCCATGGGATTTATATTTCCGAAAGATTGACACTCACGGAGACTTCAGATTGCCAGCCAATGGGATTAGACAGATTACAGCTGGAGAAGTGCAATCCCAAGTTTATGACAATACCTCACTGTTTACCGGAACTGACGGGCAAGGTACCCACGCCAAAATCTATATCGATGACAAAGAAACCCGTGTGCACTTAGGTTTCGAGACTGAAGATAAAGATGACAAGCAAGAAATTGTTACTGTAGAACGAATTAAACAAATCTTGGGGTATAAAACACAAAAAGCCTTCGAAGAAAATGTTCAAAAAGAAATTTTACTTGAGTCTGAAAAAGCTCAGCTGTTTGATGTGGCTAAAAAAGAAAAGATTAATGACTACGCTAAGATTAAGTTCATTGAAGAATACACTGGATTTAAATTTGACACTCAATCATAAGGGGGTTAAATCTTGACTACCTATGATGAAATCATAAACGTTTTCCATTCAAAGTTTCAGTCAAATGAAATACTACCAGATGGACTTGAGTATCAGTTTTTCAAGAACGCTATTGGTGAATATGAAACAGATTTAACTGAACTGGGTTTTGATAAAGAAACAAAAGATTTTAAAGAACCCCTCTCCCCTGCTCAAATTCAAATTTTAGGAAGACTCATGTACAAAGATTATTTAGGAAGATATCGTGATAGGGCTCTAAAATTAAACAACATTGTAGGAAGAGATATCCAATTGACAGGTTTATCCAATACTAAAGCTCAGGTTAATAGATCCTATGAAGATCTTGTCGATGAGATTGAAAAAAAGATGAGCAAACTGAAAGTGAATAATTTTGATTGAGGTGATTAGATGTCTATAGATTGGTATCTAACCTCTTCTTCAAATTATTTGAGTGGCTGGGAAAACGAAGAGTTTAATTCAAACAAGTATGAAATCTTCAAGGAAATCTTAGCAAATTCACCTGAAACTTACGATATTGAATTGAATGGCAAACCTGAACAGGTAATAATTCAAACCACTCAGGACAGCGAAACAAAAAAAGTCCTTACAGTTTTAGGCTTATTGAATCGTGGAGACTTGATTTTGTATGACAGTAGTTACTGGCTAGTTAATTCACGTCCTACCGATAACAAAATGAATGACAGTGCTACTATGCGGCTTTGTAATTCATCAATTAGTCTAACATCTTCTGATGAACTAATTGATTCTGGGAAGATTGATGAAGTTACAGGGAGACCGATAAAGATTAAAGTACCTGGTGAGAAGGTTGACATCCCGTGTGTTTTAGAACGAACAACCTCAACAATTGGATCAGAATTGGCCATAAATATTCCTGAGGGACAGGCACACGTTACCATCCCCTTTTTAAAACATGAAAAATTAAAGAAGGGTCTTTTTCTTTCTTTTTATGGCGAGGAATTCCGTGTTGATGATATAGACTATTCCAAGGTTTATGGAGACACTGGAACAATTAGACTTATAGCCAAAAAGAAAGTTGGAGGTGATAGCGAATGAGTATGGTGGTCGAACATATGACAACTGTATTCAGAACTATTATGAATGATTCAGAATTGAATCGTCTTTTATATTATAAGGATGACCCTCTCTCCTCTTCTCTCCCTGACGTTCAGACGTTGGAAAATTATTATGATCCAGTTGATGATTCCCCATCAATATTAAGCTCAATAATTAAACGTGCTCCCAAAACTGATGATTTAACCGATCAACCAATATGCAGACTTTGTGTTTATCTTGGCAATGGAATCCCTAAATCCTCGACCCAAAGTGTGATGCTGCTAGATCAAGATTTGATGATTGATGTTTATACACACATTAACACTTATGAAGAGACTGAATTCAGGAACCTTAAAATTACTGATCGTATTTGTGACATGCTCTTCAATCAAAATTTTGCTGGCATCGGTAAAAATGTTAAATACACAAGACTGCTCATATCGAATGCACCTGAAGGGTATTTGGGATACAAATTAATATTCACTTTCGGAGCTATGAAATGATTGATATGGAGTTTTTCATTACTGGAGAACCTATCTCTACAGAACTTGGTGAATGCAGATTCATTAAAGTTAAAGAGTACGGTCAGTTAGCCAATCATTTAAGGCTAATCAAAATGTCCAAAAAAGAGATCATTTATGTTTATAGCAAAGAAGATGTTAATCGTTTTGGGGAACTTGATGAGCTTGTTGCTGAGTTGAAAAAAATGACTCTTTATGAAATTTCGGGTACCCTTCCTAATTTTCAAGAAGCCTATAGCACAGTGTTATCTAAAATGTTCAACGGAAAAGAAATACTGGATAAGCTTACTCCAGACAACTTCGATTCCATTAGAGAACTTGTATTAAAAATGTGTTGTTTGAAGGAAGAAAAAATAAGCTCCAATCCTGAGATTCAAAAAGCTAATGAGCGAAGCAAAAGAGTCAAGAGTCAAGATGTGGATCAAGTAGATATGGCAGATATCATTAGCACAGTGTCGACTTATACAGGCTACCTATATAAGGACATTAATGACATGACCCTGTTTCAACTTTATATGACTTATCACCGGATTGCTCAATTCAAGCAATATGACACTTCTACCCTCTTTGCTACAGTTTCACCAGAAGCAGGTAAAAACATTGTGAACTGGGATAAACACATTGACTTATTTGAGGAAGAGAAACATTACATAAGCCGAGATAAATTTATGAAAGAGACCAAAGGTTTTTCTAAGGGCAGCTAAGAGCTGTTCCCTTTTTATTTTAAGGAGGAAATCTATAGATGAAAACAGTTATTCAAGATACAGCTGATGTTTATTTCAGAAGAAAATCTGATGGTCAGCTTGTATTCACAGCAGAAGCACAAACAGCTTCATTCTCCCAAGCCCTCTCTGAAGACAAGCTTCGTGGTGGTATCGGAAATAAACCACTTTATATCTTAAAGTCTGAAAAAGAAATCAATCTTACTGTCAAGAATGCATTTTTCGACTTAGAGTGGTTAGCAATGACACAAGGTGAAACAATTGAAGAAGAAGCAAAAGTTCAGGTTTTTGACCGTGAGCATGGCCTAATTGTTGATGACAAAAATGCGGTTACTCTGAAAGGTAAACCGGTAAGTGATTTAACCTTCTTCAACAAAAAAGGATTAACTTATAAGACGCCTGTATCTACAGATGGCACGTATTTAATCCCTACTGGATTTGCTGGTACAAAAGAGAAATTAACAGCCGTATATCAGATTAACAAAATCGGCAGACGGCTCGCTATTAAAGCAAGTAAATTCTCTGAGCGATATGAAGTTGAGTACCGTACAATTGCGTATAACCCTGATACCGAAGAGGTCTATAGCGATATCTACATTCAATTCCCTAACGTATCCCCTTCAGGTGAGTTTGAAATGTCCCTCGAAAACGGTAATGCATTAGCTCCAGAAATTAAATTTGAAGCACTTGCCGATACTGACACAGATGAGATGGCTGTTGTTATTGAAGCGAGCAGAGATGATAATGTAGCCACTCCAGATCCTGACCCTGATACAGAAACTCAAACTAAATCCGTAGACGTTGGCAATTAATTTTACAGGAGTGATTTTTAATGGCAGCAAAACTTAATGATTTCGATGGCGTAAAATCTTCAGCTAGAGATGATGGAAACGGTGGTTTAGTAACTGACATTCATCTCAAATCACAAGAAAAGCCTCTACAAGTTGACTTCCCTCAAGCTGGTTTGGATGCTATCAAAGGGATCCAAGTACAATCCCCTTCCGTGACCTTGAATGAAAGAGATCCCGGTTTCTCCTCTTTTAAGACGGATAAATTCACTGTTACTTCAACAGCTCAAAAAATTACCGCCGGTATCACTGACAGGACAGCACTTACTATTTACCCTCCTGCAGAAGGCACGATTTACATTGGGAACTCAACTGTAACTGCTGATACAGGCATCCCATTGACAGCCGGTGACAAACCTTTTTCAGTTCCTGTCGCCGCTGGTAAAACACTTTATGTTTATGTGATCAATGATGGTACCGACAGAGACGTAAGAGTATTTGAAGCTAAATAAATTGAGGGGATCCTTCCCCTCTCCTTTTTAAATAAAAGTCAGTTTTTAAACAGACTTAGGAGGTGGAGTTGTTGACAGAAACCGATGAAAATATTTTAAAAACCATTCCAGATAAAGCAACCTTTACATTCCACGAAGCAACAACTGCCCCGTCTGAAGGTGAAGAATTTGTAGTATCACATTATCGGGATATTACTGTTAAGATCTCTGGTTCCTCAACTTCAAGAGAAATAAAATTCTTTGCCGTAGATGAAAATGGTGAAAAGACAGAAATTGCTGGAACAAACAAAACTGATTTTCAACTAGGTACGGGGACATTGAATACAAATGAAAACTGGGATTTCGATATTGCGGGGCTTTTCAAATTCATGGTTGAGGTTGTTTCCGTAAATGGAGATGTAACGATTAAAGGAATTGCGGTGAGTTAATGAGTAGCAGTAAATTTGTAGGTCAGCTCAAACAAAACAATGAGCAAATTAATAATCTTAAAGATCAATTTTTCAGAACTGAATCTCATATGTCAGACCATGAAAAACGCTTGAATGACAAAGTTGATGAGTTCATGGAAAAGCAGAATTTCGATTTGAAAATGCACATTCAAAACAATGAGAATCCGCATCATGTGACTAAAGAACAAGTCGGATTATCAAATGTAATAAATGAAGAGCAAGCCACAAAAGTAGATTTTGATAGTCATCTTGACGATAAGGAAAATCCCCATTCAGTTACTAAAAGCCAAGTTGGCTTGTCTAAGGTTGATAATGTACAGCAAGCAACGAAGGTTGATTTTGACGCTCACGATGCAGACCTTGATCGACATATCACAAAGGATGAGCGCAGTTATTGGAACGGCTCAGATGAAAGGTCAAAGTCTTTTTTAGCTGAACATACTAACGATCAATCAAACCCACACAAGGTTACTGCTGAACAGGTTGGGCTTGGGAATGTAGACAATGTAAAACAAGCCGCTAAAAATGATTTTGATGATCATCTGAATGACACCAATGTTCATATCAGTAAGTCTGATCGGGATAAATGGAACGCTGCTCAACTTTTCAAGCTCACTGCCGATGATGGAAAGATAATCTACAAAGACAGTTCCGAAAAAACGGAATACAATGATTTAATTACCTCCGGGTTTTATTTAATCGCTAACCAAGGGCTTCACTCCCCTGCTAACTTGTCCATTGTCTATTTGGTTGTCATGAATTATGGTGATACAGTAGCCCAATTTGCTTTAGAAGCATATTACGGAACTCATACTTATTTCCGATTTAGAAAAAGCGATTTAACTTGGACTTCGTGGCAAACACATGAAACGACTGATGGAGCGCAATCCAGAGCTAATACTGCACTCAACTCAGCTAAAACCTATACTGATACCAAGCTTTCCTCAATGACATGGTACACTCCTACTTTACAGAATGGATGGGTTAATTACACAGATGCTAACTCTACAGATCAAACAGTGTTTAAAACTCGATACACAAAGGACGCTACAGGAACTGTCTTTGTAGAAGGTGCTATAGCAAAAGGTACGATTGGTTTTGGAGTAGCTGCATTTACTTTGCCTGAGGGATATAGACCTGGACGGGCGTTTCAATGGGTTGGCGTGGCTTCCCAATCAGGAATGTCAGGTGTCCCGCAAACTCACAGAGCGCTTATTGACACTGACGGAAAAGTTATTATAGAAAATAGTTCAAACACCTCCAAACCCAATGATTACATTAGCTTAGGCTTTAGTTTTAAAGCCGTGTAGGGAGAATATTATGATGCAAGTATACAAATATGACGAAAATTATATTTATGAATCCCCTGTTGTACTTGAAGACGATAGTCCGCTTCCTGATAATTGCACTACTATAGCTCCATCCGATGGTCTTTACATTCCCAAATTCAGTCCTAAAACGAAAAAATGGATTGAGTCCGCATCAAAAGAATACATTGACAGTTTAAAACCACTTGATCCCGAGCCATCGGAAGCTGAAAAGGTTAAAAAACAATTAAGTGACTTAACATATCAACTAATGATGGACGGTGTACTTTAAATGAATTGGTATGAACTTATAAAAGATTATTACAACGACGGGAATGGTGTGTGGGATGAATACCGTGTAGCGCAAGCTGTAGTCAAAGGAAAAATTACACCAGAACAGTACGAAGAAATTGTTGGAAAGAAATATATTGAACCAACTACCTAATTATGATAATTTTAGGTTATGAAAATAATAAATTTTATAACATTAACCATTGCTTTAGTCATACTAGGAGGATGTTCATTTAACCAAGTTGATTCACCAGCTTTAGGCTATGGAAAAGGAAACAGTGAAAAATACGAGCCGCTAATGATTGCACACAGAGGTGCATCGGAAATTGAGCCAGAACATACCCTACTCTCCTATGAACGAGCAATAAAAGACAAAGCAGACTACATTGAAATTGATTTACGACAAACCAAAGACGGCCATCTAGTCGCAAACCATGACAAAACTGTTGATCGAACCACAAACGGAAAAGGAGAAGTAGAAGATCTTACATTAGACCAGATTAAAAAGGTACATACTAGAAAAGAACAAAAGATCTTAACGATTGAAGAAATCATTAAGAAGTTTGGACAAACAACAAAATATTATATCGAGACTAGAACAAACAACGAAGGCAAATTGGTAATGGAGAAAAAGTTAATTGACATACTCTCTAAAAATAAACTAATCGCTAATAACAAAGTTGTTCTAGAATCATTCAGTGACAAAAGTCTAAAGAAGTTACATAAGCTAAACAGTAATGTTCCTCTTGTTCAACTTTTAAAGGATAAAGACGTTAAGACTATGAGCAATTCAAAGCTAAAAGAAATAAAAAAATATTCTAATGTAGTTGGCCCTAATGCCAAATTAGTTAATAAAGATTTTGTTGAGAAAGTCCACAATAACCACATGAAAGTACATGTGTTTTTTGATACTGGTAAAGAAAGAACATTCACTTCCAAAATGCTAAAGTTGAAAGTTGATGGACTATTTACAAATAATCCAGCATATACAGAAAAAGTTCTAAAAGAAGATTATAAATAAAATACATGTTTTTTTATTTAGACACCTCTCCCCTATTGAGGTGTCTTTTTTAATGAATTCAGAGGATATATAAGGAGGAAATGAGATGGCATCGAAAAAATTAAATCTTGGGTTGATCGAAGAAAGTGTAAGTAAATATGACAAGAAAGAACGAGTACAACTAACTGATGACGTTCATGTTTTTATTTACCCTTACTTCTCCCCTACCCGCTTGACCAAAATGCTTACTGAATTTATTACGGATCAAGAAGAGGCAAAAGAAGCTGGAATTAAGTTTGAAGATATTAATCCTGTTCAATGGGGATTCTTTTCATTAATTAAAGAATTTACAGACTTGGGTATTCCAAGTGATATCAAAAACAAAGTAAAGTGGTTTGTTAAGCTTGTGGACTCTGAATTTTTCCCATTGATTATTAGTAGTTTCCCTGAAGAAAGCATGAAGAAATTTAGAGAAGCAACAAAGATGATGCAAGAGAATTTAGACAAACTGTCAAACATATCTCAAGAAGAAATAAATGATCTTATCCTTAATAAGGTCGAAGAGATTGAAAATGAACAAAAGGCTGAATAATGGCCAAGAATATAAAAGATATAGCAGCACTAATTGAATATGCCGCGAAGCAAGCCGTTCAAAAACAGGCAAACACAAAAAATACGATGATTAAAACAGGTCAAGAGCATGTGCAATCTGATGTGTATGACACCTATGACCCCCTTGAATATGAACGTACCTCTCTTTTGAAGGACTCCTTTGTCATTCAAAACGAATCTAAGGGAATCTCATTAGACAATACCCGTGAAGACAACGGCAAGGACGTTGGCACGGTTGTTGAGACTGGTCAAGGATACACGTATCCAGATAAATACGGTTATGGTTACGGAAAACCACGTCCATTTATGAAGAATACTGCTGAATCCTTAAAAGATGGACGATTAGTTGCTGCTATGAAAAAAGATTTAAATGCAAGTGGTATTAAAACAGAATAACGGTGGTGTATTAATGGCCAAAATCAAAAAAGTGCGCTATTTCACCAAAGAAAGAAAAGCACTTATTTCAAAAGAAAACAGAAAGAAATACGATAAGTATCTCAATAGCAACATAATCAAAAACAGAGATGTAAAAGACACTACCTACAAGGTTTACAGCAATTATATGGATCAGTTTTTGGTTTATCTCGCTGAAAAATGGTCTAATATCGATCTGTATTCTGAAGAATTCATGGAAGATGCAGTGGATATTATGGAAGGATACATTAGCTTTTGTCAGGATGTCCTTTTTAACAATAAAAAAGTAATCAACACTAAGCTTTCAACAGTTTCGAGTTTTTATCTTTGGAGTCTTAAACGGGGGTATATCGATAAACACCCCTTCGATAAAAAACTTGACCGCATGAAAGGTGCAAATGAAGAAAAAATCATCAACTCTTATTATCTCGATGATGAACAGATGAACCTTATAACTGAAACCCTCAAAACTGACCCGAAATTTGATATCCAAGATAAGCTAATATGGTCTATAATGCTAGACTCAGCTAACCGAATCGGGGCTATTTCCAAGCTTACTATCCAGGCTCTTGATCTAGAAAACATGGTTTTTAATGACATACGAGAAAAACGGGGGTACAAGGTTGAAGTGGCATTTAACGACTACAGTAAAGAGCTAATACTCGAATGGTTAGAAATGCGAAAAGAGATGGATAATCTCGAAGTTGATTCCCTGTTCATTACTAAATACGGTGGTGAATATCGTCAAATGTCAAAAGGCACTATTCAAGACCGGGTTACCAAGATCGGAGAAATTCTTGGACTCGATGACTTTCATGCTCACTGCATCCGAAAAACTGCGCTCAATGACATCTACGTTAAAACTGGCGACCTCTCTCTCGCTGCTGAAATGGGAAACCACAAATCAGTTGAGACCACCCGTTCGAGTTATATTAAGCCTCAAACAAAAGCTGAAGTCCGCCAGAAGATCATTAAAATGAAACAGAAGATGCAAGAAAGTAAAAAGAAAGACTAAGAAAAGCTTGTTGGATAACATATCAATTGATTTGCTTTAGTCAGCACTCTTTATGAAATCCCTCTTTTATGCAGAATCAAGATCCTTCAAATGAGGGGTTTTGCTTATGTATAGAATTCACGAATTGCTTTCACAGTAAGAGTTAATTTGAGTGACAATACCTTTGATCATTTTTAAATAAAATTGTAAAGTATCTAATACAGGCTTTTTAGTTTTCTCAAACGAAAAGTATGCATTTACTTTCCCATTATATTGAGATGTATACGGATTATTATTTAAATCTTTGACAGGGACACCATTAACCGAAAACGGATGCTCAGATCCCTTAAACTGCAAATTAGACATATTAATTCCTGAAATTGTAGCATAGTTAATAACACCCGACTTTAATTTTTTATTCCTTGTCAACTTTATATGCTTACTTTCATTTGTAATATTCTTAAACTCTTTTAACCAAAAATCCCCACAATAAAAAGGTTGACTTTTTTTAAGCAACTGAAATATCTCCTTATGATCAGACTCTAATCCAACAAAGCACTTGTTCACCTCTTTATCAAAAGTTTTTTCCTGAGGATAGCATGGAAAATAGATTTTCCGTTTAATATGATTTATGTTACTGTGTCTTAATTTTGCCTTTTCCAAACAAAAAATTTCAAATAAATCATATGCTGCATAATCTAACGATGAATTTAAGGTTTCTAAAAAATTCTTAACTTTAAAACTCAAAGAACGATCTAGGTCTTCGATCAGTGCCTGTTCATGTAATGTAACAATTTTTTCAAAAATATCAGTTGCTTCTTCTATTAAATAAAGTGAATCGCTCATGGTTTACCTCCCTTAATTGACCAATAATAACTAACTATAGCAAAACAAGGAGGGAAAAACATGGAAAAGAACGAAATTATAAAAATTTTTGAAGAGGTTCTTGAAGATTGGTTTTCAATTGAATTATTGGTTGAAATGCAATGCGGTGGTGAAAGCGAGTATTTAGAAGCAAAAAGAGATTTTATTAAAACAAGGTTTATGGAAGCGATAAATAAATGATTGTTTTTCAGTTAGATACGCTTAACACTTTATCTTGTCTGCCGATAGTAAGATGAGGTGTTGATAATGTTTAACAAAACAACTGTTCGACGGAAATTGGCTGAACTGGATGCAACGGAGTTAATAAAATTTATAAGAACAGAATTTCCGTCCACTGGACAAGATATCAATTCATTAAATACAAAGCTTCAGGTTTTAAAATCTTTGAATCATGAGGAATTATCTGCAGCTATAGCAAGGATGTCAAGAATTGAAACAGCGTGCGATGTTTCAAAAACGATATCATTATCCGCAATCGTTGTAACAAGTATAACTCTTTTATTTAAAACAGTGTTCGGTGATAATAGCTCAGTAATGTCCTTTATGGTAATTCTTTGTGTTATAGCCGTATATAGATACACTGCACTTGATAAAAATACTCATACGACTGCTGTGTATTTTAAAGACCTCCTCATTAGAATAAAAAGTGATAAATAAACAATCTGCATTCATACTACCCTAATGGAAACCATGATATAATGTAGGAAAATAATACTGGTGGTGGTTTGATGATCTGGGCTATCATTCTAATTTTAGTGGTTGGCGCTTTCATTATTATTGGGGTTAGCGCTTCGGATAAACAAAAAGAAATGGACAAAAAAAGAGCTGGCGAGATTGAAACGGTTGGAAATTTCCCTTCTAATTATAAGTCCATCATAAATCCAGATAAAAATGCAAAGCTTACTTTAATTGATCCAGAAGATAAATTTGTAATTCACAGCTTCAAACAGGATGGAACATTAGAAGAGAGAATTATCCCCTTCAGCAAAATAATTCAAGCTGAAGTTACAATTGATGATAACACAGTTACAAAAGTGTCCAAAGGAAGTCAAATAACTGGTGCTGTTGTTGGTGGGTTAGCAGCAGGAAGTATTGGAGCGTTAGTTGGCGGGCTGTCTTCTAATAAGACAGAAACAAAGTACTTCAAAAAAATTGATTTAAAATTAAAGCTCGATGATTTCTCCTCCCCTATTTACAGATTTGATTTCCTACCGAGTAAAGATGAATTTGGCCTAGAGAATGTTAAAGGGTTTAAACAGGATGATCCGAAAGTTAAAGATGCTTTATCAAATGCTGAAATATGGCAAGGTATTATGGAGATAGCAATACGGAAAGCAAACCAAGTCGCTCAATAATGAGTGGCTTTTTTATATGCCCTAAAAATCACTCTCCCCTATTCGAAAGGATGTGACCTATATTTGAGTCAAGATTTAAAGATCATACTCACACCCAAAGCTAACACTTCTTCAAAAACTGTCGAACAGTTAAATCAGCAAATTAAATCTTTAGAGAAAAAGCTTAATTCCCTTAATTTAAAGACCAATATTGATGCCTCTGCTTTAAAGACACTCAACGACTTCTCCTCTGCAGTTGAAACTTATCAAAAACATCTCAAATCCTTCAATCAAACAGTTAAAGAAACCACAACGGTTACCAGAAATGCTGATGGTACTGTTGAAAAGCTTACGCAACAATATAAGAAAAATGGCGAAATCATTCAGCGTGAAAAGAAGTTCATCGACAATCGTAATCAATCACTACGTGAACAAACGCAAGAAGTTAACAGGCTTGCTCAAGCGACTGAAAAACTTGGTCAGGTACAGAAGAAAACAGAGCAAAAGAATGCTCAAGGACAAACGACAAGGGTTACTCAAAAGAACCGCAATGGCTTTGACGATATTACCTATACAACTGATCCAAAAACAAACGCTACTACATCTAAAGTAACAACGAACTATGATCAGCAACGAAAAGCTATTGAACAATTACAGCTGGATTTAGAAAAACTTAGACAGCAAGGAATTGTAACTGACACCACCCTCTCTTCCCTTGGACGGAGATTAAATACTGCTCAAACAGCACAACAAATTGAAGCATTACAAAACAGAATTAAGATGCTCGATGATAAGTCTGCTGCTGTGGCAAAAAATAATGAACTCAGAAAAACTATTGAATTGTATCAACGCCAAGCGCAGGTAAACGTACAAAACCTTAATACACGTTACGGCGATACAATGGGTGCCGGCAATAGACAAGCTGCTCAAGATTATTTAAATGCAGTAAATAGTCTTAATGTAAGTGCCGGCGGTAGTAATATCAGATCTCAAATGCAAAGCTTGAACATGCAATTTAGGGAGTTGGCTTCAAATGCTCAAACAGCGTCTAGTCAAGCCTCCTCTTTTGGCACGGAGTTAACTCAAGCTTTCAAAAGTATGTCAACATATTTGATTTCCGGTTCTTTATTCTATGGTGCTATATCTGGACTCAAGGAAATGGTCTCCCAGGCTGTTGAAATTGATACTCTAATGACAAATATCAGACGTGTTATGAATGAGCCTGATTATAAGTACAATGAGCTCCTCGAGGAATCAATAAACCTAGGAGACACCCTTTCAAACAAGATCACTGACATACTCCAAATGACTGGCGATTTCGGGCGTATGGGGTTCGATGAAAGTGAACTGTCCACTCTAACAAAAACTGCTCAGGTACTTCAAAACGTCTCTGACTTGACTCCTGACGACACAGTTAACACTTTAACTGCCGCAATGTTAAACTTCAATATTGCTGCGAATGATTCTATTTCAATTGCAGATAAGCTTAATGAAGTCGATAACAACTATGCTGTAACTACTCTTGACCTAGCAAATTCGATTCGAAAAGCAGGAAGTACCGCTTCCACTTTTGGAGTTGAATTAAACGATCTGATTGGTTATACTACAGCAATTGCAAGTACCACCCGTGAATCAGGAAACATTGTTGGTAACTCACTTAAAACCATTTTCGCACGTATTGGGAATAATAATAGCTCAATTAAAGCCTTAGAACAGATTGGTATTTCTGTGAAAACTGCCAGTGGTGAGGCGAAATCTGCTACTGATTTAATTAATGAGTTAGCAGACAAATGGAATACCCTCAGCGATGCTCAAAAACAAAATACCTCAATAGGTGTAGCGGGCATTTATCAGCTCTCTAGATTTAATGCCTTGATGAATAATTTTTCCATATCACAAAATGCAGCGACCACTGCAGCTAATTCCGCGGGAAGCGCTTGGAGTGAACAACAGAAATACGCTGACAGTTTACAGGCAAGATTAAACAGGCTGTCAAATGCATTTACAGAAATGTCGGTTGCCTCAAGTGAAGCCTTCATCTCTAATAGCATTGTTGTTTTTGCAGATGCACTTAAAGGATTAATGCAAACAAGTGCTCAAATTACTAAAACAGTCGGGCTTCTCCCTCAAGTTTTTGGTTCTGCGACAACTGCAATCCTGCTTTTCAACACCTCTCTTCGTACAGCTACCATCTCAACTGGAATGTCTGCAATATCAACCCTTAAAAATCTTGTCTTAAACTTTAATGCTGTTGGGCTTGGTGCAACAACAGCTTCAGCTAAAACTGCAGTTTGGACACGAGTGGTTAATGCTTCAAGCGTTGCGATGAGCAATCTAAAGAAAGTCGCAGTCTCGACAAGCGCGTTTTTAGCAGGAAGCTTTCTTCCTATGGCAGCCATGGTTGGACTTGGCGTCGTTATTGAGAAACTCATTTCCTCTTATTCTGAATTAAAACAAGCTAGAGAAGACTTTGAACAAGCTAAAACTACTAGCATTGAAGCAATTACAACGAATAAAGATGAAACAGACAAACTGATTAGTCAATACAAAGAACTGCAAAAAGCTAAAGATGGCGGAGCTTTATCGGCAGACCAAGAACAAGAATATCTGCAAGTAACACAACAATTAGCACAAACGTTCCCGAATTTGATCGCTGGTTATGATTCTCAAGGGCAAGCAATCTTAAAGAAAAACCAAGCACTTAAGGATGCTATAAAGTACACTGAAGACCTTAGTAATTTAAACAAAAAAGACATTCAAACAGGTGCCAATAGTAACTTTAAGGAAAGCTTAAAAGACATTGATAAACTCAATGATAAGATTAAACAGTATAAGCAGGTTGCCGATTATTATAAAAACGGCAAGAGTTGGGATATTTTCTCTTCTGAAAATGACAAGAAAAATCTAGGCATTAAAGCTGAACAAGATGCACTACGCACTGAACAAGAGCTATCCAGCTCACAGGCTAAAATTAGAGAGCAAGTGCAACAGACAATTGATGCCTTTAACTCAATAAAGATAAATCCGAATCTTTCAAGGGAAATATCTAACGCATTCGATAAGATTGACTTCAGCAAAATGAATGCAGATGAACTTGAGTCATTTTCAATAAATGTTTCGAAATACATGGAAAATATCCAAAAAGCTCTTCAATCGGGCAATAAAAATAATTTTGATTCCGCCTCTAAAAGCTTAGAACAGCTTGTTAATCAATATATGAGTGGCAAAGATAAAGCTAATGGTTTGGCTTTATCTTATGATGACCTTAAAACTGCCATTGACTCTACAAATGATTCTGCACAAACTGCAAAAGTAACCTGGGATGAAAATGGTGAAGGTGTAGATGCATTAGGTGAACAAGTCGGGAATTTATCAGACAAGCTCAAAGAAGCTAAAGGTGATTTTGAAGCAATTAAAGGAATCATCGATGATTTAGTTGAATCGAAGCAAAATGATGCTGCTATATCTGCCATTCAAAATGAAGCTTATGATACTATGTCTGACAGCATCTCCCCTTTAAATAACCTCCTTGAAAAAATGTCTGAAGGTAAAAGCATATCTGCAACAGAAGCCATGAAGCTTATTCAGAAAGAACATGACCTTGCTGATGCAATTTCTGTTGAAAATGGTGTTGTAAAAATCAACAGAAATGCAGTTGTCAAGCTTCGGGACACAAAACTCAAAGCTTACAATGATATGCAACAATCTGTAAGACAAGATCTAATTAATCAGGCTAATGCATTAAACAAAAAGATTAATATGTATAAGTCTGAAGTCAAGGCTATCAAGACTGTTCAAGACGCTTATAAAATGAAGTCTGAGCTTGAAGACAACAAGAAAAAGATATACGACGAACTAAAAAAAGGGAACAGTGGTGCGCTGCAGTTCCTACCGAAAACACAGGATGATTTAAACCAGGTCACTGATATCACTGATCAGCTCAAAGAGCTTGATAAATTAGCAGATTTGGCTTCAACTTCCCTATCTGAAACAGGAACATCTCTTGATGATCTGTCTTCTTCAAGCGATAAAGCCTCTGAGGAAATTAAAACATCTATGTATGTGGCTGATAAATACAAGGAAGCTCTGGAGAAAGTCAACGCTGAAGCTGAAAAGTACAATAAACAGGTAAACGACTATCCAAAGTATTCTCAAAGTTATCGAAATGCCCTACAGAAAGAAATTAAAGCTCTTCAACAAAAGAAAAAGCTTATGCAGGAGCAAGCCAAACTCCTCAAGGATCAAATCAAGTCAGGGAACATTGCACAATACGGTATAGTAACCTCCTCCCTCTCCACTGGTTCATCTTCCGGTGGTTCTTACACTTCTGGCGGCGGGTCTTACTCCGGTAAATACTCCAGTTACATTAATTCTGCCGCAAGTAAATATGGTGTTGATCCAGCTCTAATTGCAGCTGTAATCCAACAAGAATCAGGATTCAATGCAAGAGCTCGTTCTGGAGCAGGCGCAGCTGGATTAATGCAGTTGATGCCTTCCACTGCTAAAAGCTTAGGCGTAAACAATGTTTATGATCCTTATCAGAGCATTATGGGTGGCACGAAATATTTAGCCCAACAACTAAGTAAATTTGGTGGCAATGTTGAAAAAGCCTTGGCTGCTTATAATGCAGGGCCTGGTAATGTAATCAAATATGGTGGCATCCCTCCTTTCAAGGAAACGCAGAATTATGTTCAGAAGATCATGTCGAATTACACTAAATCAATGACTTCTGCTAATTCCTCAATTGCAAGCTACTACACGAAGAACAGCGCTTTTAGAATAAGTTCTAAATATAATGCGCAAGATGGCGCTTACCGATCCACCCCACATAAAGGTATCGACTTCGCAGCGAAAGCTGGAACCGCAATTAAATCGGTTCAAAGTGGAAAAGTTCAAATTGCTGGTTATAGCAAGACTGCCGGTAACTGGGTTGTCATTCAGCAGGATGATGGAAAAGTTGCTAAGTATATGCATATGCTTGATACCCCTTCTGTTAAAGCCGGTCAAACTGTTAAAGCTGGCCAGACCATCGGTAAAGTTGGTAGTACGGGTAATTCAACAGGAAATCACCTTCATTTTCAAATTGAGGAAAACGGAAAGACCATTGACCCCGAGAAGTATTTAAAAGGTGTCGGTACATCTATTTCAGATGCATCTCAAGCTGAAGCAGAACGACAGCAAGCAATAGCGCAAGCTAAATCCGATCTTCTCTCCCTCCAAGGTGATATTGATTCAGTAAACGATCAGATACAAGAACTCAGATATGAAATCGTTCAGTCGAAACTTGATGAATTTGACAAGCGTATTGGCGATTTTGACGTAAGAATCGCTAAAGACAAAGCACTCGCAAGTCATTATCTGAGCGACAGTAAAGAGTTCCGTAAGTATACAAATGATCAGAAAAAAGCTTTAACTGAACAGCAAAAGATTCAGAGTCAGAAGGTTTCTTTCATTGAAAAAGAAATCAAAACAAACAAAACTCTGAATTCCGCTCAAAGAGCACAGCTTGCTGAGGAATTAAAACAGGCTAAGATTGATCTCATCAATTTTCAAGAAGAAGTAAGAGAACTTCGAGGACAGCTCATTCAGTCTGAGGTTGATCAAACGCTTAACGGTATTGAGAAATCAACCAAGAAAACTGAATCCAAGCTTAAAGATGTTAGCAACAAAATATCCATGACCGAGGAAGATAAAGACAAGGTTAAATATTATAGCCAACAGATTAAGCTTATTCAACAGCAACAGACTGAAGCGAAGAAGTATATCAAACAGTTGGAAGCTCAAAAGAAAGCTGCTAAAGGGTTCCCGGATATTCAGAAACAAATTACTGAAGAGATCGAGAACTGGAAAGACAAGCAGAAGGATTACAATCTTGAGCTTTACAACACAAAGAAATCAATCAAAGATGTGTACAAATCCCTTGCTGATGAAGTTGTCTCCATCTATAAAGAGATGTACGAAAAGATGCGTGATATTGAATTAAAAGCGCACCAAAAAGCTACGCAAGACTTGATTGATGAGATTGATAAAACTGATGATGAAGCCAAATATCAAAAAGAGCTCAAAGAAAAGAATCAGGCTATTCAGGAAACCAAAGATAAGCTAAGCAAATTATCCCTTGATGACTCAGATGAAGCAAAATCACAGGTTAAAGACTTAGAAAAGCAACTTCAAGAACAGCAAGAAGCATTAGATGAGTTTCTTAAAGATCGTGAAAACAGTAAGCGAAAAGAATCGTTACAAGATCAGCTTCAAAAAGATGAAGATTCAATTAATAAGAAATATGATGATCTCGTTAATGATGAGCGTGGATTTAAGGAACTTGAGAAAAAGCTAATGGATGGGAAGATTACTGATATTGCTAAGCAACTGAATGAATTCTCTAAGTTCATTAACAGCAATATGGAGTCCATAGGGAAAAGCATCTCCAATAACCTTATTGATAAGCTTAAAGAAGCTTCTAATGCCCTTAATACTGTGACCAAAGGTAATAAAACTGGAAAAAAGGTATCTTCTTTTGCATCAGGTGGATATACAGGAACAGGACTCGGCGCAGGTAAACTCGCCTTCCTACACGATAAAGAGCTCATCCTTAATAAAACTGACACTGCAAATATCTTGGATACAGTAAAAGCTGTACGTGAGAACAATACTCCAAGTGAAGAGACACCTAAATGGGGTCAAGATGGGAAATTAGCAGCCTTGATTAATAAAGGTATTACTTCTATTCCATCAATAATTCCGAATATTAATCAATCCAGTCTTTCTAATAGTTTGATACCGAGTATTCAAAGTCTCTCTTCCCCACCAGATGCTACTAAGTCAGTAAACGGCACTGTAAACAACAATAATTTTAAAGCTACATTTAACATTAATGAATCAGAAAATCCTCAGAAAACAGCTGATTTTGTATTCAATAAATTTGCAAATGGTCTTAAAAACAAGGGCATAAATTTCAACAACTCATGAGCCAGTGATATGCTGGCTCTTCTTATTTTTGAGGTGATAAAAATTGATTAGAGAAAGCCTCTATTTTTTATTTAATAACGAAAAATCAAGTGACTATGGTGTCACAAATGTTAATACTGATTCAGGCTTGGTTGAAGAACCGTTTTTAGGCTCAAGAACAGTTAATGAAACTTATGTAAAGGGTCGGCCTGAACCCTACACTGAAGGTGTTAAACAGGAAGCTAAGCAATTCCCATTGAATTTTTATCTCGGTGATCACTTTGATGAAAAGAATGTACGAGCAATTAAACGTTGGTTAAGTGTAGATGATTACAAGCCTTTTGCGTTTAGCCAAAACCTTGATATCGTTTATTATGCAATGCCTGTAGATACATCTGATTTGGTTCATAATGCCGCTCGTAATGGGTACGTCCGGTTAACTATGAAATGCAACTCCCCTTACGCTTACAGTCGAAATGCAATTACTCATGCATTTGATATATCCTCTGGTACTGAAATTGTTGAGTTGCATAATAAAGGCGATGTAAACATCTTCCCCTCTTTAGAAATATTGAAAATTGGTGATGGTGACATAAAAATCGAAAATCTCAGTGATTTCTCTGAACCATTCATATTCAGCAACTTAAAAGATAAGGAACTCTTAAAAATTAATGGCGAAAAAGAAATCATTGAATCCAATCTTTATGGGAATGAACGCTATGATGATTTTAATGACCAGTACTTGAGAATGGGCTTCGGAAGAAACAGATTAAAGGTTACTGGCAATTGTAAATTAAGATTTTCATTTAGATACAAGTATTTGTAGGAGGGGTTAGACATTTGATTACAATTCGTAAAGACACGGAAATTAAAGATATTCGTCTTTCCCTAGCTAAACCAAATAAAACAAAGATCGCAAATATTGATGAAGTAATCAATCCTATGGTAACGCTCAATCATGGCAGTAATGTACACGAATTAACATTCTCAATCCCTTTAACTGCTACTTACGATGGTGTAAATAAACGGAACCATGTTGTTGATCTATTGAGACCTTGGTACTTAATAAAATCAGAATTTTATGGACTTACAATCTGGTTTACAGTAGTCAAGAAAACCAAATCATACAGCAATGATATGGACACTATCCAGGTTGAATGCAAATCACTTCAATATGTACTTTCTAAACAAGGTGTCATTAAGTATGAAGAAACTTCGAAAAATCTTAAAGAGGTCGCTGCCGACTGCCTAAAAAATACTGAATGGTCTATCGGTTTCATTGATCCCCTCTTCAATTTAAAATACAGACAGTTTGATATTTCTTCTTCAAACAAGCTTGATTTTATGTATTCGATTTGCGAGAAATTCGAAGCGATTCCTGTTTTTAATACAATTGACTGTACTGTTGATTTTTACAAAGAATCTGATGTGTCTAAATATAAGGGACTCAAAATAACCCCTGCCCAATATATGATTTCTCTGGATGACACTGAGGATATGGATGATGTCGTTACAAGGATTTACGCTACAGGTAAAGATGGATTAAGTATCAACTCCGTAAACCCAACTGGGCAATCATACATAGACGATTTTTCATACTTCCTCTACCCTTTCCAGCGTGATCAGGAGCGAAATGTAATTCAAAGAAGCAACTACATGTCTGATGCACTTTGTCATGCAATTTTAGATTACAACGACCTGGTTAATAAAGAGGGCAGTTCTTTCTACAAACTTTTAGATGAGAAAAAGAAGGCCGAGGAAAAAGAAACAGCATCGAAAAATGAACTATATACATTACAGCTTGATTTCCAAAAGATATTGGACAAGATTACAGTTGCAAATAAAGCCGGCGATGATACTACTGATCTAATAAAGCAAAGAGATGCTAAATCAAAAGAAGTTGAATCAAAAAGAGAACAAATTAAAGCAATACAAGCTTCTATTACACAAATTTCAACACAGATTACCGCCCTTAAAGATAAACTGTCTTTTGAAAAGAACTTTAATACTGATCTTCAGAAAGAACTTTCAAAATATATTAGTTTTGCTGAATGGTCTAATGACAGTATCTTTGATGAGAATGAATTATATGACGCTGCAAACGAAGAACTTGAGAACCGAAATGCACCAGCTGTTAATCTGGCATTAGGCTTAGTGAACTTTTTCAATTGTATTAGTGAAAAACATAACTGGGACAGGTTTTCTCTTGGAGACATCGTAAGAGTACAACAGAAAAGCTTCTATACCGATGTAAAAGCAACAATAACAGCTATTTCGATTGATTTTGAACAGTCTAACTTGAGCGTTACAGTTTCAAACGGTAAACGCGCTTCATCAGATTTTGAGAACATGCTGAAAACAGTTTATCGAACAAATAAAATTAGCACTGAGACAAACAAAAGAAAAATTGAGTACGATAAGGTCACTGAAAATTTCAACCTACGCAATGACAGAATTGCTGTTAAACCAGCCTCCCCTATTATTGCAAAGGACGGCACTGCTATTTCTCATACGACCAATGATGATGGTTCCGTTGATGTAACATTCCAATGGGACTATGTTGAATCAGACGAAGATCAATACAATATTGATGGTTTTGAAATTTATTTGCATGGAAGCAGCAAAAACGAAGAGTACGTTTTTGGCTCAAAAATGGCAAGTGAAGACATGAAGAATGTAAAGTATGACAAACGAGCTGCTACATTTACAGGACTCCCCTCCAATATGTACTACACCATTGGCATTCAAGCCTATCGACGAGTTGATGCAGATATAGAGATAGCTCAGTTTATTGGATCTGACATCGTAAAATCTCTTCATCCAAACGAAAATCCCTACCTCCCTTCATCTACTGTAGAAGTCAAAGGTAAGCTGAATGGCTCGAAATACACTGTCTCCTCAACTGAACCTGAAGAGCCTGAGGCAAACGATTTATGGACTAATACGGTTACCGGCGTTGTTTCCTCTTACGACGGCGAAAAATGGGTTTCCAGTGACCAGAAAACAGCTGAGCTTGTTGAAACCACAGCAGCACAAGTTGACACTAAACTCTCCGACTATGATAGTCGTGTCCAAAACATTGAGCTCAATAACCTTTTGGTCAATCCCCTGAAATGGAAAGGCGGAAATGTTTCTGCATTTGGTCGTAAATATTATGCCGATGTTAGTAATGACTCAACTGTTTTAAACTTAAATACAATCACTATTCCTATCCTTATTAATGCTGTGGATGCTTCAGACTCAAATCCAACAGTTGTGGACTACACTTATAACGAAGCGTGGGATATGATCCCTAAACTCAAAAATGATGGATACAACATTATTTTAGAACCTTACCCCTTCATCGCAAATGGAACCGTAGCTGAAACCGATTGGATCCCTTCTGATCTAGACCAATGGTTCGCAGCTTGGAACAACATCCTTCAAGACTTCGCCAGAAAATGCGAGCAATTTAAATTAGACGGTTTATACATTGCTTCAAACTTAGTTCATATGGAAGATTCAACAGAAAAGTGGAAATCAGTTATTACAAGTCTTAGGAGTTTGTTTTCTGGCAAGATACTCTACCGGACAAATTATTGGGTGACCGCTAATTGGGCTCCCGAAACGATTGTTGCGTATAATAAAAAGCTGAACAATCCTCTATTCGGACTTGTTGATATCATTGCCATAGCTACTTATTTTGAATTGACTGATAACCGTAATCCATCTGTAGATCAGTTAATTGATGCTATTTATAGCGTACCGTTATATGGACGAGGACAGAATATATTCAAGGAAATCAAAGCATTTTACGATAAATGGAATAAGCCGATCTTCTTTGGTGAACTTGGCATCCCACCTTACAGTAACTCTCCTGAACAGCCCCATAACGCATTCGGTGACCTAGGGGAATACAATGAAGCAATTCAGGCGAATTGGTTTGAAGCATGGGTTAGAGTTTTTCAAGCTCAAGATTGGTGGCAAGGATATTCTGTATACGCAATTTCAGATGAGAAGTCTGTGTACAACGTAATTGGCAAGAAAGCTGAATCCATTATTAGAGGACAAACATTAGGTGGTACTAAGGGTAGACTGCAGAGTTTAGAAGAGAGAGTCGCGCACTTAGAAGAATTGCTCAAATCAATTACACAATAAGAAAGGACGGTGAATTTAGTTTGGATTTTCCTCAGCTCTATAACGACCCTACCCTTTCTCAAAAAAGGAAGGGTTCAATCGATGACCCTTATTTAAGCTATAGTGAAACTTTAACTGTTTACAATGGTCGAGTCTTACTTACAGAAGTACCTAACCGTGAGTACAGAGTCGAGGTTAGTGGTGACAGTAAAGAATGGCGAGAAATTGAAGATGGTGAATTAGAAGACAACTACTTTAAGGTTGATTACCTTATGGGAGTTGTCTTTTTCAATGGTTCAAATGAAGGCAAATCCCTTACTTTTGCATATCAAGGAGAAGGCGCATCCTTCTTCCCTGCCTCAAGAATTTGGATTAAACGGCAAGGAAATATGGTCATTGAAACACTTCAAGGCTTAATTGATGATGCTGAAGATGCCATTATTCGTATCAACGAACGTATTGCTGAATGTGAACGTGTCACCAAGAGATGTATTGAAATAACAAATTGGTGCAGACAAGCAACATCAGATTATGAGTATGTAGTTGAGAACACTAGGAAGATTTACAAACCCTCTGTTTATACATTCGCTGATATACAAACAACTTACCCTAATCCACTTATCGGATGGACGGTTGCTGTAAAAGAAAACAAAACCGTGTACAGATGGGATGGTTTTGATTGGATTGATATTGGAACTTCGGAAGCTTACGAAGGTTTCAATATCCTATTAAGCGCTGTAGAACCTTTCAATACTAATTATGTATGGTATCAGGATGAAGGCTTAATTCCAGAAAAACAAAGAGTTGTTATATCAAACGTGGCTCCAGAATCAGGTGCAGTTTGGTATGAAATTGACTAAAGGAGACTTCGATCGGGTCTCTTTTTATGGAGGTAAATGAATGGGATTTAAATATTATGACAAGAAAACAGAGCAGTATGTACCCATGTCGATTGAATTACTCAAATCTGATGGGGTGTCGTTCACTGCTCCTGAAATCAAAAAAGCTTTTGATGCTGCTTCTAAAGACATCACTAACGTAATAAGCACAGTTAATACTGGCTTAACAGATATCACAAACACAATTGGAGACATCTCAAAAATCCCTGCATCCGGTGCAACAATTGTTGATAAAGTCTTAAATGAATTTATCAGACGAAGTGTCAATGTTCAGGATTTTGGAGCTAAGGGTGATGGTGTTACTGATGACACTGAAGCTTTCAAAGCTGCCTTTGCAAGTGGGAAACGAGAGGTTTTTGTTCCGGCAGGGATTTACATGGTTCAAGGATTGCACATCCCCTCTTATGTCAGACTTTATGGTGTTGGATCAGGGTCTGTTATCAAACTTCACCCAACTGCTGCTGGAACATCTTGTGTATTAACCAATAGTGACTACACAAACGGAAACGAATATATCTTAATTGAAGACTTAGACCTCGATTGGAATTTAGACAAAAAGGATAACACCATTACAAACGGCACAAATGCAAACTGTGTGGGCATTGTGAACTCTAAATTTGTTCGGGTTAGAAACGTCAATGCTCGTAATCCAGGTGTACACGGTTTTGATGTAAGCTCCCCTGTTTGGAATTCTTCTTCCGATGGAGCAGATCATTATCAGCCAAACGGAAGCAAATATGTTTGGATTGAAAATTGTACTGCAACTAATTATGGTGATGATGGCTTCACAACTCACTATTCTGATTACATCTTCTTCACTAACTGTTACGCCTATGACGCTAATGGATCTGCACATAGTAAAGGAGCTTCAAATTCAAACGGTTTTGAAATTGATGATGGCTCTAAAAACGTATGGCTTGTGAACTGTTACAGCCGAAAAAATTGCAGGGGTTTTGAAGTCAAAGCTCACAATAGAGCACCTGCAGCAAGAAACGTAAACTTAATAAACTGCTATTCCGAAAATGATATCCGCGCTTTCGACTTTAGACATATTGGCTTCCACCTAGCCTCCGAAAAAATCTCCACAAGTGCATTTGACATAAATGTCGTTAACTGCACTGCACAACATCCTATTTTCAGTGACCTTTATCAAGGCTTAAATCCTCGCGCACTTGTTATTTCCGCTTATAGAAATGTCAACGTATCAAACTTCAATGCAATTGGTGACCCGACATATGATTACAAGAATACTACAGTTATCTCTACTCAATATAAGAGCAGAAACATCAACCTGAACAACATCACAGTTTCGGGATTTACAACAGCAAGCAACGACATCTATGTGATTGGTGGAGCTCAAAAATCAGACAATGTTAACATCTCGAATGTAACCATTAACCAGTCTGCTTTAGTGGGTATTGCTGTTGGAAGTAAAGTTGGCTCAGTCAATATCAATAACGTTAACATGACGGGAACAAACAAAGCAGGTTCAATTGGCGTTTATTGTACTAACTCACAGGTCAATATTAGTGCTGCGATGTGCGAACAATACGCTACTCCCAGTAAAATTGCCGGGAAAACCTACGCATTTATCCCGAATAATTTCAAAGGTGGTACACGGATTGCGACGACTTCCGGCTACGCTAAAACAAATACTAGCGTCGTAATGGCATCTTCAGGTGGCGGACAAGCAACTGGTGACGCTTCTGCCGTTATTGCAACAACTGGCGGTTCTAAAGCAGAAGGGCCACGTAATGCAGTTATTGCGTCCTCTGGAGGATCTAAAACAACTGCAGAAGGAAGTCGTTCATTGGTTGTTGCATCAAATAATTCTTCCATTGAAGGATCAGGATCTTCTAGGGTTGTTATTGGATCACAATCTGTAGCAAATAGAAAAGGTTATACCACTATATGGGGATATGGAACATCAGATGCCCCTTCCACCTCGAACATTAAGATAGAACATGATGCGATGAGAGGAAATATTGCCTTAACCGGTCAGGTTAAAGGTGCTTCAACATTTGCTGATTATGCGGAGTACTTCGAATCTGCAGATGGAAGAGCAATTCCTACCGGATATATGGTCACACTTGATGGGGACAAAATTAAAAAAGCGAATCTCGGTGACAAGGTATTAGGGGTTATATCAGAAACAGCTGGCATTGTGCTCGGAGAGTCTTTGTTTAATTGGCAAGGAAGATACCTCAAAAATGAATTCGGCGGTCTTATTTATGAAGATGGGGATGTGACATTTGTGGATTCGGAAGGTATGCAAAGAACAGAAATAAGAAGGCTACCAAAAGAAAATCCCAACTTCAATGCCAATGAAGAATATGTTCCACGATCTGAGCGTCCTGAATGGAATATAGTCGGTATGTTTGGACAAATTTTCGTTCGCATTGATGAAACAGTTCAAGACGGCGACAGAATTGTACCCAAAGCCGGCAAAGGATCAAAATCCTCTGATGCTTCAGGTTATCCGGTAATGAAAATAACAACGCCTTACACAAAAGAAAGAGGATACGGTGTCGCTGTCTGCTTAATAACACCCACAGTTTAATTTAGTGTCCTCTTTAAAGGAGGTGGTTATGTTCTAGTTAAAATATAAATTTTATTCAATTTACAGCATTCAAAAACAGAGATAACAAGAGCATACGTGAGATAAAGAGAGATTGGGATTTGTCCCCTTCTCTCTTTTTTGTGCTCAAATTTAATTTTAGGAGAGATGTTCAATATGGCTATTCAAGTAAGAGAAAATCTTGTCTCAACCAGCAAATACTCTATTAAGTGTCCGTATACGTTATCAGCCTCTTATATTACATTTCATAACACAGCAAATGATGCATCTGCAGACGCGGAAATTCGTTACATGATTGGCAACAACAATGAAGTTTCTTACCACTTCGCAGTCGATGATGAAGAGGTTGTTCAAGGGATTCCTACAAATCGAAATGCATGGCATACAGGTGATGGATCAGGTGTGAATTCAGGAAACCGGACTTCTATTGGTGTAGAAGTTTGCTACTCTAAATCGGGCGGAGAACGCTATAGAAAAGCTGAAGCGTTGGCAATTAAGTTTATTGCACAACTCCTTAAAGAACGTGGTTGGGGCGTGGATCGAGTTAAAAAGCATCAAGACTGGTCTGGTAAGTACTGTCCGCATCGGGTTCTAGATGAAGGACGTTGGAATGCTGTTAAAGCTGCTATTGCTGCTGAATTAAAAGCACTGGATGGAAATACTTCCTCCTCATCTTCAAAGCCAACAAAAATTGTTAAAACAAATGGTTCTTATGTTAAAAACACAGTTATCGCTGACAGTCTTAATGTGAGAACCCAACGCAATGCAAACTCCTCTATTGTACTTACTCTTCCTAAAGGCTCCACTGTCCAATACCAAAAAGGATCAACTCAAAATGGTTGGGGATATATCAAATATACAAACTCCAAAGGTGCTACATACAGCGGATATGTAAATGTGAAATACATTAAAAGTGATGCTGAGCTTGGAAAATCAACCCCAAAGCCTAAACCCACTTCTAAGCCTTATAGCAGTGGAATCAAATCTGTAGGCAAGATTAAAGTTGTCGGAGTAAAAATCGCTGCTATCGTAATGGACAGACCTGATAAAAACAAAGCGAAGAATCTCGGCACTGTGGATCTGGGCGATACTGTCAGCATTTCTGGCTCAGTGAAAGGGTCAAACAATGCTAAGGGTTACTGGGAAGTTATCTACAAAGGTAAACGAGGCTACATCTCAGGACAATTTGGCTCAAAAATCTAAATATATTTAAATACCTTTGAGAATGATTGTAGCTCAAAGTGTATAAATGATTATTTAGGAGGTGATGTGACATTACCTCCTATTTTTTATGGAGGATGATTGCATTGTGGCTGAAAAAGAAAACTATGAAGTTTTAAAGACCGAGGTCGCTCATATAAAAGAACGTCTTAAAGAACAAGCAGAAGATAGAAAAATCATGTTGGAAACACAAAAAACAACAAGTGAATCACTTATTAGGCTTACCACTGTTGTTGAAAACCAAGAAAAAAATCTTGTTGAAACAAAAAATTTGTTCACCACTGAGATAGCTGGACTAAGAAATGAATTTCAGCAAGTCAATCAGTCGCAAACAAAGTGGCTTCAAAACTTATTAGAAGGAACATTCGGCAAGACATTAAAGATTTTAGTTCTAATTATTCTCTTACTGCTTGGTGCAGAGATCGCTGGTGTTGATATCACCAAATTAGCTAATTTATAAGGAGACGATTTAATGACTAAAATTAACTGGAAAGTAAGACTAAAAAAGAAAACATTCCTGGTTGCAATCTTCTCTGCAACTCTTTTGTTTGCACAAGCAATTGCATCTGCATTTGGATACGACATTTCTGTGTTTAGCGATGATCTTACTGAGAAATTTAATGCTTTGCTTACATTTCTAACTGCAATGGGGGTTGTAGTGGATCCAACCACTACAGGTATCTCAGACAGCGATCAAGCCATGGAATACACAGAGCCAAAATAACTTGGGGAGTTGATCTCCCCTTTTTTTCATTTTCAAGAAGAAAGGAATGATTGTTGATTATGCAAATAGGATCTGGATATATCGGGAGTTCAATGCTTGAGAAGTCAAAACCTAACCATGAAGTAATCCCTTCCCCACCTGCAACCTGGACGATTAAATATTCTTTCTATAAATTCAGCTTTTCGAATGATCAGGAATGTCACGTATCAATCAATGGCGGTGATCCTATCTATTTAAGAGCTGGACAAGGCTTTCAAATGGACGCTCATGATTCACCTATCACAAGCTTCAAGATTTCTGAGTCAGGAATAACATATAACTTTTTGGGGGCGCATAAATGAGTTTCTTCAATCCAATGGTTAATGTCTCAATTGTCACTGGGAAGTCTGCTTATGATATTGCAGTAGACAATGGTTTTTCAGGAACTGTAGAGGAATGGTTAGCATCATTAAAAGGTGAAAAAGGCGACACTGGAGCTACAGGTGCAACCGGGGTTAAAGGTGCTACTGGCGCTGCCGGTAAAGATGGAAAATCAGCATATGAATTAGCCGTTCAACAAGGTTTCTCAGGAACATTAGATGAGTGGCTTGCCTCACTGAAAGCAACAGCAAACTGATCACGTACCCTTCTCTAACGAGGAGGGTATTTTTTTCGTTTCGTTCAAAATCGAATTATTGATTTGTTTTTAATTTTCACTCAAATCCCCTTTACATTTCTTTCCTCTAATGCAACTATATAATAAAATGAATATGAAAGGGGTTTAGGACTTGAAGAGTGAAAAGGTCATTCCTTATGATTTAGTAGCAACAAAGATGAATCATTGGTATGTGGCTATTAAAAAGAATTGGGTCGGTAGAGCAGAAGAAATGCGGAAAGAAGTTATGCAGGAAATAAAAATTATGGAAGAAAATCAAGATGTTTTACTATACTACTCCCTGCTTGAGTTTAGACATAAGTTAATGTTGGCATATATGTATCCTAATGCTATAAAAGACATTGAGAAAAATTATGGTGAGTTAAAAGCATATGAAGGCCATGAAAACTTAACAGGAATGCTCGAATATTACTATTATTTTTTCATGGGCATGTTCTATTTTAGACAAAAGGAGTTGGCTTTCTCCCTTAATCACTATAGACAAGCTGAGAGGTATTTGGATTCAATTGAGAGCGAAGATATTGAAGTTGAAAAAGCTGAATTTTATTTTAAATTGTCAGAAGTGTATTACCACATGAAACAGACTTATTTTTCAATGAATTATGCCATGAGGGCTTACGATATATTTAAAAAGCAACCTGTTATTGACGGTAACCCTACATACGGGGTACAAAAGGTACGCTGTCAATTCGTCATATTTGGTAATTTATTGGACAGTATGAAGTTTGATGAAGCTTTAAAGCAAGCATACAAAGCGTATCAGGAAGCAGTAGAGCTAAACAAAAGTGAAAAGAATCGTGGGCATTTGATGCGTTCAGCACTGTTTAATATTGGATTATGTTATAATCAAATGGAAGAACTTGATAAAGCATTTTTTCACTTTAATAAGTCACTTCAAATCATTGAGCCGGAAAATCATGATTACGCTGCTAAAACATTATTTGTTATCTCCTTCTTAAAGGGAAGGCAAAATGACATTGAAAACGCAAAAAGATTTTATGAACAGGCCAAACAGTTGGCTGAACGGCATAACAATGAAATGGTACTTGAAAAGTTAAAAATGGTTAAAGGACTTTTCTTGGACTATGATTTAGACTTAGTTAGGAAAACATTCGAGTTCTTCAAAGAAAGAAGTATATACCCTGACATGGAAAGTTATGGTGTCTCTGTAGCAGATTTTCTCACTGGAAAACAGGATGCTTGGGGTGCAGTTGAATTTTATCGTTTGGCAAATGAAGCAAGAAGACAAATCAAAAGGGGAGAAGCAATATGAAAACTAAGCTATTTATTTGTGCAGTTCTATTATTCGGCGTTGCCGGAACAGTGGGTGCTTCCTATCTCCAACAACAAAATGATACGTTCAAGGTTGCTGAAAGAGCCGAAACGTGA